GAAATTAGAAAAGTGTCAAATATTAAAGGGAAAGTTTATATCCTTGATGCCTAAGACGCCCTAAGCTATAGTATTGTATGATCAAAGCGATTCAAGGAAATGTCGATCTTAGTGATTTGTACCTCGAGAAACTGCCAGATTTCTTGGAAGATGTGATAGTGAAGGGTCATTTCTTTTGCCACAACAACTCTCTCGCTTCCTTGGAAGGGGCACCAAAGGAAGTAGGTGGTGATTTCTCTTGCCACAGCAACTCTCTCACATCCTTGGAAGGGGCGCCAATGGAAGTAGGTGGTAATTTCTATTGCTACAACAAATCTCTCACTTCTCTAGAAGGAGTACCTAAAGAGATCGGCGGAAATCTTTGGATCTCTTTTGCAAAAGGGATCCATTTCACAGAAGAGGAAATTAGAAAAGTGTCAAATATTAAAGGGAAAGTTTATATCCTTGAAGAATAAGACGCCCTAAGCTATAATAGTGTATGCCAAAAGTGATTCAAGAAGATGTCGATCTTAGTGATTTGTACCTCAAGAAACTGCCAGATTTTCTCGAAGATGTGATAGTGAAGGGTGATTTCTTTTGCCCCTTTAACTCCCTCACATCCTTGGAAGGGTCACCAGAGAAAGTAGAAGGTGATTTCTCTTGCTACAACAACTCTCTGACTTCCCTGAAAGGAGCACCAGAGAAAGTAGGTCGTGATTTCTATTGCTCCAACAACTCTCTCACATCCTTGGAAGGGGCACCAAAGAAAGTAGGTCGTGATTTCTTTTGCAACGACAACTCTCTGACTTCCCTGAAAGGGGCACCAAAGAAAGTAGGTCGTGATTTCTATTGCGACAACAACTCTCTCACATCCTTGGAAGGGGCACCAAAGAAAGTAGGTCGTGATTTCATTTGCGACTACAACTCTCTCACTTCCCTGAAAGGAGCACCAGAGAAAGTAGGTGGTAATTTCTCTTGCCCCTACAACCCTCTCACATCCTTAGAAGGTCTACCTAAAGAGATCGGCGGAATTCTTTATATCTCTTTTGCAAAAGGGATCCATTTCACGGAAGAAGAGATAAGAAAAGTGTCAAATATTAAAGGACGTATATGTATCATTACTCACCAGAATTCATAAGAAACCTTGAATCGAAAATCGAAACTCTCCAAAAAGAGAATCGAGAAGGGAAAATTGAAGTCTTGCTGTCATTCATTGATATTGGATTGACGGTATTAGATGATCCAAAGATCAAAAATAAGGAGGAAAAATTAAGAAAAATGTTCGTTAAATGCAAAAAAGGATTGGAGAATAATGAGTTCATAAATGATCCTCTCGGTTGAATAATAGAGGAGAAGGACCTTGAATAGAGAGTGAAATACATAAGGTATGATATGTTGTATAAACGGATGGAGATATATTTTGATGATTATATATTTTGATGATTATATATTTCGCGGAAGGTATATTACGTATACATAAGAAAGGCCTTAAAAAGGAATATGAAGAAACGAAAAGGAAATAGAAAAAAGGATTAGGGAAATAAGAATAGATAGAAAGGTGAATCTTTATATACCAGACAATAACAGAAGTATGTGGATATACAAAAGAAATATAAACAAGACCTTATGATATCCAATAGGAATATAGAAAGAGAATATCACTCCGGAAAAGGAAAAATAGAATAGTACGTGGAATAGCACTCTGGAAAGAGAAAGAGAAATAGGAAAGGGAAATAGGAAATAGCACTCCGGAAAGGGAAATAGCACTCCGGAAAGGGAAATAGCACTCCGGAAAGGGAAATAGCACTCCGGAATCCCACCGGAATCCCATCAGTATCCCATCAGTATCCCATCGGAATCCCACCGGAATATAGGGGCTTCCTAACAATTTCCTTCCTCTTTTAGCTTTCCTTTTAACCTTTTAGCTTAGCTTTCCCACCCAAACCCATACTTAAACCCCATGCTTTTTGCTTCCTTCTATCCTTTTCGCTCCTAAAAAGCGAGTTTTCCTTAAGCGTAGGTGGGCGGAAAAGGAGCAGTTCCATATAATCAGCACAAACATCTTGCACAGCATACAACCCGACAGTAGATTATCTCATGCAGCCAACCCCACAAGACATCAATGCACAAATCCTCAAGAAACAAGCGGAATGGCTTTCCGACTTCTATACGAAAGTAGCAGAAGGAGGGATTCCACAGCATAAAGAATACTCCTCCACGACTGCTAGTTACAATTGGTTAGATGATGTAGATTATGGGCCTGACTTCACCAGTGATCAAGAAGCGTGGAGAGTTGTCTTTCCACCAGAGAGAGTTTGGGTCTCGGAGGATGGCTATATTGCTTATAGCATTGAAGAAGTCGACGCTTACAACTATAAGCGAAATACGAAATTCAAAGAATACGTTGAAGTGCAGAAAGCCTGAATCCATAGTATATCATGAGCAACACGACTGAAACATATCGGAAGATTATGGCGGAACGGATGATTGAGTTCTATACTCAAGTGTTGAATGGCGGCATCCCTCAGAAGTATGATACTTGGATGGGCAATTGGTACGACAGTGCATACGGGCCTTGTATGGATTCAAGCATGGAACTCTGGAGAGTTCGTCATCCTAAGAAGGAATTGTGGGTTTCTGAAGACACGGAGCATATCGCCAAGTCTCAGCCGCAAGCTGATGATATGGCTCGAATCCTGAAAATGAAATTCATTCGATATGTAGAACATATTGATGAGGTTCTGATTCTAGAACCAGTAGAGGAATACAACGGAGTCCTTATTCATCAGGACCCTTCTGGTGATCTTTACTTCTTCGATAGGACCGGTGAGGCGCACTTGTACAACAACACACAATCCAAATACCTGAAGGCGGACATCGACTACTTTATCAAGAAGAATTTGATTTGATCTTGACTCACAAACAACCCTGTACTATATTAACTCACGATGACTGATACCGAATACAAAGAGAAGTGCAAAGTGCTAGCAGATTTCTATACTGAAGCCTTTACTAGCGGTAGGAAGATTCAGTACGATATTGGTGGGGATCTTACGATTCATTGGCAAAGTCAGACGTTTGGTCCTGACCTGGCATCTAATATGTCCAAATGGCGGCTGGAACCGGAACCTCCAAAAGAAGAGTGCGTGTATGTGGTCTGGTTCACAAACGGCGAGACTGCACTTTATGATAATGAACCAGAAGCTGTTTACGCACAAAAGCATTTCCCAGCCGTAGCCTTTATTCAGAAAGTCGTGAAACCAAAAGAAGTCTAATGAATCGCAAACTAAAGAAACAGTACCAGAAGAGAGCAGCTGCAGCCTTCCGGAAACGTTGCTTTAATCAAATTCGTTACTTTGTATGGTTGGCGATGGAGGGGAAGGTGATGGAAAGTCTGGAAACGGCTGACGACGTTCCGGGTCACTGACCTAGGTCTCGCTGGAAGGGTCCAATGGAAACCCGAGTTAGCAAAAGCAATTGCATCAATCCAAACCCGGCGTTATATTAACTCATGCCTAAAAAGTCTAAAGAAGCAAAGAATCAGTTCCTTTGGGCTGCGCAATTCATGCACGATGGGAAATGGATTACTCTGTACGGTGCACCATACGAAAGAATTAAGCTTCGCCTCCTCCCGATCGCAAAGAAGTAAGTTGACGCCAATTAAACCCTCATCTATATTAATACATGACTGAAACACCACACGAACTCGACGCAGAAACGATCCGCGACATTGAAGAAGAAATCCGTCTTTGTCAGGAGGAGATCGCCAGGGCTGAAGACGCCCTCTCATTCCTCGGTATGCAGATCGAATCCAAGATCGCTCTTGGAGAATCTGCTGACGAGGAGAAAGCCAGGTTCTTCGTAATCAGTGATGTTACAAGGGAGCTGAAGGCTATTATCTCTGGTGCAAAGGCGATGATGGGCTAAGAACGAACCAACAAAGAACCATACCCTCTTATAAAATGATGAATCTCAAACCATATATTGACGAAACTCGGCAAGCAAAAGGATGCAAGGTCACCATTGCCTCTCATCTATTCTACAGAGTTCTTTCTCCTATTTGCAATCGCTTGAAAGGCACCGGACTATGTATGATGAAATACAACACTGTTCGAGACGCCTATTCCAATGAAGTAGACTGCCAGATTGATAGGATTGGTGGAATCGTATTGGTCGAAGTCTACTATAATCGGATGTTGGAGCTGATGGTAGATCAATGGAATGGTATGAGAAATTCAGTCAAGTCAAAGGAATTGCTTTCCGTTGATGATTACAATAGCCTGTGTGGGTTGATTGGTGAGATTGAAGAAGGGGTTCTTTGTGACTATACTACAGATTGAAATAAATATAAATACATGAAAAAACTAATCACTACACTAATCGTCGGCCTGTCTCTTATGATCTCTGGTATCGCCAATGGCAATGGCCACGGCAATGACTGGGACAATGACCACATTTTGCCATTGCCTTGCAATAGCTACAACTTTGGAAACTTTGAAAACTTTTGTCGTCCATCCAGTGTACCAGAACCAGGAAGCACTACACCGTTGCTTTCTGTGGCAGCAATTGCGGTTCTCAGCAAAAGAAAGAGACAAACCGTTTGACTTAAAATAAACCCGAAGCTATATTATCTCATGAGCAACACAAACGAACTGATTAAGAATAGCAATCATATCCTTCGTGACGACGAGAAGTCGGTTGCGGAGATGGTTAAGCTGATTGATGCCTTCCAACAAAACGGAAAACGACCATTCCACATGTATTGTTCCGTCACTGGAACTAAGGTGGGCATGAGTCAACAAGCTGTTTTTGAGAAGCGTCTCGCTGCTTATGGTGGTGATATTGTCCGAATGTTCCTGGAGTACAAGTCTCGGGATGCACGGAAAGACGGTACGGAAGCAAAGGAAAAGAAGGTTCCGAAAGAGCCAAAGGTGAAGACTCCTAAGCCAGACAAGACTCAGAAGGAAGTGTCGGTCCCCGCACCAACCCCGGAGCCGACACCGTTCCCAGGTTCTACGGAACCTGACTACATTTGGTACGCCCCAGAAGAGGCTAACGATCGCAATGGTCAGCTGACCGCATCGGTGGCGGGTTGAGGCAACTGGGAAAGAGGGAAAGAAACGCGGAGGGGGAGCTTAGGGAGTCAGACTCCCCCTCCGCAGTTTATTGTTTGACTTTAACTAAACCCGGTGTTATATTAATTCATGCACAAAATGAAGTGGAGCAACAAGAACACACAAGAGATGGTTGACCAAATCGATTGGGTTGATATCCTGGTTGATTCGCCGGAAGACTATTACGGGATGATCGGGTTCATGACGGAGGTGATGCAGCAACGGTATCCGGAATATCTCACGGCCGATTTGGATTGGTACCAGATCGTTTCCGCCTTCCTCTGGGGGAACTGGCCCCTCGAATCCTAATAAACTACTTGCAAGCAACACAACCCACCTCTATATTATCTTATGGACTACAAAGCTAAACGCAAAGCGCTCGCCGAATTCTACACAGAAGCAGTAAAGAACCCCGATCAACCAATTCAATTCAATTACATGGTTGGTGGTTGGGGCGACGAAAGCCACGGGCCCGACTTGGGGTCGGATCTTACTCGTTGGAGGGTCAAGCCAATGACGCAGAAAGTATATGTAGTATGGCTTAATTGTGATTGGATAGTCAGGGGGCACTTGACGTCGGCACCATCGTTTTCGAATCTCGAAGATGCAGAGTCATGGAATAACGAACACGCTGATGGGAAGGGAAAGATCCAGGAACTTGTGAAACCAGACTGAAGTGGCAAAAGCCATTTGCAAGCAACTCAACCCTCAACTATATTAAAACATGGACTGCAAAACTAATTACGAAACCAAGTGCAAAGCTCTTTCTGAATTCTATGCGCTCGCCGCGGCAAATTCAGATCGGCTATTCGAATTCAAATACGCCACAGCAGGTTGGTGCGTGCCAACCGGGTCGGCCGCAAATGGCCCTGACTTGGGTTCGGATCTTTCACGATGGAGGGTCAAGCCAAATCCAGCAAAGGCGTGGGTATGGTGGCGAGATAACTTCTGCCCGGTTACGTTCTCAACAAAGGAGGCAGCAGAGACCTGGAAAAGAGAACATATGAATAACGAAGGAATTATCATGGAAATCACGAAACCGGATTGACGGCAAACAACCCCTCAGCTATATTAACATACATACCAAATAACATTATGACTGCAGAACAAATCCTCCGCCTCGCTGGTGTAAACACGGCACCTTCAGAAAATGATGTCATCGAAGCATTCAAAGACATGACTGAGTGGGTTGATGAGGTCACCAATGTGCTATCGAACCACGGCAACTCCATCAAGGTGATTCAGAAAGAGATCGAGGCGAATGAGAAGGAAACAGACACCCGTCTATCCAGACGGGAAGATCAAGTAGACGAACACGAAGATAGGATTGAAAACATTGAATCACGATTCGATGATCTTCCGGATCTCTTTGATATCGACTTCGATGATCTTGTCAATAAGGTAAATGACAATGAGTCTGATCTCACAGGAGCGTATTTGGAGATCGAACGGTTGAAGGACATTACCTCAGCACAAGAAAAGACTATCAGCCACCTTGTTGCTACGGTTAATAGCCTTCTCAACACCACTGCCTCCTTCAACAATATATTGGCTGTGCTTGTACCAAATTCTGGCCAAGGAATGACACAGGTTAGTCCTTATCCGCTCGGGGTGAAGTGGACGTGCAGTAGCAATACCGACACAGTAAAGCCATAAGGCAACCTCTCGTCTCTGGGGTGCAGTGGGGTTTAGTTCTGTATGGTCCAGACTATTATCCCACTGCACCTTTGCATATTAGCTTGCAGTCTCCACAACCCAAATATATTAATACATGGACCAACTACGTGCTTATCAAAAGAAAGAGAATCTCGACGGCAGTCGGAATAAGCGTGGCGTCTTTGGGTGTTACTGCTGTCGGAAGTTCAGGTCTATTCGTAGGCACAAGAAGTACACCATGTCCATTGCCAAGAGGCGGCTTCGCAAAGAAACCACCAAAGAGATCGGTGCTGCTTTGGATCTTGTCGGAAATGATGAGCAATAATCGATGCACACAAACCATTTGACTTAAACAAAACCCGAAGCTATATTATCTCATGAGCAACACATCCACACCGAATACAATGAAGAACCGCATCCACTCGGAGGGCGCTTCGATCTTCATCTCTAAGGCAAGGAAACATTGGTCATTCCGAAAGCCTCGGCTGAATAAGAGCGCTCCTGTCAAGGTTCTCACGGAACAAGAATGGGCTCTGATCTCTCGCTAATATGGGCTTCTTCGGCAAAGAAACAAATCCACGGAAGATGGGATGGGGAAATGCATTCCCGCATATTTCCTACTCCAGCGACGGTAGGACGGTACTGAATACGTACATGGGTCTCTCTAAGAGGGAAGTCATGATGACGCACATGATTGCGTCGCTGGCTGCTAGCCCTGTGATCAGGACTCCACAGGAAATCGCCGAGAAGGCGAATGAGATCGTGGAAGCTGCGTTGGCACTAATGGCCAAAATCGAATAGTATGCTAAGGAACCCATACATCTTATTCATGATCGCCTGCGCAAGCTTTGCTGTGGCTGATACCAATACTGCACTATTTGTTTGCGGTGTTATCATTGGAGTGTACGCATCGAATCTTGACTAGACCACAACCCACAGCTATATTATCTCATGAGCAATGAAATCGTAATCGTCACCACGTACGTGCAACCGTCTACCAAAGCCAGTGAAATGAACAAAGACGGTCGGAACATCCTCACCATCCGAGGGAGTTACGACACACCGATTGATGCTGTTCGATCTGCAAGGTACCTGTTCGATGCCAATCCTGGACTATGGTACTCGGTATGGTTGCGCGATTCGAAAACGGGCAAGTTCAAAGGAGAGGCGCTGGCGATTTGTCGGTTCAAAGGAAAGAACATCAATCTTCAGACGGAATACGAGATTAATGAATACATTGCAGAGCATGTAATGGGGTGGACTCGAGGTGCTGGATTGAAGTGGGTGGATAAGGAAGGCAAAGTATCTTGGCAGGCACCTAATTTCGTTGGAGAAGATAACCTTTGCTGGTTTGCCATTCTCCGCCTTCAAGAACATCAACGGGCTTTTGTGGACAAGAACATTTCATATGTCAAGGGCGAACGGGCATCTTGGAAATTGGCGGAGTTGCTGATTGCTGCACTTAGCCTTTGACCTGCAAACAACCCTGCGCTATATTATCTCATGAGCAAAAACACTGAATTCAATTACGAAACGCAACAGATTGACGGGCAGTTCGAACAAGTCTTTATTTCAATCGTCGAAGAAGCCCAAGAGAATTTGATCGAAGATCGAGGTCGGTTGGCTGGCATGTTTGAAGGTGTAGTTGAAGAATGCATTAACTCTGAGTTCTTGCGCACACCTTCCTACCTCATCTCTACAATGATCGAGGCCTTCTTGAAAGAGGTGGACTGGGAAGAACTCGCAGACAAGTATGTTGACAGTGTCACAACACGGTGATATATTAAAACATGAAGAACGCTCAGTACCGCAAGATCAATGATCGCAGCCTCAACTCCAGCAAGTACCACAAGCTCGACGGTACGAACGTGAGGCAGAAGCTGAAGGAGGTCACGAAGAAGGAAGTGAAGAGCACGCTCGAAGGGGAAGACTGAAACACACAAAAGCAGGTGCAGCAAACCAAACCCTCCTATAGATTGACTCATGAATAAAAGGAAGCAAAAGAAACAAAGCCAATCCAGAGCGTCTGCAGCCTTTCGCCGCCGATTGCTTACCACCAACCCTTACATTCGGAATCTTGCTTATTGGAGGCGTTTGAGGTTGTCATGGGTCCTTGATATGAGGCTGACTGAAATGAATGCTTGGGTAAAGAAAATGGAAGGCACGAGAACTGTATTTGACGCTTGACCTGCAAACAACCCCGTCGTAATATATAACATGAAAGCTGCGCTCGACATCACCACGCCACTGGAACTCGAAGATCATATCCATGTCAAATGGATGGAACTGGTCGAGCAAGCTATCGGGCTTCAGCGCGAACTGGCGATGATTGAAAATCGCATCTGGGAGTTCAATGCAGGGATGCACCTCAGCCCGAAGCTCCGGTCAAACATGAAACAAATGTCCGAGAGCATTGCTCCGGTGGTGGAACACTACATGTCCACGATCTGAAGCCTATAAAAGTAGGTGCAGCAAACCAAACCCTCATATAGATTGACTCATGAATAAAAGGAAGCAAAGAAAACAGACACAGGAACGGGCAGCAGCAGCGTTTCGGTGACGGGAGTTCAACCATGTGTTCGGCATTGCAAGTCGAACAGTATACCGTCGTGTTGGGTTCTACCGCATGTTTGACATCCGCCTGAGTAGTAGGTACGCATTCAAATTCAGGAAGTAGCAAAAGACCGTTGTCATCAAACCAACCCTCAGCTATATTGTTACATGTTCCAACACACATTCAAGTTTAATCTGTCTGCATATTTCATGCCCGTAACCAGAAAGATGACGCATACTAAAGGGTGGGAGATGGAAACCTACAGGAATAAAGACAAGATCCACTTCTGGATTCGAAAAGAAGAAGAACCTGGTTCTGGGTACAATACTTTGGTTGACCACGGGGTGGTTACGAAAGGGGAAATGATGAGAAAGATTATGGTTGACATCAACGACGACTGCCAGTTGGAAGTCAATGATGACATTCCGGTCGGATATCACACTTGGTAAAAACAGCTTGACAGCAAACCCACCCTCAGCTATATTTATTCATGCACATGATCAATCAAATCAAAATCGCACTCAGCAAACACCCAGAGCTCACCGGCATCCTGGAAAGGTTGGAAGTTCTGGACAACGAGATGATTCAACTGCAAATGGATTTGGCGTATGTGGTTGGCGGTGGGGCGGCGTTGGAAGATGAGGTGGGTGAAGAAGGAATGAAAGCACTGGCGGAATTGGAGAAAATGGTTGACGCCGCAATCCTCAGTCTCTTCGGGCAGGGGTGGATTTGAAAGAAGCAAAAGACAGTTGACAGCAAACATACCCTCAGCTATATTAAGTCACACCAAATAACAAACACTTCAAACCAAATGAATCAAGAAACCGTCTTCACCGAACTGCTCATCAACACCAACCACGCCCTCGCCAATGATGAAGCCGCCATTAAAGATATGGTGCGAATGATCAGCAACTACGTTGAAAAGGGTAAGCGCCCATTCTACATGTACTGCTCCGCTACTGGGTTGAAGGTGGGAATGAGCCAGACGCCAGTCTTCCAAAAGCGGATCGAAAAGTTCAACGGAGATCTCGTTCAAATGTTCCTCCACTACAAATCGCGTGGTGCGCGGAAGGAGTCGGTGGCGGTGGAAGTTCCGGTTGCGAAGGAAGACGCTGAGGTGGTGGTATTTGTGGAACCCGAAGCTGAGGTGGTTGTGCCAACCGAAAATGAAGTGGAGGCTGCGAAAAGGGAAGAACGGAATCGCCGGCGGAGGGAACAACGGGCTGCGAAAAAGCAAGAGCTGATTGCAGCTTGAGGTTCGGAAAAGTAGAGGGAGGGGAGGGTTCCCCTCCCTCTTGTGTTGACAGCACCTTCACCCTAGGTTATATTGCTTCATGCCCTTCGCACTTGAAACCACCTTCGATATCATTCGCTGCACTACAGCAGTTTTCATTCTCAGCTTCACCTCCTTGTATGGAATGTGGCGCTTGCTGAAATAAGCTTGACAGCAACTCAACCCTCTGCTATATTATCTCATGAGCCAATTGCCAACACAAGTAGTCCTGACAGTCATGGTGCCAGTAGAGCTTCCGATTTTCCGCGATAGCTTTGAAAGCGAAGAGGAGTGGCAGGAAATGCTACAACGCCTTTCTACTCCAGAAGGGTTGAAGGCTGCTGCAACAGACATGGTTGAAATATATGACGACAATGCAGGGCGCTGTATGATTATGGATAACTTGTCAAGCGAAATCGAATCGGGCCGGATTGAAATTCAGAAGTTCCACGACTAACAATCGCTTGCACAACACTCAACCCTCTGCTATATTATCTCATGCACTACTCTAACACACCTCCTCAACGCCCAGCATCCATCGACGCCGCGGATGCCCAAGTCGGGCTCCTTTACAAGTCTGGGCCTGACTACATCATGCGCATCAACCCATGCATCGCCCATCAGGAAAACGTTAACAAGCAGGCGTTGCCGAGGGGTGAAGAGTGGATCCACTTTGTGAGGGTGGCTCATGTGTATACTATGCCAGATAATCGGTTGCAAATGAACGAGGAACCGGAAGTCGATGGGATGATTAAGAGGAGTCACGAGCAAATCATCTTGATTGGCGAACCATCTTTCGCCTTCCCTACCACTTGACAGCAACTCAACCCTCTTCTATATTATCTCATGAAGTTCACCAACACACAAGACGCAACCGCCATTCGAGCCCAGGATGCCAAGATTGGTGTTTTGTATAAACAACAAGGAGGGTTGCTATTGATGAGGATGAGGCCATGTGCATGGCAGAATTCGAAGAACGATGCCGAAAGGGTGCATTTTGTTATTATCAAGGAATGTTGTACTGACTATGATGTCATGAACACTTGTATCCTGGATTCAGATTATATGCTGACACCAATGGGGCGCCCAACCTTTACGTTTCCTGAATGAACCAGGCAACTGAAGAAGAGAAGTTGATTCGGGTGATGAAAGAGCTGGTAGCCACGTACGAGGATTTAGCCCAAAAGACTACCAGTGCAGGATCCTGGTGGCGAAGTCCTGGAGCCCTGATTACAGCAAAAGCGATCATCCATAACAAAGAAGCTTGTCAGCAAACCAACCCTCAGCTATATTGATTCATGACTAATACTGAACAACTGAAATGCGAAATTGACTATTTACATCGCGAAAATCGTGAGCTTCAGCTAAAGATCGATCGTTTGAAAGATTTGTTGTTTGTAGCAGTACAGCACGTCGAAAGCACTGACGATTCTGACGATGGCATGGATAGGTGGTTGGCTGAAGCTCGAGAAGCCTCCATCTGAAATGACTTGCCGGCAAACCAACCCTCTGCTATATTATCTCATGACTAAAGATCCAGAGTTCGAGAAGAGATACGCAAGGGCCGTTCGAAGCGCAACACACGAGGCGGTGGTGGGAGTGCTGGCGCTGCTGGTGGTATTTGCAACGCTGGTGACGATTGGAATTGCTCTATCCAAATAACAACACTTGCCGGCAAACCAACCCTCAGCTATATTGATTCATGACTGAAACCCAAGAAGACATCCAACTCCTCGCCCGCGCCGAAGCTGCGGAACTCGAAAGCCTCCTTACCGAGTTCCACGCCGCCGCCAAGAACTTCGTTCAGGTATCTTACAATGGCCACCCCGGCCAAGAGATCGTCTCGGACTTCTGGAGGGCGAACGCCAAAGTAGAGATGCGTTTGAAAAAGTAAGTGACAGCAAACCAACCCTCGGCTATATTGATTCATGACTGAGACCCCCAAGAAAACCAACCTGCAACGCTTCGGCAGCAAGATGTATCTGGTAACGTACGAGACTGGTCGAGGCCTTGGATGCCGGGAGTATGGGGTGGTTAAGGTGTTCAACAAACAGAAGACTGCTCGTCAGCATCTGGAATATTTGAATGCTCAACCACAGGCGCCTGGTCGCCTGGTAGAGTACGACCTGAAAGTCATTGATATGGACAACCCACTTACAACACCTCTCTTCTACTACGCGTACTGAGTTGACAGCAACTCAACCCTCAGCTATATTAATTCATGAGTAATCCAATCAAAGAAGAGTCGATCAACGCAGTCATCATGGTTCCCATTGAAATCGGCTTCCACAGCGAATCCTTCGATACCATCGAAGAATGGGTGGCTTTTAAAACCCGGATGATGAATGATCCTGATTTCCGCAAGGCGGAATTGATGAAGGTGGCTGAGAATTATGTTTACGATATCTGTAACGAGCCTCAAGATATCACCAACAATGCCATCAATGCCATCAATGATGATCAAGTCAAGCTTGGCTTAGAGGTACACGATTACTGAGCAGTCATCAACAAGGGGTAGCATGTTGCTGCCCTTGTTTGCGTTAGTCAGATCCAAAAGCAGTTGACAGCAACTCAACCCTCAGCTATATTGATTCATGACTGAAGACCAACAAATGATGCAAGAGATCAAAGAAGAGATGCGGCTTTGCCGGGAAGAGATCCTCAAAGGAGAGGCAATGATGGAGATTCTGGAGGTGCTGATCGAGATTAAAATGGCAATGGGATTGGATGTAGCACTCGAGAAAGGCAAGCACGACAAGATCAGTATCGCCACGGCAGAGCTGAAATCAGTGGTGGCTGCTGCCGACTCCTCGATGCGTGAATTCATCACTGCATCCGCGTTGATGGAGAATCTTGTAGACTGAGGAACAACCCTTCGCTATAGTATCTCATGAGCAAATCACTTATCGAACGCCTCCTCGACGCTGCCTTCCCGAACAATGGCCTGCCGACAGAGCACGCCGACTTGATCGAAGAAGCAGTGTTCCGCATTCAGGAGTTGGAGGACATTATCAAGGATGCCATTGAGGTCATGGGCTGTGCACCATACGATGACGCTATTGTGGATTGGCTGGATAAGAACGGTTGAACTCAGAACAACCCTTCGCTATAGTAAAACATGTACCGCTTCGTCCTCTCTTGGATCACAATGCTCGGCTCGCTTAACACAACCTTGTTCCGCGCTCGCAAAGCCTCAATGTATACAGGTTACGTAGAGGGGCTGAAGAACATGTTCCACAACCGACGCATTGTGTTCAATGCTAGCCCCACGATCCGAAAGATGATGATGATCATTAGAGCACATCAAGCACTGCACAACTAAGCTTGACAGCAACTCAACCCTTCGCTATAGTATCTCATGAGCAATACCAAAGAGACGCTGAAGCAGACGATTCTTAAGTTGGCAGACGCCTCCGCAAAGGGAGCAGCAGCAAAGGCAAGGATGCGAATCCTCAAGCCTGCAATCAATGGAGACGCAGAATTGATGGATGCGTACTACGAGGCTGGGGTTGAGATGTCTCTTGCTTTTGAGGAGTTCAAAAGGATAAGGTCAGAGGCAGTCGTGGCAATCATTGAAGAGCATGACGTCTTGCGTTGGAGGGTGGATCCATTGGAATACGCAATCAAAAAGGTATTCAATGCTTGATCCCAATCCAACCCTCAGCTATATTGATTCATGACCGAAGCACAACTCACCCAACTCAAGATCGAACATGCCGAAGCCGACCTCGGCCGCAAGGTTGCAATTCATGAAGAGGTCTCTAAGCAGTTGAAAGATCTCGTCCTTCGGAGACACATTATGAGAAGCAATATCGGGTTCAATGAATTGCTGATCTTGAATAGCACTGATGAGGTTGCGATTGCTAAATGGAATGAAGAGTTGCAGGTGGCTAAAACAAATCTGATTGGGAACGAGGAGGTTTACATTGCCCTGTATCGGAAGTGCAATACCGCTCAAGGCGATGTGTTCGATGCCCGATGCAAGCTGAAAGATCTGAAGACGAGTCTGGATCGAATTGTTGGTTGAAGGGAAAGAGGTGGGAGAGGAACAAGGGTTGGTTCCTCTCCCTGGATTAAGTGCTTGCCGTTTATCATTGCTGTGGTTTAGATCGAGGCGGTTTGCCTATGCGCTGGTTTAGGCGCGCTGGAAATAGGAAAGGTGTCGTAGAGAGTTGTATAATAGAGAGGTATAGGAACCGGAGGGGGTAGGGGCCAAGGCTAAAATTTTTTTAGCAAAAATCCATTTCCTTAATTTCCGTATATAGCGCGCATCCATTTCCTTAATTTCCGTATATAGCGCGCATCCATTTCCTTAGCCCGATGCACTGCTCGATTCCTTAGCCCGATGCACTGCTCGATGCAAACGCTTGAAGCTTATGCCCACCCAACCGGGATATACCTTATGACTATGCCTATGTAAGCTTTCCTTAATAGAAGCATAGACTATATATTAAGCTTCATACTCTTAGTTATATACGTTCCTTTGTAAATACAGAAATCTATATAGATTAAGCATGAGACTTTATTATAAGCGAAATATGTGTGTTTAATCACGATGCTACGCCACCTGGACTTGGGTGTGGATGGAGGTGTGAAAAGTCCTATCGGTATTCTTGTCTGTTGCCTATGTAATGATCAAAGTTGCGGTAAGTATGTATTTTATGAAAATAATAGACGAAGTAGACATATCCGGTTTAGGATTTGAAAAGATTCCAGACATCTTTTCTGATGTGAAAGTAGAAAATTATTTTGATTGCACCGACAACTTTCTCACATCCTTGGAAGGGGCGCCAGAGAAAGTAGAAGGTCATTTCTCTTGCCACAACAACTCCCTCACTTCCTTAGAAGGTGCACCAAAGAAAGTAGGACGTTATTTCCATTGCTACAACAACTCTCTGACTTCCCTGAAAGGTGCACCAGAGAAAGTAGGTCGTGGTTTCCATTGCTACAACAACTCTCTCACTTCTTTGGAAGGTGCTCCAAAGGAAGTAGGTGGAAGTTTCTATTGCAACAACAACTCTCTCGCTTCCTTGGAAGGGGCACCAGAGAAAGTAGGTGGAAGTTTCTATTGCAACAACAACTCTCTCACATCTTTGGAAGGAGCACCAAAGGAAGTAGGCGGGTATTTCCATTGCTACAACAACTCTCTCACTTCTTTGGAAGGGGCTCCAAAGGAAGTAGAGGGTGATTTCTTTTGCAACAACAACTCTCTCGCTTCCTTGGAAGGGGCACCAGAGAAAGTAGGTGGAAGTTTCTATTGTAACAACAACTCTCTCACATCTTTGGAAGGAGCACCAGAGAAAGTAGAGGGAAGTTTCTTTTGCAGTAATAACACTGTTAAGTTCACTGAAGAACAAGTTCGAGCAGTATGTGATGTGAAAGGAAGGATATTCGTATGAAAATAATAGACGAAATAAACATATCCGGTTTAGGATTTGAAAAGATACCAGATATCTTTTCTGATGTGAAAGTAGAAAATTATTTTGATTGCACCGACAACTTTCTCACATCCTTGGAAGGGGCGCCAAAGGAAGTAGGTGGTAATTTCTATTGCCCCTACAACTCTCTCACATCCTTAGAAGGTGCACCAGAGAAAGTAGAGGGTGATTTCTATTGCTCCTACAACTCCCTCACTTCCTTAGAAGGAGCACCAGAGAAAGTAGAGGGTGATTTCTTTTGCCACAACAACTCCCTCACATCTTTGGAAGGAGCACCAGAGAAAGTAGGTGGTAATTTCCTTTGCACCGACAACTTTCTCACATCCTTGGAAGGGTCACCAAAGGAAGTACGTGGTGATTTCATTTGCGACGACAACTCTCTCACTTCCTTAGAAGGAGCACCAGAGAAAGTAGAGGGAAGTTTCTTTTGTAGTAATAACACTGTTAAGTTCACTGAAGAACAAGTAAGGGCAGTGTGTAATGTGAAAGGCCGAATATACGTATGAAAATAATAGACGAAATAAACATATCCGATTTAGGATTTGAAAAGATTCCAGATGTCTTTTCTGATGTGATAGTAGAAGGGAATTTTTATTGCACCGGCAACCCTCTCATCTCCTTAGAAGGAGCGCCGAAGGAAGTACGTGGTAATTTCATTTGCTCCTACAACTCCCTCACATCCTTAGAAGGAGCACCAGAGAAAGTGGGTGGGTATTTCCATTGCTACAACAACAAACTCACCTCTTTAGAAGGAGCGCCGAAGGAAGTGCGTGGAAATTTCAATTGTACCAACAACTCTCTTGCTTCCTTAGAAGGTGGGCCAAACGAAGTAGGTGGTGATTTCTATTGCCGCAACAACTCTCTCACTACTCTAAAAGGAGGGCCAGAGAAAGTAGGTGGTGATTTCAATTGCTATATCAACAAGCTCACTTCTTTAGAAGGAGCACCAAAGGAAGTAGGAGGAAATTTTATATGCGCCGACAACCCTCTCACCTCTTTAGAAGGTGCACCAAAGGAAGTAGGTGGTGATTTCATATGTGTGTACAATGCAGTCAAGTTCACTGAAGAACAAGTGCGAGCAGTATGTGATGTCAAAGGTAAAATATTTGTATGAAAATAATAGACGAAATAAACATATCCGGTTTAGGATTTGAAAAGATACCGGACATCTTTTCTGATGTGACAGTATACGAACATTTCCTTTGCACCCACAACAATCTCACTACTCTAGAAGGGGCGCCGAAAAGAGTAGATGGTGGGTTCTTTTGTGATCATAACTTTCTCATCACTCTAGAAGGAGCGCCAAGGAAAGTAGGTGGTCATTTCGATTGCGAGCAAAATCAACTCACTACTCTAAAAGGTGCCCCCGACGAAGTGAGTGGTTATTTTGATTGTGGGAGCAATCAGCTCACATCCTTAGAAGGCGCACCAGAGAAAGTAGGTGATTTCTATTGCGGCAGCAACTCTCTCACTTCCTTAGAAGGTGCTCCAGAGGAAGTAGGAGGTGGTTTCCATTGCGACAACAACCAACTCACTTCACTAGAAGGGGCTCCAAAGGAAATAAATGGGGATTTCACATGTCATCACAACAATCTAACTTCACTGAAAGGCTCTCCTGAGACCGTAGATGGGGATTTTGTTTGTACTTATAATAAACTCACGTCGCTCGAAGGAGCACCAAAGATAGTGTATGGTGATTTCTATTGTGGAGAAAATCCCGGCAAGTTCACTGAAGAACAAGTAAGGGCAGTATGTGATGTGCGTGGCACTATAAATGTATGAAAATAATAGACGAAATAAATATATCCGGTTTAGGATTTGAAAAGATTCCAGATGTTTTTTCTGATGTGACAGTAGAAGGAAACTTCCGTTGCATCGACAACTCCCTCACATCCTTAGAAGGTGCACCGGAGAAAGTAGGTGGAAGTTTCCTTTGCTACTACAACTCTCTGACTTCCCTGAAAGGAGCACCAGAGAAAGTAGGTCGTGATTTCCTTTGCCACAACAACTCTCTGACTTCCTTGGAAGGAGCACCAGAGAAAGTAGGAAGTGATTTCTATTGCCACTACAACTCCCTCACATCCCTGAAAGGTGCTCCAGAGAAAGTAGGAGGCGATTTCTATTGCTCCAACAACTCTCTCACATCTTTGGAAGGGGCGCCAAAGGAAGTAGGTCGTGATTTCTATTGCAGTAATAACACTGTTAATTTCACTGAAGAACAAGTAAGGGCAGTATGTGATGTGAAAGGAAGGATATTCGCATGATTTGCATTGATTAATGTTTTTTCTTTTATGTAAGTATATTTTATGAAATACAGAGAAAATGATTCCATCTATAACGCATATCTCGAATGCATCACCGAGGCCAAAAAATCTAAACCATCAGCGGGGTTAACCCAGAAACAAAAGTCTAATGTAGTCAAAAAAGCAAAGGCTGGTGAGGATATTGGTAAAAAAGGTCCTGGCTTTGAGAAGATGGCTAAGGCTGCAGGTGGTGGCGAAAAGGGCAAAAAAATTGCAGCGGCTGCAATGTGGAAATCTATTAAGAGATAAGACTTATCAAAGGTGATAAAAATAAATATTTTAAATATGAATAAATTTGACAAAATATTTCGTAGTTTTATGTTGGGCGAGGCGAATCTATACTCGACAGATCCTATAGTGGATGTTGTTAACCAAATCACACAAGATAAAAAAATATCAGACAAGAGAATTATTGATTGGTTTATCAAGGCGGAGAAAAGATATTTCCAAGATAGCCAAAACGATAATGAGAATGCCCGCATGCGCCTTATACAAAAACATACACCAAAAGAAGGAGATCCTGATTGGTCAGCTAATAGTTTTGACGTCACATATACAGATGAACGCATTTCTTTTTTGAATCACGTCGCTGATTATTTCAAAACCAAAGATGATCAATATTTAAAGGATCTATTCAAAAAGACGCCAAAAGATGTTTATATGGTCGAAGTCCCTGCATGGGATGACTCAATGTCTTCTGCCAAAGTATCATCGAATTTTGATCTTGTAGAAGGCGAAGATTATGAGGTGGTAAAAGAAATGCCTCCATACAAATGGGTCCAATCGCTATCCAAAAAAATGTGTAAATATGAAGGCGAAACAATGGGGCACTGTGCTGCTGGATATGATCCTGAGAATATAATCAGTCTATGGGATCAAAATAACAAACCACACGTTACGCTTGAGATTGACGGTGACGAGATAAATCAAATCAAAGGAAAACAGAACGCGGCACCCGTCGCAAAATATGTTCCGTATGTTGTGTCATTCATTAAACAATCCGGCTACGATGTAACTGGCGACGGCAGAAATATTGGCATGACCAAATGGCGTGACCGCTTTTATTTCCCAGATTCTGATGAATACGAAAAGGTAAAAGCAGCGCAAATTATACCAGCACAGAAGGCCAGAATCGACGCTATTCTTTCACGGATGAGGACTGTAAATGAAAGCTATCAGTATGTGGCTGGTTATCTCCGATACTTGAAATAACGTCACTTGATTGGTCCGCCAGTAACCCAAGACTTGCATGTTCTTTTAGCTGCACATTTGAAATTCAAAAATTGGCAGTAACCAAGTTCGCCAGCATCTACGGTATCCCAATCATCTTCTCCCTTATCTTGAAAGCCTGTTTTTATGCAGGCTTTCATTCTTTTTGTTACATTGAATGCAGCGCAATTACCACAAACCATTCCTTTGACTGCATTGACGTCATCTTCTCTCCACACCAAAGCTAATGAATCCCAATAGTCTCCCGGATTATTCGGATCGGCTGGCCCATACATATATTCGTCAATTGCTTTTTGGCGATTTTCTAAATTCAATTGAATGTCTTGTGTAGGATCTGGGCACGGAGTAATGGCGGATTCTAAACCATCCATTAGCTTTCGTGCGGATGTCTTGTCGAGAGTGATTTTAACATTTTGTTCCGTTTCTTCGCGGATCCAACCAATAAGTCTTGCTACTGCGTTCATAAATTTGCTTTTTTGAGTTTTGTATAATATAAAGGATCCTCTCCTAGATGATCAAGCGCAATCTTCTCGGCAGTTTTAGGATCATCTGTGTGCTCCATTTCGACCTTAATCCCCATTTTTAATTGCTTAGGGTCGATGTCTGCTTTCTTTGCATATGCTTCCCAAATCAGATCTACATCTTTATATCGCATAAAATATAATTATTCGAAATCAGTCATTGAATTTGCAGATAACCTATTATATTTTATTGCTATGATAAAACTCATAGAAGAAACACACAAATATATCAATACTGAGACTGGCGAAGAATATACTAGTGTTTCTGCTGTTTTATCGCAGTTCAAAAAACCTTTTGATACAAAGTATTGGGCTGCAAAAAAAGCAAAAGATTACGGCACCACTGCGGAAGAAGTCATGGATAAATGGGATGAAATTAAGGACTTTAGCTGCCATCGAGGAAAGAATTATCATAAGATCATGGAAGACTTTATTATAGAGTATAAAGAAACACCAGGCAATTCGAACCTCTACAGCTCATTCACACACAATTTAAATTTACTAGGCGATGCGAATGTTATATATGCAGAAAAGATCGTATACAACCACGAGTTTAAAGTTGCTGGCATGGCTGACGTAATAGTCGATCACGGGTCTGAGTTTAGTATCATGGACTTCAAGACCAATAAACAGTTCAGATATCTTTCTAAATACAATGAATATCTACTGAAGCCTGTTGATCATCTGCAATCATGTGAATTCAACAACTATGCATTACAGCTGTCTCTATATGCATTTATGTATAGCCAGATGACTGGAAAGAAACTAAGAGCATTGGCGATTAACTATCTAAACACAGAAACTGAAAGATGGAGGAATATCCCAATTCAATATTTAAGATACGAGGCGTATCTTTTGCTCAAGTCTAAGAAGTAGTCGCATATGTTGGCATAAATAACATTATGCACTGTGACATTTTTCAAAAGTATCTCAAATCACCAATTGAACATAAGGGTGATCATCATTTCGACGGTGAGACCGAAATGGCCATTTCAAGTTTACTAAATATGGCGGAACGAATCGGTGAAATTTTAGAAGTAATTCAATCACCAACAGAACTGCCTGCATGGGTGCAGTCAAAGATTACAATTGCAGAAGACTATGTCGAATCTGTTAGTTCGTTTTTAAAAACCCGTGATATGGTTGATGTCATCAAAGGCGATATATAATGGCGACTAAATTAACTGAATTTTTGCGTTTGATAGAAGCAAAAGATAAATGCTATTATAAAGTCAAACGAAGATATAAAGTATTTCCTTCTGCGTATGCGTCTGGTGCGATTGTTAGATGTCGCAAAATGGGTGCAAGCAATTGGGGTGATTCAAAAAAAGAATCGTGTGCCCCAAACAACGATAAAATTCTCCATGAGGATACCTTGAATACGTGGTTTAATAGGAATCACGGCAAAGGATGGATAGATTGCAAGAAAAGTAAAAAAGGCAAGCTGGTCCCTTGCGGCAGACAAGAAGGAGAAAAGCGTAAGGGCTATCCAGCATGCCGCCCAACTCTTTCTCAATGTACAGCCAAGGGCGAAAGATCTAAAAAATCAAAAAAGAGAATAAGCTGGGAATAATTAATCAATATTCAATTTCGCATTTGCACGGCCAGACGATATTGATGTAACTTTAATTGCATTCGATACGTTGGTTACATCAGCCAGTACAAATCCTTGTTTCTTTGTAAAGTAGATCTGATCAGAGCTTCCCATTATAGAGGTTGCAAGGGTTTGCAACGCATTATGGATTTCGTTTGATTTGGATACAATATCAGTATAAAGATCTTTGTATGCGTCCGTAAAAGATGCTATAGATTTAGAGTCTCTGATTATATCATTGAGCGCCTTTATGTATTGTCCTCTGGATGTAATGTCTGCGTTTTGCTCAATTGCAGATAACGCATCAAACATGCTTGATGTAAATCCTTTGCGATCAAATGCATCGCCACTTGATGCATTTATTTTACCATCAATATATTTTTTGAGGGTGGCGAATGTGTCTTTGCGCTTAGTGCCATCCGCAGTAAAGAACTCATACTTTTTTATACCCCACGAAACGTCGGGTTCAAAGTAGACGGCATATTTGGCGTTGAATTCTTTTATCGCATCTTGGTCGCCAAGGTTTTCAAAGTATTCCAAATATTTGGTTTTAAAGCTATCAAGTAGAGTATTAATCGGCGCCACTAAGGTTACAGCCTTTGCGATTGATTTGCTGCTGCCGCCTACTCGAAAGAGTGTCTCGCCATCTTTGACTTCTATTTTTGTATTATCAAAATATACATCCGCGCCATTCGCCTCGATGTGATTGATAAGAAATTGTTCAATGTCATCGTATGTGGATCCTGCATTTAATTTGGGTGACGCTTGTTGCGAATCCAAATAAACGGCAACATAGATTGCACCATTTCCAATTTCAGTTCCTGTTTTGACACTGAATTTATTAAATTTTTTAATATATTCTTTTGTGTTATATGGATCAACGGATCTACCATCATTGATGGTTTTCATACGTTCAATGACTCTAAGCATTTTGTCAGGCCATTGTGTAAGTTGTACTTTTGGGTTGTCTTGTTGTGGTAGGACAATTTCTGCATTGTCGTCTGCTTCTAACAAATACCCAATAAAGCTATTATGCTCTGATAAATTACCAATCTTTGCGTCGTACTTATTAATTCGCTTGCCTAGCATTTTAACCCATCCGGTGTTGTTGGTTTTATTTGCAGTTTTTTTATGCTTAAATGCAATTTTCTTTTTTGCTCTCCAAAATTGCTTTTCTTCTGTGTCTGACAATTTTTTAGGTGCGGTGCTTTTATCTGTTGAAAATTTCATGCTCGAATATATTTATTTTAACTCTATGATTAATTCCATCAAAACAACAAATGAATATAATTCCGCATTAAAAAATAGCAAGCTAGTATTAGTCGATTTTTATGCTGATTGGTGCGGTCCATGTAAGATGCTTGCACCTGTACTTGAGAAATTTTCGGAATCAAACAAAGATCAAATCACTGTATACAAAGCTAATGTTGATGATGAAGATATTGCAACATTGGCTAAAACACACAATATCAGAAGTATTCCGACATTGCTTTGGTTCAAAGATGGAGAAGTTATCTCAACCCAGTCAGGTCTTTCATCAGAAGATTCTTTGTATAAAACATTACAATCATATATTTGATAAGTAATATCATGAGAAAAAACAAAGAACGTGATCTAATATTCGACGCATATAAAAAAGTATCAGACCAGAAATCAAAGAAAAAGCTAACTGATTTGACTGGCGACGGCAAAATTACAAAAAAAGATGTGCTTGTCGCAAGAGGGGTAAAACTTAAAGAAGATATGTATAGAGAAGATGAATTTGACGTTTCAAGCAAGCCTGGTGTTGAGGTGCCCCGCCTAAAGGGCAAATGCCAATATGCAATGAAGCATAGTTGTACATGCAAAGATTGTCCAGAATGTCAGCAAAATTATGATGTCATGGTGACCAATTCTACAATGTAAGAATGCCTACTCCTGAGTCTACATTTATATTCTACGATTGTGAAAATAAAGCAGGCGTAAGAGGTTCTGCATGTTTAATGCTTTTTAAGAACTCTTACGCCTGCTTTTTGTATCCCCACGGAAATAACGATCGTATACCTGTTTCTTTGGAAGATTTGGATAATTATGACAATCCGAAATTATTCACTTCACTGCAGATACACCTTCGTTATAGGATCTTTAATTAGAACTTTTCTTTTCAAGTTTTTCAATTCTACGTTTGAGTTCTTTGTTTTCCTTTTGTAGAGCATCAAGGACACGCCAGTTTTGATACTCAAGTACATCATTCGAATGGTATGATAATCCAGCACTTTTAATAATGTCTTTGATTTTTGATTTTTGTGCTTCGGTTAAAAACATGTTATTGAATTTGTGCGAATAGATTGATCAAGATTTGAATACACTCATTGGCATATCCTTCTTCAACGTCGATGATGTTGATATTTTCTTTGAACAAGATCAAAGGACTATGAGTTGATATGATGATCTGAAAATCATTAAAATGATCCAATGCATTAAAAAGTGCTAATTGCTTAGGCATACTAAGCGATCTTTCAGGTTCATCAAACAATATAGTATTTCTGCCTGTTCTTGGTAATGACCCGATATACGCTGCTTCTTGTGGATTAGAATTGGCGTCACCTAAGGGCGCTTGAGCTTTATTGCTCTTAATATGATTCAAGATTTTATTGATCTGATAAGACCGGTATTCGCCGCTCGACGGGTTATTGACCATAGCCAACATCTGCTCTTGCTCGCTGAAGATATTATCCTTAGACTGTCCTACATTTTTGTAGAACCAACTCTCGTCTGCCGCAATATCGCCTGCATTAAAAAGAGTAGGAGTTCCATCCCATCCAACATCAGCAACACAATTACCTGGAGAGTACTTTGCGTAATTATGTGGGTAGTACTCTACATCTGGATTGATGAAATGCTTTGAGTCACTGAATGTCGTCCATCCTGAATTAGGGATTGCGCAATATGCCGCGGCAGTTTTGAGGATTGTGCTTTTACCACATCCATTAGGACCGAATAATACATTAATGCCTGGTTTGAAATCAAACCGCTTAGTTCCGATATTGGCTAACTTAGTAGCATATCCCTTGTAAAATTGAATATGTGAGATCATAAAATTATATCAGACGCCGGTGGTAGCTCCCCATGCACTGATGTGCATTCTCGTCAAGCCATGGAAACCATACTTCTTCGCCATTTCAAGAACAAACTGTGTTCGCTCATGAAAATCTTCTTGCCTATCTAATCCAGGCATGCACACAACTTGGGTCATATCAATATCATGAGGTTCGCAAATTTCTTTTATGAATTCATGGACATCTTCTTCTGTGCTAATAACAAACTTAAACCACGAGTTCCAGTGCTCTTTAATCTGTTCAATTGCTTTCGGATTGAGTCTCTTTGCTGTAGACATGCCTGAATTTTTGAGCTTCAAGCTGCAATTAATCTGACTCATGCTTTCAAGAAAATCATCATCAAGATTAAGAGATCCATTGGTTTCCAATTCACTATATGGATATATGCTTTCCTTTGCAGCAAATACATTAAGAAATTCTGTGATCTTCTTTTGATGCATTGTTGGTTCTCCGCCAGTCCAAATCAAATGGATCTGTCGTCGAACAATCCAATCATACATGCTAAGACCATCATGCATTTTTTGTTCTCGCCATTTATCAGTCAGATATTCAAATGGCTTTGCTTCGCCGAATAGCCATACTGGAATCGAATCGCATGTCCAACTTGCCTTGCCTTCTTTATGCAAATCTCCTTGGAAAGATCCCGAATCAATATTCCCCTTGCCTTGTTGTTGAATCTGCTTGATGAATGTCGGTGATGCACCGCACGTGAGATTACATCCCTTGAGCCTGATAAAATATGCAGGCTTTCCTGTAGTAATACCTTCACATTGGATTGAATAAAAATCTTCAGCAATAGGAAGTGTATTTGGTGTTTTAATTTCGGTTGTCATAATATCACATACTATAACACCGGCGATCTATTTATTCAAGTAATTTATCGTTTATATTATCAAAAAATTCAATCAGAGATACGACTTCATATTCATCTGCGTCATCGTCGTTCTTTTCAAGGTGTGTTTCTGCTTCTTCTACACTGTCAAAAAGATACTCCATGTATTCCTCTACAAGATTTCCCTGTTCATCAATTACAACATAACAATCTTCTGTTTTTACCATATGCATAATTATCTTATAATTGCCTCCAAATTGATATGGTTTTCAACAAATCTTTATAAGGAGATTCCATTTTTGCCAATAACTCATGATAATCAATGAATTTTGCATCGTCTAGATAATCTAGATTAATCAAATTTTCATCTTTATAAATGACTATATATGCTTTGTAAAGAAGATTATTATACTCGACCGGCCTCACATCGATCTTTAACGCATTCTCGTCTGGATTAATAAATCCCATATGCCGAAGCAGATTAACAGCATCTGCTCTTTGATTGCCAGAGGATGCTGCATTTGGCAAAACCCATGTAGTAGATCCTTTCGGCAACCATCCTAAAACCTGATCACCGTTACTAGATCTCCTATAAAGAATAATTGTAATTTTGTCAATGTCCATAAATCATTATAAAAAATAACAATAGTCCGAAAACTATTGTTATGCGTTGTTGGTTGTTAAACCAAGCTATCGACCACCACAGCAACGTGCGACTGGTCGTAGGTTATAGTCTTTTGTCCAAATATGTGCTACGGCTTGTGTCATGTTTAATTCCTCCATCATTTACAATCATGGATAAAAAATAACTTGCACCCGCGCTTATACATCCGGAAGCAAGCAATTGAATTCCATCTTTCATATAATTACTTATCGAAAAATAATTTTCAATCAATGACAAATCTACCACTACTGGTTTGTAAAACAACCCAAAAAACCACCCAACATGAAACCCTATACACATTGGGCATTTGAAGAATGAATATGGCGGTCTGATTTTGTTAAAGATTTTACCATACGCTAGAATAATGGTACAACCATAACAAATCAAAACAAAAGATAATAGATCGGGCATAATTATTATATATGAATCAAATTATAGAGCAGCTTCTGCATCTTCAACTACAATCTAAGATTTTCCACTGGCAAACAACATCATATGCGCAACATTCGGCATTTGGTTCTTTTTATGACTCTCTTGATAGTCATATCGATAAATTGGTTGAAGTTTTTCAAGGTAGATACAATACAAGACTTACATTTGGCAAGGCATTGCAACTAAAGAATATGCAAGAGGTTAATGTGCTCGAATCGTTAACTCGTTGTGTCATTTTGCTGGAAACTGATTTTCCAACTCACTGCACAGAGCAAGATACGGAATTATTCAATATTCGTGATGAAATTTTAAGCGAAATTAATAAGCTTAAATATCTCTTGACATTGGAATGAAAAAATAAGGAGTCTTGCGTTTAGTCCAATTGGCAAACACCCTTCGGGGTGTTTTGCTGTTTTTACCATATACAAAAAACTGCTTCGCCTTGTTGTAGTAATTGTGATATCCTTTTACAGGATCGCCTGGTACAATACACTCAGGAAAACTTTGTGCAAAGCATTGCGGTTGGATCGTTTGGGGATTGTCTGGCAAAGATGGCATATTATTGGCAACCCAATCAATGAACCCTTCTGTGTAATGCCTCGCACCGAAGCGGTATGTATACTCTTCGCATAATGCTTGGATGTGTCGCAACGTCCATGCAAAGTTCGCACTATTCTCCCGAACCCATTTACTCATAGGGTGATTAGGCAAACCACCTACACGAGGAGTTCCTTTATCAGTTCGTGGCACATCGATTTGAGCTAATCTATTGCGGTCATATGCATTAGCGAGCATTTGGGCTCCTTCAATGATGATCTTCTTTACATGAAGATCTTGATTGAATACTGCTGCATAAATCGGATCGGCGTCAAGAATAAACAGATTCATAGTACGAATCTAATATCCTCTATGGTTGTGCATAACACAAATTATTTATTTTGTGCAGCATTCATAAATTTAGTCTTGAATTCGTCAATAGATTTTGGCCCGAGAACAAACTGAATAACTGACAGATATGGATTTTGTTTGTTGAGGATTCTCTTGTTCAATTCGCTAATAAACCCATCGATTCTTACCTTTTCTGCTTTAATTGCTTTCAATGTATCATCTTGTGCTTTCTGATCATCTTGTGCAATTTCGTCTAATGCATCTTCGATATTATCTTTGTATGCGGACAGAGTACTAGTCAAATCAAGGACCATTTGATTTGCTTCCTTGAATTCGACTTCAGAAGCAGCATCACCATACAGCACATCAAGCATTTCGTCTAAGGTATTAAATCTTGATTTCTTCTCTTCCATTGCGTCTGTTAATTTTTGGATTTGTTTATCATCCAAAACAAAAATATCCGCATTATTGAGCACATCATTTTTGAGTTGGTTGTATAACGATTTGCGATAATCTTTTAGAGCATCGATTCCTGCCCATTGCTCTGCACGGCGGCGACCAAACCCTTCTAGATCGACAAGCTTAGCGATTGCTCCTGTTTCAATATTACGAATGATTGCTCCTTCAATTTCTGCTGCGCCTAGTGAGGATGATACTGTACCCAACGAACCAAGAAGAGTTTTCTTAATCATCGATTGAAGCTCTGCAAATTCTTTAGATGACTTTGCTTTCATTTCTGCTTCGGATCCTGTTCTCTTGCGAGAGGCAAGAATCGCCATATTTTCTGCACTGCATGTTTTCGCTATTTGTGATTTAATGTCATCTCCAATATCCAATGCTAGAGGTTTTTTGTCATAGAAATTCCACCCATTGACCCCATTAAGTTCATCTATCAATTGATCTTTAATTGCCATGCCGTCGTCTGTGGTTGTAATGTCAGCTCCTTTCGGCGTGTTTAGCTTGATGACGCCAAAAAATACTACAGCGCCATTTCCAATTAATTCTTGTGCATATGGAATGACATTCATGTGTGCTTTGCTGAATAGTTCTCCGAATATTTGAATTGGAGAGCCAAGACTTTCTTGAACCCCTTTCAACAATGAAGCAACTCCACTTTGTTTGAGTGTAATTAACAAATTACCAAATCCTTGAAAAATATCATTATCATAGTTCGTGGCCATGTTGAAGAATTCATTTTCGTCTGTTACCGGATTACCTTTTTTGGATTTGACATAAAGTTCATCATTCTCATTCAATCCGAATGATACATTCGAGCCATCATATTTTTCAGACACCTCCCAAGCACCTCCGCTAAAAAGATTACAGAAATCTTTAGCAGTCATTTGGTCGATATGTTTAATTGATGTCATTTTAACTGCTTCTGAAATATCATTGGTGCTGCCAGCACTTTCTGAGAAAAGATCATTTGATTCGGTATAATCAATATCACCGAAATACGGTTTAAGATAATCCAATGATTGCTTTGCTTCTTGTGTTGAAATTTGCCCAACTGTTCTCCCTGCAGCCACATTTGGCAATTTGGGTTTTATGTTAGAGACAAGCGAGTTCCATATAAGTTGTCTGCGGTCGTCATTGAATGTCGAAACCAATTCCGCCATCTTCACGACATGCTTCATGTGTTCTGGTGCTTTGAATCCAAGCAGTCTTGATATCTGATCAATATCATCATATGTGACTGGTTGTGCATCTTCGCCTGATACAAATTTTTGGAGTTGATCGAATTTAACACCACCTGCGCTATAGCTGCGGGGCTTGCCATCTATAGTCCAGTCGATTCTATATGCCAAGCCAGTTCCTGCCATTGAGTATCGTATTCTGTATCCTATTTCGCCTTTTGATTTGTTTGATGCTTCGAAATTTTTATAAGCATCGCTGCTTTTGATTTTTTGGTCAAACGACACGGACATTACAGGGTCGATGTCTGTAGTAGCCGCAATCGATCGAATCAATACGTCTCGCACAACACCTTTAATTCCTTGCGACATGTCTGCCATGCTCGCGAATTGCGTCATTCCAAAAAATTTCTCTTTACCTTTGATGTTGACAATATCTACTTGGATCACGTCATTAGTACCCGCAACCACTACAGCGGTGTTGATCTCATCACCACCGACCTCTGTAGCATATTTGCCCTCGTATTCGTTTTGAAGAAACGTGCCAATATCTTTTAGTGTTATTCCGTCATTCAATGCAACATCCAAATCAATATCACCAAAATCCTTTTTCGTTTGTAGTGCTTTGTCGATAATTTCTTGGGTCTCTACTTCATTCGGCTCCGGCGCCCTTAGCCCTGCTTTGATTGCAAATAGCCTACTAGAACCAAGATAGTATGATGGCTCTTGTGGGTCGATATAACCACGGCTTCTAAGAATAGTTAGAATCTTTTGAATTTCATCCAAAACTTCGGGAGTAGGAGTTGCTCTCTTATACTTTAGATTTGGATTATTAGTGGACTTGATTAATTTTGCAGTTAGATTTTCAGCCGCCTGGCCTCCTTCATTTAGAATAGATTGGATTAGTGATTTGAATGAGCTCATTGTAGATATTTATTTTTGTTTGGCGATTGATATTGTTAAATCTGTAGTTCCTCGCAAAATTCGATGCCATACGCCTTGTGCGATAAAGTATATTTCGTCTTGAATTAATGGAATGGGTAATTGGTCGTCATATTGCATTTTCCAATTATCACCGGAAATTACTTTTACGTAACGATCCTCTTCATCCCAATGCCACATTAATTCATCATCTGGCACATCAATGCCAAAAGTGCGAAGCCGAAGCTCTCCGTCTTTCTGTTCTGTAAAGGGTAATTTTACCATGGTCTGCTAGATTTAATTCCTAATGCTTTGCGATATCTTACAATGTTGCAACTCCAGTAACTTGCCTTTGTCGGGTCTTTTCTGGTTTCGCATTTATGTCTTGCTCTAAATGATCGGGCTCTTACTGGATCATCATTGCGTATCCTTAAATTAGGATCACCAAATGTTACTTTAATAATATTACCGGATGCCGGCTTCTTGACATAGACTGCGAATTTTTTTGGACCCCCTGGTGTGCGGAATGGTTTTCGCAAGTTAACGTTTTTGCCTTTGTATTTCGCTTCTGTGAGATAATCTTCTTCGACTGTAATAGGTGCATCTAACCAAACTTCACGCCCGTTATAAAGAGCCTTTTGTCCGATATTTGATTCTACTAGATCGGCATCTTCATTGCATAATGCAATTTTATTATCGAAATAAAGTGTTCGAACTTCTTCGATTAATTTAAAATATGCATCTGAGTAAATGCGAAATACATTTTCATATAATGCAAATTTATTATCTAAATGATACCTTAGTTCATCACTGACATTAACGTCTTCAAGAAGCTGCATTGCTTCGCCATACTCTTCACAAAATTGCTTGAAATCCATAAACATATTTATGGTGGAGGTGTCCGGATTTGAACCGGAGTCTTTGATAGCTTGGTTACACTTTCTACACACTTAGATGTATTTGCAATTTCTCTGACTTAGGTCTGCTGGTACATCGGCCTTTCATTTAGGGTCACTACCTACTACTACAAACTGCTAGTAACTACAGACATCTTTGGTTTACATGTGATGAGATGTATTAACACTACCTATTGTAGTACCTCAGCAAACTTAATAGGATCATTTGCTGTTGAGCTTAGGCAACCAGTGCTTCTTCATCCGCAAAGACGAACTCGTCTGCGTTATTGAAGATATATTCTGCTTGCGCTAAGAGGGCATCGACTTCAGTGTCTTCTGCATTTGGTTTGTTTGAACGGCTTTTATAGTGGCCAGCCGGTCAACCACTGTGTGCTTATGTCACGTTCGACTATCAAATCGAAAACCATATTCACCCCCATATTATTTCAAAGAACTATTTTTTATTTATATATCTATAATAATAGATGGCTGCATAGAATGCAACTAAATACTTTTGATGATTATTACGAATCCAAGATATCAAGAACAAGCACTCAAGTCGATGTGCTGGGTTGCCGTAAGCGGCGACACTAGTTACCCTCCAGTCACGACATCTGATGGGACTAGATATAATAAAACTGCAATGCTAGTGTACGACCTAACCAAGGCTCAGGTAAATGGAAGTGCATTTGGTGACAACGCTTCTTCTGACGCATTTGGCCGTTTGCGGGTTTCGCAGCCAGTCTCACTGATAGACGCGAAGCAATTGTACGGCAAAGGTGTCAATATTTTTGATGAGGTTGTAACTGCAAATGCCACTAGTGTTCATGTTAGCGGTGATTCGTTGGTGAATATGACGACAAATGCGAACGGTGCTTACGTTATAAGACAAACTCCTTTGAGATTCAACTATCAACCAGGCAAAGGCATTGTAGGTTTATTTACTGGTGTTTTTGCTCCAGAAACCAATATTACAAAGAGAGTTGGATTATTCCAGAGTGGTTCGGTGGCTCCGTATAATCCTAATTCCGGGATCTATCTTGAAGTCACTTCTGCTGGCCCAAGATTTGTAGTTCTCAAAACTGAAGGCACTGCATATTCGGTTTCAGTGCCACAATCTGCATGGAATGTCGACAAGCTAGATGGCACAGGCCCATCTGGGTTGGCTATTGATTTTACCAAAGCTCAGATTCTTACAATGGATTATGAATGGCTGGGTGTCGGTCGTGTTCGCTTTGGGTTTTATTTGGAAGGAAAATGTTATTATGCGCACTATGTAACAAATCTCAATAGTTTAAATTCCACATATCTGTCTTCTCCTAATCACCCAATCCGATATGAAATTCGTCAGACTGGTGCTGGATCTGGATCGATGAAACATATTTGTTCATCTGTAATAATTGAGGGTAACGAGGATATTTTAGGAACACCAGCGAGTGTGTCTACGAGTGCGTCTGTCACTGTGAATACCTTAGCATTTCATCCTGTATTATCTGTTAGATTAAATCCAGCACAACCAGATATTGTCCCATTATTACGCTCTGTTGATTTGTTAAATGCATCGAATAATGGTTCTTGTGTCTATAAATTAGTGTACAATGCTGAAGTGTCTGGCACTGCTCCTACATGGGCTGATCTAGTCGGCACGCCATTCCAATATGCTATTGGTGCTAATACTGCAATATTGACTGCAGGAACCGACCTGCTGACGAAATTTATCGGTGCATCTCAACGTGCTGGCATTAGTACAGACGAAGCATCTGTGGGTGGTTTAAACGGTCGATTCGGTGTAAAAATAAACGGCACACCAGAGAATATTACCATTGCAGCAAAGGGCATTACCAATGATGCTGTAATTTGGGCGTCGATGAATGTGATTCAACGTGCATAACGATAAATAATTATATGGCTTTTACAAACAAAAATATTTGTCGCTCTTTTAACCAAACTATCTCAAATTCCTTGGTTGCCTTGTCGTCGCAAAGCTGTAGCGAGGTTATCGTAGTGAATAAAACTGGAACAACTATTGAAATTTATGACAACGGATTTTCTGGAGCAAGCAATGCAATGGCTCTATCTGCTGACGACACATTTACATTTAGAGGTGTAACAGATTCCAATCAGGTAAGCGCAAAGACAATTGCTGGTTCTGGTCCATTGTATTATCGTACACAATATTTCTCCGATTCATCTCAAAATACTTAATAGGATAGATACGGTCTGATTAGATTGAAAGAATCTAGAACCAATTTACCGTTTTGTTTCTTCAAATTGATAAACACTGTCATAAACGCATTGACTAGTGTGCTTGCTGTGAATAAAATGTAAGATACTGTGTATATCCCTGAGTTTTTGTCATAAGCGAAATCAAATGATGGGATCGTCGAAGTGCCATAACTACTTAATGCTGCCTTGAATGTAGTGTAATCATTTGCGCCATCATAAGCCAGTCTGACTATATCGCTGCCAAGTATATGTTCATATACTTTCGGATATGGCGGATTCGAGCTAGCCATTGTCACGAATGTTAGTGTGTTGTCGTCAGGAATTAAGATAGATCCGCAAGTACCATATGTAGGACTATCTATTGTAATGACAAATGAATTATCGGATGTATTGGATGCTTTTTGTTCTGCACTAGAAAAGATTTCACCTGTTTCATAATCGACCGAAATTCGATCGACGAGAATAGCACCAGACAAGTGGCTAATCATTGTATCGTAAAATACTTCAATATTCTTGATCTTGTTTCCTGTTAATTGTCGATAGATTGAAGTATTTGACGCTGCGTAGGTATCATACACTTTAGCAAGTGCGGATACTGCTGGCAATGTTTTGTTGTTGATGGTCTTCACATACAACCTACCATAATTTGATTGCTTTGCAAACAATGTAGCAGTCGGTGTGTCTTTGAATAATGTATAATAATTGCCGTATATATCTGTTTGGTGTTTGTGTATATATGCCGTTGTTTCGTTGAATCTTGATGATGCCCACGAATTTGAACCACTGAGAATATTATATTCACCATATAAGTTCGCTGTATAGTTAATCTTGTCAAACCATTCGTCTTCAAATTCACCAACCCATGGATCAGTCAATTCATTAAATGGAATACTGATAGTATCATTGCCATGCGATTCCGCAACACTTTGATATGCGTTGAAGTTAGGATAATTTTTGTCGTTGTATACATCCCCCGATTTGCATGCTGCTGTTGATGGATATTTGATAAATGATGCATTTGTTGATTTGATTTTTAAAATCTGATTATTGTCAACATTTGATAATCCGCGGTTGTCTATATAAAAAGTAGGATCTGCAACGTAGAATACATTTTCGCGATAGTCATTGTCGATATTTGGTTCTTTGGCAACGATGCTCGAATTGTAAATCGGAACTACTAGATTGTCTGGTGTGAATAGGCCGAGATTTTCTTTTGTAGCCAATCCGCTCGAGTTTGGTATATATGCTACTGTAGGGTTATTAATATTCAGCAGATTAGCATATGGTGCCTTAGCGTTGACAAGAACACCCGATGTAACTGGTACATATACACCACCGGAAGGTGGAAGTCCTACCGATACGTCTGTTAGCGTTTGGGTTATAGTAAACGGATTTTTGGCGCAATATACTATGCTAACTGGCTGGTCGAGAGATGATGATTCGAATACAATATCACTTTCGCCTGACAGACTTTCAATGACTAAAATTTTATCAAATACTTCTTGTTGGCTAATAAAATTTGTTTCTGTATCATCTGGTGTATACTCATCAGGCAATCCATAACATTTCTTGACTGTCTCTGTACGAACCGAACAATTGTGTTTAATGTATGGTTCTTTTTCGACTAGGTTAATTTTTCTCCACTCTGTCGTTGCTTGTGTAGAGCTAACTGTAAAATTTTGGGTCCATATAAATGAATCATTCGCTCTGCGGAAGTATTCAATTGTGTCGAAATGGTTTAATGTATTAAGTGTATATTTCGGATGATTTGTAAACAGATATTCGTTTACCAACTTGCGATGATTTCCAATTGACAAATTGAAATGGTCTATACCACACAACTCATCAGCGAGTGCCCAGTATGGTTTCGCACCTACTGTATTCTGTGAGCCGGTCCATTTGTTTAGACTATAATTCCATCCGCGCAATTTTGTTTGCCATATGAAATTAATCAAATCATATGATACTGTTTTTTCATCTCCATCATCCCATTGGATCGAAAATGTATTTTGCTTGCGATGGATATATACTAAATGATCTCCGGGATTAAAGACAATATCTGATGGAGTATAATCCCTCGATTTCCAGCTACTAATATTAGTATCATTGTCAACAACCAGATCAATCCATCTTGGTGTGAAATCGAACATGAATTCGTTCGAATAGCAAAGTTCGTCTTTGATTGATAGATATTCTTGTGGGTTGCAATATTGATGGTTAAGAATGAAATAAAAATCAGATCCTTTGACTAAGCATGGTAATTTGTTATTGCGATAGTAGCCATATACGACACCAGGACGGAGTAAAAATTCACCCCCGCCTGGTGTCATCCATTTACCCGTACCCCAACCAAGATCAACAAATTTATTGTCAGCGTCTAGCTTGAAATAGGCAATGCGATCGCTGTTTTGCCATCCTCTGCCGAGACTGTCCCTCCATTCAGATAATTCAAATTTATCAAAATCTAGAGGCGATGTGATTTCAAAAATAAAATCTGATAATGAACCAAAAGAATCAAGACGATTTCCTTTGTGTCCGAACGGCGAATAGTTCAGAGCTTTACATTCGCATGCAGTGGTGTGTTCAATTTCTGTTTGATAGTAATAAAGAGATTGTAGATCTTTTCTAAGATAAGGACAATTTGGTTCATGCTTATGTCCTGTGAATGCGGCTATGCTGTTAATCTTAGTAGCTGGGACATCATTAATATCACCAAACTTCGCACCATTAACACCCCATATAAATGGAGCCACCACACCAGGACTTGCCTTTAATGTCAAGCCCGGCTGAATTACACCAGACAATAATGTATATCCAAACGGATCTAGATAATTATTGTTGAATACGTAGTCATTAAATTTTGTGCTATTGAAATTGCGCAAAGACTGGCCTTTCAAATACGCCGCACCGACGATTTCACCGCAATTATCTAATTTCAATATTACATCAGAATCTAAATGAGTTGTGCCTGCTTTTGATGAACCGAAATCTTTGAATACATTTAACGACGACAGTGCGGTAGGCAATGCGATTTTATTTTTGCGTGTGATGTATGTAGGCAGTGGCGTGTATTCACCAGAACCATCAAAGCTTTCATATGGCCAGAATATATGCGTACCATTTTCTTTGTCAATGCTAGATGACAATTCAACTGATGCTGTAATTGGCAATTCTGTCTTCTCAAACCTAAACAACCAGTAATCATTTACACTATTATTAAAAACACCATCAGGCGTTTCATCATCTATACGATTTGGATTTGTTGTTTGTCGAACAAAGAAGTGATCTGCTTTGTTGTATATAGAACCGGGCTGTGCGCCATCCGCTGCTAGATAGGTATCGTTAATCGCAACAGGTTTGGTGGACGACTGAACGTCTGCAATACTTGTATTCCAATACAAATCTTCAAGCTTGGCAAGTTCTGCATCTGTGAAGTATGTTTTGTTAATCAGTCCATTCGTCTGCACACCAGTCCATTCGTCATCAATAAAATATCCTCGACCTGGAAATGGGAATCTTAAAATCGTGCGGCCATCACACTTGAGAGATCCCTGCAATTCAACTTTAAATGTGTCTTCTCTATCTTGTTCCGATGTCTTGCACAACCAGGCACCTTGAATGCCATATCCACATCTATTGACGAAAATCTTATCAGCATCTTCATAATTTGCTGCAGCTGTTCCTTTGGTTAAAAATTCGCTTTCGTTGATTGGTAGTTCTGAATACTCTGCGTTCGTCAATCCTCTGTATACAAACTCGCCGGAAGGCCAGTAGAATAAATTACTGCCCGATTTGATATCTAGATTTACTGTATCAACTTTTGGAATATAATATCCCCCACTAATATAGTACAAATCAGTTCCTAGATATTTTGCAGTAGCCTCAAATTCATTGATTTTATTGCTATCGATGCCGTCTAGATTTATCGTCGCACTTGCTGCCATATTGGCAACGTCTTGCACATAGTCTGCAAGATTAAAGAACATCGGATTATCTATTACTACATCATATGCTCCCAGCTTATTGTAATATGGCTGCGCCTCTACATCCGTTGCACAAAAGTCTTTGACAAAGTCTACTGTAATGTCTTCATATGCAGTGCTTGGATTTTTGTCTTGATATGTTGAGGTGTCATACAGCTCCTGTATTACTATCTTGAAGTCATCTTTAACTGATGATAATTGAGGAAGACCTGCGAATGCACTTTGTTCGATTACCGTAGTTTGATATGTCGATGCTGTGTAATTTTTTAAAATGTATTCATAGAATAATCTTTCAATTGCTGCATTACTACCTGCAATATTGTATTTGATTTTGCTCTTCTTTGCATTTGCTCTTTGGCCTACATAATAGAGCGCAATATCTCTTAGCTTCTTGGAAAGCAAAGGAATTAAAATTTCGACATCATAAGGATCGTCTAAATTTGCATTCGCTAATTTTCTGAATGCTGGATCATCTTTAAAAATATATTGCAGTCTCTCAACTACTTGCTGATATTGTGATTTGAGAAGGTCTGCTGCAGTCTGAGTATCATAACGATTGCTGTACCAGCTGCTAAGATACTGTTCATAGACTTTCTTTGCAATGGTGCTGTTAGCATTCGGGTTTGCCGCAGACCATTCTAAAAATGTAAAAGGTCGATTATAATCCAATGGCACATCATCAACAACACCTTTCGCAAGATTGGCATTGTATTGGGTTTCAAACGATGTGGTTGTTTGTTGCGTTAGTCTTTTGAGAATCTCGGCCATTATCCATACTTACTCATCGATTATATTTAATCCTCGGTGCAGCTCGAGATTGAATAAGCTATCGAGTATCTGATTATCTCCATACCACTGGAATTCGGTTGAGGCACTTTCAGAAATAGTTGTATACCCATCGCTCCAGTTAATCAACCCTTCAACTTGATTGTTTGATGGTGTATCGATGTATGTATAGAAATTATAATAGGTTGTTAGCGGTGTTTTAAGACTAATGCTCGTAAGCGAATTGAGCGTATATGATGATAATGCACCAATTGCCTTTGGATAAAATAATTCATATTTTGTATTATTACTCTGTAGATATTCAATTACTATTGGCGTCCCGGCCGTAATAGTACTGGACATTGTTAATTTCGCACCAAGATTGTCTGTGCGGTCTTTGCCACAAACCTTACACACATCACCACAGCAATTCGAGCAACCAAAATTCTGATTGCATGGGCATTTTGCACCCCACACTTTTTTACGTGGACATGATGCTATATCCATTACTCTTGCGAGTCTTGAAGGATATGACAATCCAAAATCGTCAACGGGCATGTCTACTTGTTTCGCTAGACTTAAAAACTGTTGTAAGTTTGCTGTGTCTACATCGTGATGATTTTTGGCAAAATTTGATATTTTTTCCATGACCTTTTGGCCTGGATTTTCGGTATCGTCTGGAGTATCGCCAAGCAATACGCCAAGATAATTGTCAAAGAAATTTGTACTATTTTTGAGCACAGGTGCGTTGACGAAATCATTCATCAGGCATTTGAAATTTTCGCTTTCATTGAAGCGACGAAAGCTGTTGTATGATAATGGTTTTACGTCAAAATATGGAGAGTATGCAACAAAGTTCAACGTCGAATTAATTTTCTGTGGTGCGAAGTATACCGATGAAAACGAATTATAATTGACATCAAAAACTGCAGATGCCTGAATCCGAACATTCGATGCTGATAACAGAGTTTTTGCTATATTTCGTGTATACCCTCCTCTGTAGGTGTAACCATCATCGTCATATTTTTTAATTTGATTATTTGGTTCTTTGAATGTGAAATTTGATGTGATGTCTGTCGAACCACTTAGCACTTTAATGGTGACATTAATCGGTGTCACATCATATGGTAGAAACTTGACAATTCCTTGAGCACCATTAAGTGCGACAACATAAGGAATATTGCCGCCTTGCCAGTAAAACGGATTGTGTGTATTAATGCCGTCGATCGTTACGTTTATGCCTGTTACTGAATTTGCAGATAGAAACACTAATGTATTTGCTGTCACTCTACTATTTGTTGTATCACTAACATACTTTGATGCGATGATTCTAGTACCCGCCGTTACACTAGGCAAGTCATCACAAAACTTCGCTGTAACGGTAGCCGTAGTACCAATAAACGTATAATTAGAATCGGTGACGATACCCGACGCACTCGAATAAAAGACACTCGTTGGTGTGACTTCGATTCTTTTAACTGGAGTACCATCTTCGTCAGTAAATTTCCAAGTTGCGTTTAAATGCGACCATAATGTACCATCAAAATCATATGGTGCTGAATATGAATTTGCTGCATATAGGTCAATAGTATATGGTCCTGGTGAATTGGATGTTACGCTGATTGTTAGTGGTATAGCTATCCCTGCAGTGCCCGTCACTGACGGTGTCTTGAATGATATACTTTCTGGCAAATAATTAAAGACAGATAATGTTGTAGATGTTACTGTATCATTTTCGAGTAGCGTTACTTTATATACTCCTGGCTCCGAATAGGTTTTGCGATATGCGTTGTTTGGGCTAGAAGCAATAGTACCATCACCGAGAGACCAATTGGTCTTGCCTGAACTATCAGAGGAAAGGGTAAATTGGGTTATGGCTGCATATCCCGTTAACGCTGGTGTTATTGCTACAGTTGACATGATTAGTATTGAATAGCTCTAGATAGATTCGATGCAGTTTCGTTGATTCGAATTTTTGTTGATACGCCTGATTGGAAATATCCAAATTCAAAAAATTCCAAATTAAGTCTTGAAGTCACAAAGCGAGGCAATCCGTAAACCATTGACCAGGCGACCAAGCCAAGACCTTCTACTGAAATATTAGGATTGTCTGTTCTTTGTGTACGAATGCTCCCTACGCCAGGCACTGCCAGTATTTGATTATTGAGATCATATATGTCAATCGATTTACCGAGCTTCATATTTTTCCTTGCAAAATAGTCCTCGATGATGGCGGTAATGCCATTGATTATTGATGCATTGCTCACTCTTACATCTGGATTTTTATTTACAACTATTTCTGATGTGCCGATATCACTCATGGTAATATCCTGGCCATATAGTGGCACCCCGACATCGAAAGTGATATAGATCGGGTCAGCCATAACAGGCTCGACTGTATGTACCTTAATTTTCGAGTTTTGAATCGTGTTTAATACGAGTCTTTTTTGAGCCGGTGTAAGATATGAAGTATACGACGAACCAGTAATCTGACGTGGTACTGCGAAGATATACGCGTTGTTAAAGTTGCAAGCGTCTGCGAACATTACTTGATTGAATAGAACGCGACTTTCTCTCGATGGATCCAATACACCATACTCATAAATTCTCTTCATGTATGAATTGACAAATGTGTCGTTATCAACTACTACTGCATCTTGTAAAATGTTATAAAAGTTAGTATTGACATATGTTGTGAAGTCATCTTGAGTTACCAGACGATATTGCGAACGGTATGCTTTAGGTGCATTCTTGCGGATTTGGTCTACTGTCTCTGGTTCGCTAGAATAGGTAGATGGGTATGCATTATCAAACAGCAATCCTGTGTAAAGGGAATCACTTAAAACCGAATTGGTTTGCAATGTGCTCGAAAGAATGCTTTGGTAATTTTTTGAATTAAAAGGAACTAATCTACCGTCACCCAACGCCAATGCTCCCACTTCTCCTTCTTGACCTAATGTCGACAAATATATGATAGCGATTTTATCACCGCTATTCAATTGAACGCCATTTACCCCATCACCAAATTTTAATTCATACCTTTCATTTTCATTAAAACGAATTTCGTATTTTTTCGAGTTGGTGTTTTCTAGGTACAAGGAAGGAGTTTGTTCCCATAATGTCCACTGAGTTGTTCCTGATTGCTGTACGTATACGTGGATGTTAAAATGATCAACCTTAGTACCTGAGTCTGTTATTAGATAAACAATTTCATTAGCTTCCCCTGTTGCCTCGATAGTAGGATGTTCTCTGAATTTGCCTTGATAGAGTAACTGCTGCACAGATGGCTCTTCAAGAAATTCGAACCCAGATACGCTTTTGACAAAGCTTACATCTTTGGTAAATGAGTAATGTATATCACCTACAACATTGATATATGAATATCTTGGAATGGTGTATGCGCCAACGGGAATTGATGGGTTTGCACTCAGACTAAATCCAAGATTGGCACTATGATAACCTTGAGGATTGTAATCATTTAGCTTGACAATTCTATTCATGTTTTCATAAATGTCTGCTTCTGAAAACATGCCTTCTGTGGATGTTCTATTAAGATAAAACAACAACGAGCCAAATGCCATTGAGATGAAATCATTCAGCACAGCAAGGTTTGATCCTTCATGGTTCTGTTGGGTGAATAATCCAGATTCGTTAAGACGTTTCTTAAAAAGGTCTTTTAGGGAAACTGGATCAAATGCTGCGTAGCTATCACTCTTTAGTGGTAAAATAGCATCTCTTTGGATAATATTACTCATTGTAGTTATTTATTGAAAAAGTAAACCCCATCTTGTGTTGAAATGGTACCAAATAAGGTTATTTCTTTACTAAGCATTCGGACCTGAAATATTATGGTGATTTCGAATTGACTCGCCTCGATATTTGGATAGATGGAAACTTTTACAAGTCGAACTAATGGACCTTTCGTGGAAGCATCGCTAAGGTCATCAATACTGTTTTTGATGTAATGGCCTATTTCAGACGCTACTCGATCTGTTATAGGCTCAAATGTGTATTTCTTAAGATTCAATCCAAAATTTGGATACAGGTAAAGATCCCCAGGAGCACATGTAAATAAGTTCTTCAAGTACTCAATCACAGCCTCTTCGTCTGTGGCGATAGCGATATCAACATCATTAACCATCGACTGATCAAAATATAATGGATTACCTACTTTGGATTGCATTAGATCCAGTTTGATATCCACGTACTTATTGGACTTACGAACTGCCAATTCAGTGCTGCTCGTTTTGCGATCAAGTTCACGAATTTCGTTTTTGATGTTAAAATTTAATGCCATTATAAATAATTACCATAATAGACTAAATACATATATGAACAAATTTGATCAGATTTACGAATCAGCGTTAAATCGCTTCCAACAACATGGAATCCTCGAGGGGGATGTTGTTAAATTAAAATCCAATTGGAAAAAAAATCCCTTTTTTAAAGATATGGGATCCAATGTGATTCAAAAGCTAGATGAGCTTGGTACGGATGGCAAACGCATTCGGGTTTCTTCTATTGCCACCAAGCACAGTGGCATGGGTATGATTCGTGACGGTGTCGTCTTTGCTGACATCGTAGAAGAAGAGATGCCAGGATTATGGTACAATCCGGTTACAGTACCAATTGATGTTCTTGAATTCGTTGCGAATCAGAACGACTCGTTCCAGGTGCCTGTGCAAGGTCAGCCTAAAGATAAGCCAACACAAGCACAGTACACCGATTACTGAACTTAGAGAGCAGTCATGAGTTCAAGATAACATGCAGTTGCATTGATTTCTTGATCCATAACTAAGCTATGTTGAAAGAGATACTTGCTGACGATCAGCATACTATCTCTTTTCTTTTTTTCGTCATTAATTTCATACGCAGCATTGAATAGCCCACGAAGTAGCACACCATAATCATTGTTAAAATCAATTGATTTTGTAATTACATATTCACGAATTTCTGCAATGTTTTTCTTTTCCTGAATCATCTCTAAAACGACATTTGAGATGGTCTTTGTGGTATCAGCCGCCTGCTTTGTTGTGATTTTACCACCGATAATGGAATGCTCAATGACTCCAATAATTGTCCGAATATCTGGATAATGCCTTTTGACAGTTAAACCGATAAAGTTTTTCTGGTCGGTGTCGAGCGTAATATTTTCTTGTGAGAGAATAGATACTATTCGAGACAATACACCCTTAATTGGTGGAGTAAGGTCAAACCTCTGACATCTTGATTGTAGCGGCTTGCTGATCTTTGCCAAGCTATTGCATGTCAAAATAAATCGACAATTATCACTATGGGTCTCCATGACATTTCTCAAAATGTCTTGAGCGGACGAACCACTCCCTTTGGAAGACATCCCATCTGCTTCATCAAGAATGACAACCTTAATACCATCACCCAAAGACACTGTAGATGCAAAATCTTGTACCTTATTGCGAATAGTATCAATGCCGTTTTCGTCTGACGCATTGATGTAAAGCCTGTCACAACCAAGTTCATTAACAATAATTTTTGATAATGAAGTCTTGCCAATGCCAGGAGGGCCTGCAAAAAGTAAATGAGGAATAGATCCATTTTGAATATATTCTTCAAACTTTTCGCGCACCCCATCTTCCAGCACAATATCAGCCAAACGCTTAGGTCGATATTTCTCGATAAAAAGATCAGTAAATGTCATAATTATTTTCCGCTTGAACCAAGACCATTTTCTCCTCTGGCAGACTCTGCAGCAACATCAACAAATGACATATCAGCTGAAATGATCGGATAAAAGACAATTTGTGCAATTCGATCCCCTGCTTTGATGTGATATCCTTTCGACGAAAGATTATACAATTTGACACCCAAGTCTCCTCTGTATTGATTGTCAATAATTCCAAAGTGTGGTTGAACTGAATGCTTAAACCCGAGACCTGATCTTGCTTCAATTCTGAACCAGAATCCATCTTGAATCTCTGCCAATTTTAATCCCACAGGAACTACCGCATTGCCTACTTCACATTGACTTTCGATTTCTCCGTCTTGTGTTTCGGTCAACGATACGGTTGTTGGCGGAATGAATGTATCTTCAACAGCTGTCAAATCATATCCAGAATCACCATTATCTCTGAGAGTATAAAAACCAAAAGCCCCTTCATCAATATTAAAAATTTGATCTGGTGTGTCCTTTAATGTACTGCCGTTGTTGCGCTTAGGCAATTGAGCATTTTGGTGTGTTTTAATGAATTTTGCTTTAATCATAATCAATTAATGTTAATGCCTGTATAGAAAGACTGAATTGGTTTTTCGTAGATAGCTGAATTGTCTTCATGTTCAAACACTTCAACCTTTTCTACCCAACAACGATCTCCGTATTTTTCTTTGATATATTCAGCAGATACATTATAGCAGTACTCCGCAATTCTTTCGGCCCCAACTCCATTCAGCATAATTCGAATATCCAAAGCACCCACTTCCGCGAGCACTAAGAATTGATCAATGCACGGGTCGTCTGCCGCAACGCAGGTGGTATGATCGAACATATGTTGCAGCTTTTCCTTCAGCGGTTTCAAACCACCAAAATCAACACACCAATTCTTCTCATCAAGCTTAGTTGCACCAAACCAGAATTTCGCTGTAAGCCGATAGCCATGAAGCTTGCAACAATGGCTATGTGTGGCACGCCATTGCCTAAACGCACAACTACCAAGCTCAATTACTTTTGTTGAAACAAATTTGTTAGTGTGGGGTGTATGCATATTAATGGGTGTTGGTGTTTTGATATTCTTGGAGAAGAATACGATCCGTGCGTCCATTTTGTTCAGAAATATTTGGGTGATTAATGTTAATTCTTGATGCTGACATTGCTTTCAGTACTGAGATGATTTCTCCGACTCGTTCTACTGGGATTTGATAGGTCCCATAACCTTGTACTATTACTGGTATCATATAGATTAATATAAAACGTGGTGTAAGTAAAATCAAATGGAAGACGCCGATATCGATAAATTTTTACAAAATTTCGAACTAGAACAAAAACCAGCACCTACTCAAAAACAGAACCAGCCGGTAAAAATTGACCCAGAAAATCTCGAGGAATATATTACAGGCAAACTAGATGAGATAGCGCAGATAAGCATTGACAGCATTGAAGAAGTCAAAGACATAGCAATTCAATCCAATGATGGCGAAACCATTTCAGCATTGGCTTCTCTGATTACCGCAGCATCGAAGCAATTAGAACTGATGAGCAAGTTTGCACTCCAAAGTCGCAAAATCAAGAATGCAGAATCTATGCAAGCAAAAGACCATGCCTTAAAAGAAAAATTGCTCGAGCGCAAACACGAGCAACAAAAAGAACTTTTGGGTAATAGCAATTCAGGAGGAATGCATATGCAACAAAATAACTTTTACATCAACGCATCAAGAGAAGAAATCATGCAACAACTTACGAGCGACATTAACTCAAAAGTCGAAAAACAACCCCTTACTATTGATTTGACGGAAGATTGAATTAGATATATCCTAATTCATATTTGCGTCTCAAATCTGGCCACGAATCCTCAAATGTAATTCTGTTTGCTGCGAAGGTAGCTAGGGTTGATAATGACACGGTAGTTCCTGAGGACAGTGCCGTGAATTTAATTGTTCCACCATTTGCGAATAGTAATGCCACCGTTTGGTTATTGAGTGCGTTATTAAGCAAAAATTGTGCACCACCAAATGCGGAGAATGTCGTAGTACCGGCAACGATAGTAGCGGTAGGTGCATTGAAGAGAACACCAATGATGTTAGAACCATAGAATGAAGCACCGCCAACTACATTGAATTGTGCTAAAGTATTAGCACCACTCGCAACGCGCGATGATACCGAGATATTAAAAGGTGTAGTAGCCGATGCAGGGGTTGCTTGAAAATTAAATAATGCCATGAATATACTTATGGTATAAAGGAGCAATTTTTGAATCCTTTTTTATTGTGTGTTAGTTGTCAAGAAATTTGTTTTTGGATCTTTTGCATATTGATTCCTAATCCTGCGTCCATTGGATGGTAGAATATATTCTTATGATTAGTGAACAAAGGTTCCAAATATCTCCAGTAGTGCTTGCTCATGTGAAAGTGTATTTCTTCATAAGATCGCCAATCGAAGGAATTATAAACCTTAAGTGCCCAAACACGACGATCTGGATGAGACATTACTTTGGTATCTTTACGATCAAAGCATTCTGATAATGTTATTGATTCATACGGTTCAATAGTTTCTAGCAAGTCAAGCAACCCATGCTTGGCTGATAGAACTTTACAGTTATGGTAATTCTGCAAACAATATGTCTTGAATGTATTAAAGAATGTCGAATCACTATACATTTCATTTACAGTACATTTATAATCCTTTTTACGTTTGGAGCATGCAATTATACCTAATGTCTTTCCGATGATCTTATTGCCTTTGGCTAAATTTTTCTGCAGTGGTTGTAGATTAGCTATATTCTCATCTCTCGCATATTCTCGTCTTTTTATTATACCATCATATCCTTGTTTTTGCTTTGATTTATTGATTATATTTTTAATCTTTTGAGGATTGTTCTTATAACGCTCTACCCACTTTTGTTGATATGCATCATAATGTCGTTTTGTATTTGCTTTGCAATACTGCGAATTTCGTCCAGGATTTTTCCAGTTAGTAATATTTCTTCTAGGTATTCCTGTTTGCCTCTCTGCTTCAAGTAACCCTTTCTCTGAACAAATTTTAAGAGCTTCAAAGGCTTGGTCCCTTGTATATTTCTTGAACGTAGTTTGATCTAAGAGATTATTGATTTCATCATCCGTCATTCTTATATTTATGTGTAGTCGACAATTTAAATCAACAAAAAAAGAGAGCTGAAATTTCTCTCAGCTCTCTTCGTGTTATTGTGTGTTAGGATCTAGATTAGAGATACACCGACTGATTAGCAGGGCTAAATGCAGTGCTGAGGCCAGATACAATCACCATGTGGTAGTAGAGATTTGCACCGAATAGATTGTCGACAACGCCGTAACGTGTTAACATCGCCACACGTGGTGTGAAGTTATTCGGATCAATTGCTCTTTGCACCATCACTGGGATGTAAGGGCAGTACACAATACCAGTGTCATAGAACTCAGGGCCTTTATAGCCGAGGAGTGCGTATTCCACTGTGTCTGTGCGGTAACCAACTTGGATCTGTCCTTCAAAGCGAGTATCACGATAAACGTTGAAACGACCACCAACGGAACCGACTTTAGCGATACCAGTTGGTTGTGTGTTTACATTGCCGTTAATCATGTAAGGCTTGAATTCTTTGAGCATTTCAAGAATCGTACACACACGTGGTGTGGCGATAATGAAATTTGCAGCACCTCTACGGTTACGAATAGCGATACGGTTGGCTTCAACAAGAACCTTGTTATAGAAGTCAACACCGCGCTCAGCTAACCAACGACCGTCAGCAGAAGCTGGAGACCATGTGGAGTAACCTGCACCGGCACCTGCTTTGAGACAGACTTTGATCATACGAATAACCATTTCGCGGTCGATTTCGGCTTGGATTTCATACGACATTGCATTCGTAAGTTCCGAGTCGATATCAATACCGTTCATGTTCTTAAGATCTTGTTCGAGCTCAAGTGTCCATTTGGATGCCAAACGACGTGTGCCTGCTTCGACTGCAGTCTTTTCGATGCTAAGGGAAATTTGTGGGAAATTACCTTGTGCTTCGAAAACACCCAGTGCTGCAGCAAGACCACGGTCAGCAGCAAGAATACCGGACGTACCAAGAATACCAACACCAAGATCGGAGCTAAGAGCAGACGATCCTGTATAGTTAGTATTGAGGAAGTTATAACCAATTTCATTGTTTGCCGAAACGGAAGGCCATTGTGCTGCGTTGGCAGTATTGGTTCCATCAAGGCCCTGGGTTCCGTCGTATTTATAACGAAGAGCCCATGCTAATCCGACCGGACCACCCATTGGCTGCACACCAACGATTTCGTTAGTGATGAGCTCAGGGAAAGTACGACGAATCATCGGGATAAGGATTTTTGGAAGACGCGCGTCACCAGGGGCATATGTGTCAGCATTGCCGAAGTTTGGTTGAGCACCGTTATTAACCCCCGCTCCGTAAACAAAAGAACTTTGTGTGGAGTTACCTGCGGCTATGTTAGCTTCGGTAAGGCACCATTTTTCTTGGTTTTCGAGAAGGATTGCGGTGCTAAGACGAACATAGTCCTCTTCAATCGGGCGAACGCTCGATGAAGAATAATCCAAAACTGGTCCCCATTTATTAAGCAGCTGAGCTGCACGATCCTCATTGATGAGGTTTGGTGATGATGTAATATGTTTATTCATATTATTAGTTTTGTGTTTTTATGTTGGTAATAGTGTGTCACTCTTGAACGCTACCATAACGTTTAGAGTCATTTCTTTTTAATTCGCTAATGTATGACAAAACAGCACTGCCGTTTTCTTTGTCTGGAGTAAACGAATTAAGATTCTCCGCTTCATCGCTTCTCTTCTCTGTGACTAAGCGATCAACATTACTCCGTCTGCGCAGTTCCTTTGCATGCTCGGATACTACTTGGCGGCGATCATTTTCTTCCTGATCATAGAGGGATGCGACATAATCAAAATTCTCTTTGATATACGATTCACTCTTGCTATTGAAGAAATTGGTTAAATAAGCAGCTTTGAATTCTGGTAAGCTATTCACTTTTTCGTTGACTAGTAAAGTAGCTTTTGTTTTTTCTGCTTGTTCTGAAATTACTTGGTTTTTCTTTTGTAAGCCAACAACTTGTTCTTCGAGTTGTTTGATTCTGCTTACACCGTCTTTGACTGCCTCTACAACGACTTCATTTTCATAGATATCATTGATAGCAAAAAGCTTGCGTGCTTCTGATAGAATATTGCGCGCGAATGTTTCTTTCGCTGCTTCTTGGAGTTGTTTAGCAGGCATTGCCTTTTCCAATTGAAGGTCAAGATATTTGGAAATTTGTACTCTCAATTCGTCACGAAGAACTGTAGACTGTTTCTTGAGTAGCTTTTCATAACTCTCTTTGATTTGAATTAGCTTATCAATATGATCGCTCTCCATCGTTTCGAGTGCAAGTTGAAGCTTTCTTGCTCTATCCGAATCTAGCTTTTCAACAAGAGATTGAAGAGCCGAAGCGTGTTCATTATCTTGTCTATCCAAAGCTACTTGTACTGCAGCGGCAACTTTTTCGGAAACAAGTTGGTCAACCTCAGCCGTAAAGCCTTGTTCGATAGTCTTTAAGGTATCTTCGTTAAGATATTCCTTAGTGGCTTCTTTGATAATATCTAATATTTTCATTGGAATTATTTAGTGAAAAACGAACGCTCAACTTTGCGATATTCATTATCAAATTTAATGCGTAGTTTTTCTTTGACAATTTTCTTTAAGAATTTGTCGGCTTGTGCGTAGTTTTTGACGAGCAAACTAGCATTAAAATTATCGATGTGTTTACCGATTTGCATAATTAAAAAATACTTACCCTAATTTCATTACATCTGTCTTAGTGATGTGAGAAATTTTTGAATTTGTTCTTGAATAAATGAGTTTGCGTCTCTTTTTGGTAGAGTTGCAATACTTTTATTAAGTTGTTTGTACATCAGGTCCATACACTCTTTACACTCACCATTAGAATCTAGCATCCATGTTTTTGATTCTAATACGCCTTCAACGAATGCACTATGCACTGATGGGTCGCTAACTACATCTACACAAATAAGATGAAAATTGGAAACACGATTTCCTTTGGTGCCATCTGTCTCCGCAAGAGTTCCTAGTGCTCTAGATGATACTCCCAATTTAACCCCATTCAAAAGAAGACCTTTAACCAAGTCTCCCATAGGCACCCCTGTGAGAATTTTGGACTTGCCGTACCAAATATTTCCATCACGGCGAAATGATACGATATTATGGCAAGCTCTTTCAGGATTAATCTCGGCAGATGTTGGGTGATTTAGTTCACCAATTGCTCTGCCTGTCTTGATCATTTGTTCTGTATATCTTTGAACCTCGTCATCCATCTCCTGTTCCGAGTAAATTCTTCCATTTCTGTTTTCTTGTTCAGCCATAAGATACGGCCCTTCAATATACATTTCTCTGGTGGAATCTTTGTTCGATTCTTTAAGATGATATTGAATATCAAATGGTTTATTAATCAATAATTTTAATCCTGGCATAATATATATTTATTTAATTTATGTTAGTTATCCGATAAAGAATGGGGCGATTGTCGGACCTTCGCCTCCTTTTAGTAGTAATTCTTCAAGTGCGACTTTTTCTTTTTCACCCTGATCGCCGATATTAGCAACAAGCGAGCCGCTGCCGTATAATGTAATGCCTGAGAATTTGCCTCTAATATATCCTAATGCTATTTTCGTCAATGCTGTAGCATATTCAAATACCCACTTTTCATCAATGACATCTTCTACTCTTTTCTCCATGTAACATCCAATAGCAGCACAATATCTACTATTTGGTGATGGTTCAGGAATAAGCTTTAGCAATTGTGTTTTGCGATCAAATCGGATATAGACGTTGCGTGCTAATACTCTATTAGTCAAATCAACCCACTGTCTTAAAATCTCATAAGAGATAAGATCAAATCCTGTGTGTTGAATATGGCTAAATTGCGAAGTCTGGCCAAATACTCGTTGAGCAATTGCATAGTCAATATTGAATAGAATATTTGTATTAGTGAAGCTACCTGCTTCGAAGCTTACAACACTCGTGATTTTGCGATAGTCCTCCAAGCTATAATCATATCTTCCTGTTGTTGTTACAGAGGATAATCCTGTAGCTTCCGTAGTGCTTGTGCTATAGAATGTCACCGCAACTGGCAATTTAGTAGGCATATACTGACAGCAGCTTGCCGCTTGATATGACATATTAAAGATCTTATTATTGACAAGATCAAATGTACCAAAGATTGCATTCGGATATGGTTTAGCACTTAAGAAATTAAACGTTGCTGGAATAAATCCTTCTGAGTTGAGTTCTGTATCGCATATGCGTGCAGTGATGTAATTGCCGTTATTTGATGTGATGGCAATAGTATTTTCTGTCAATTCACATGTTGGTAGATTACTAATAGTAATATGTGATGCTTTGGTTACGTCATATCCCCATAATGCTGTAAGTGGTGGGGTTGGACAACCAGATGGTATATTGTATGCACTTCCCGAATAAATGGTTACATTTCCTCCTGATACACTAATCAAACCAGTAACATTAGAATATAATGTATTTGGTGTATAGCTCGATATTGAGCTAACAACAACTCTATCAGTATCAGATACAGCAAAGTTCCATGAAGATAGAGGTGTTAGTGTAACAATATTACCTGATGTCGATGTAGCTCCTGCTTGTGCGTATGATACCGCACTTCCAAGATATGTAGTAGTGACTGCAGTGCCTGTAACTACCGCAAATGTGCAATATCCTCTTTCGATATCATTTATCTCATAATCTGAATTAGTATCTTGCAGGCACATATTGCCTGTCAAAAGTGTATCTAATTTAACACCAACTCCAGGTATGTATAAATTACTATCAAATACTAGATACTCTTCTGTGTACCCAGCATATCGAGTATACATCTCTACGGCTCTATCTATAAAGTCCGCTAATTGAGAATCTGTTACTTCTACGGTTACCGCTGGATAGCCTAGTGCCTTTTTAATGCGTAAAGCCAGGTTTGCATATGATTCGATCTTACTATTAAGATAAGTCGAACCATGATATCCTGTAGGTAGAACTGATGAAATGCAAGGTACTTGGCTCATAATTATGCTGGAGTTTCTTCAGGCGGTGCTGCTGGGGTTTCTTCAGGAGGCGCCGGTGCTTCTTCTGGTGGTGCGCTAAATGATGGGGGCAACTCTGATCCACCACCGGCACCACTAGGAGGTGATTCGGGTGGCGTAATCCCTGCTGATGCATTTGCTGCAGCCATTTCATCTCTCCAGCTAGGTCCTTGTGATCCAATTTGATCCAATTCCCATGTAAACGCTTTATCCTTACGCAACAGTGCGCGATTTTCAAGAATCTTTTCTGGTGTCCATTTCAAGACGTCCATCATTAGTAATGTCGGCGAAATGTTCGCATTACCAGAAATATCACCGTATGTCTTGTACAATAATTCGAGATACTGCAGATCTCTCATCATCTTGAAGTTTCGAGGCGCGTTGAATTCTGGTTGGAAATCAAATTCACGAATCTTGTATAATTTCCACAATCCTCTCAATTTGAGATGTGTGATGAATCCTTGCTTAATCCCTTCCGCGAATTGCCTTTGAATGCGCATAATGAATTGTGCCATGCTTAATTCTTCTGCGGTAATTTCTTTGCCGTCTCGCATGGTCGTTTCTGGATTCATTCTATTCAAAGGAATCTTCATCGACCGATATAGCTTCTTGACGAAGTAGTTTAAGTCATCTAGTTGGCCTAAATTTTGCCCAGCAGGAACTGTTTCAACATCCGAACCTTCGCCACCAGATGATCTTGCAAACCAATAACTGTCAAGCATTGACTGTGGGTCATATACATTCTTAAATCCACCTTGTCCTGGTGTTCTCTTTTCCCAGAACTTTCTCATCGCTTGTTGCACAATTTGTTCTGCTTGCGCGGGGGGTGCATTACCTGTATAGATCTTAAATTTAAGACGCTCTGGCGCACGAACAAGACGATATATAACGATAGCATCTTCGATCATGCTTAATTGCAAATAAGCTCTTTTTGATTTTTCAAGATAAGGTACTTTGAATAATCTGTCTCTATCCCATACACCCGAATGAATGTATACCACTTGCTGTTTTTGCATTGGTACTAATTCTTCTGTCGTTGGTGTTTGACTCGTAAATGATACTCTATTAAAGATCCCAGGATGCACCGTCGTTTCATTATACTTTCTTAAAATGAAATGGCTTAAATCCTCATTTTGAACGTTAAAATATACTGGCTCTATTAATTCAGTAGGAACGTTAACAACTCCTAAGACGCCTAGTTCTGGATTTTTGTCAGAGATAACGTTTTCAAAGAATAGTTCACCTTCAATAAAGAATTGACGGAAATATTCCCACCCTTTATTTTTTAATCCAAAAACAGAAACATAATGTTCAAACTCTTTTGTAATTTCGCTTCTTGCTGTTTGATTATATTTGCCTGCTTCAATTCTTAAATTGATTAGTTTGCCATTTTCATCTTCGTTAAGAATTTCATCACATATAATATCTAGACAATCAGATAGCTCTGAATAATCCGACATGCGTCGATATTCATTAATGCGATTGATTTTATTCTCATCTAGAGGTGCGTAAATCAATGAATGATAACCCTTATCGGTCATCATATTATCATATCCCATCGGATTGTTTACCGAATTGCGAGACACGGATAGTCTGCGAATAATTTCATCGCGTCTACCACTCGCAGCTTCGAACGCTTTGTATTTAGGATTGGTATCTTCTACTTTTCTCGAAGCTGTGTATGGCAATGAACCCAAGATACGATGAGTCCAACTTTGCGGCATTGTCGATGGCATATTAATTGTATTTATTTGACATATACAATATTTCCATCTATATTGCGCATACTATATTAAAAATCCCGATTAGTCTTATACTGGCTCTGGAGTTGGCTCTGGAGTTGGTGGGGAATTTTTTGCATCGATCCATGCTTGAAGAGGTGCTACTGCGTTAATAACTGCTTGGAATGCAATGGCAACTTCGGGTACTTCGCTCACGGCAGAAAATAAGTCGTCGGTTTGCACCATTTGCATTAAATTAGTCGATCCTAGTTCACCCGTAGCAGAAGACATAGGCAAACAGGCAATTTTGACTGTTCCGTTTGTAGTTGATGGGCAAAAAATTGCAAGATTGTAAATCCACAAAATATCAAATGTTTTTGCTGGAATTAGTGGAGTTTGAATTATTTCTGGAATTGGTATTGGCATAATTATATTTATAGTTATAATGTCTAAATCTTCGTGATTTATATTATTCTCGGATGAGTCACTTCCTGTACCAATCCGGTGCCTGAATCAGTTAATACAAGATTATTACGTACATCTTGTCTTGCACGGATGAGAGGAGTATAAAAAGCTAGAGAGGATGGACAGATTTTGGATGGTTTGAATCCTCTTGCCAGAGATGCGATTTCTTCAGCAGTCAAAACTGTATTCCAGACCCCGACTTCCGCAACATCGCCATTTGCAAAAGAATCAAGTCCGCCAGTTCTCCTAGCTCCTATTGCTGTTCTAAACAAAGGTTGTACTGTTCCGACAAGAACAAACGTACCTACGGGCGATGCAACTCCATTTAAATAAGCGGTTCTTGCACTTATAGAGTTATGAACACATGCAATATGTTGCCAGTTTCCAAGTGTTGCAGAAATTGTTGCAGTAGTTGCAATTCCTGATTGGAAGTTGTCATCTCTCATAGAAGTGACACATTGGCCACTTGTGTTTATTCCGAGGAGAACGTGTGTCGCGCCAATAGCCGAAGTAAAAGTTACTGCTTGCCCTTGGAATACTAAAGGTCGAAACCAACAAGCAATGGTCAACGGAACCGATACTACCGGGGAGATATTATATTTACCAAAGCATTTGCGCCATTAAATGAAAGTGCCATAATAATTTATTAAATATTTGTTCTAACTTCTACTGTTAATAGTTGAGCCGAATCTACTAATGTATCAGCAACATTACTGCTTTCTCTGAATATTCTTAATGCATATGCATCTCCCGGAGCTAAACTATCAATTGATGGCAATGTGATTGTTCCTGTCATAGTTGTTTGATTAGCAGTTCCAGAAACAGTTACATCTATTCCCGCAGATGCTGCATATGAAGTTGATGATAATTTTTTAATTTGCGCTCCCCAACGGCATGAACCAGATGTTGCGGTAATTGTAGAGAATTGCGTTCTAATTAGTAATCCATTTGCTAAAACTGCATTATCAGGAATTACACTAATAAATCTTGCTTCTCTGATTGGACTTCCTGCTGCAAATTGTAGAACTCCTACGTTATCAAAATTTCGTGTATTCAATGTTGCGAAATTTGCAGAAACTGGATGATTTTCCAATGCGGTAAAAGTTGCAATTGTTCTAGTCGTGTTTACTGGAACAAAAGCAGTACCATCGAATAATTTTAATGAATTAAAAGTTGAATTATAATAAACATCTCCTGCGGAATTTACAGTCGGATCGGTTGATATACCTGCGAAATTAACTGAACCATTAGTTTTAATAGACATTCTCGTTGCGGTCAGAGTTTGAAATTCAATATTTCTCCAAGTTGCGCTTCCCGGAGAAGTTTCTGCTCCAATGATATTATTACCTGCGGAAGATTTGAACACTAATCTTTCATATGTTGTAGAATTTGTAAATGTTCTGTAAATTGAAAATGTTTGTGCATTCGTTCCATTTCTAACACCAAATGCATTATTTGCGTCCCACATCAGTTTATTGTTATTTCCAAGACATAAATGACCTGGATTGCCACTTTGGTCAAATACGACGAATTCACCAGAGCCTCCATTTCCTGCTAATGTCCAACGCGGACCTGAAATCAAATCCGCCCCAGCATTAGGATTAGTTATAACTAATCTAGTAGGAAGGTTGAGCCAACCATTATTAATAAATTCTGCCACATGCTGTAGACTACTTCCATATATAAATTTCATGCCTTGCATAGAAGACAGCACTGCGGCACTAGATCTCGTAGTGTCTCTCACTACAAAACTATTTGTATTATCTGTTAATCTAGCATTTGCGGGAATAATTATATTTCCAGATTTTGCAATTCTAAAAAGAGATGCGCCACCTATTGATAAGTTAAGTAAAGAAGAGTTTGCATTACTTGATAAATCTGTAACATTTAAACTAAATGACACTGGTGTTCCAGAAGTATTCCATGTTTGAGTGATATTTAATGCAGGATCAGATAATCCACTCGATCCTGCGTGAATGGTATCATTAATATGTAATTTTCCAACCGGAGTAGTTGTTCCAATTCCTAATTGACCAAACCTAGAAAACTTCATTCCAGTTACGTTATTTGTTTTAAAATCTAAATCGAAATTTGAATTAGTTCCTAGTGTCAATGAAGAATTTGTGTCATTGCCTCCATTTAAAATATAATTTCCGCTATTCGCAGTTACTGTAGCATACGTAGAATTCCAGTTAGCACTATTGGCTGTTAATGTTGTATATGAAGTATTCCAATTAGCACTATTCGCAATAACTACAGCATCAACTGCAGCATTACCACTGCCAGATCCCCACGATGCGCTGTTTGCCGTTACTGTAGCATATGTCGAATTCCAATTAGCACTGTTTGCAGTCAGAGTAGTATATGAAGTATTCCAATTAGCACTATTCGCTGTCACTGCTGCATTGACTGCTGCATTGCCGCGGCCTGATCCCCATGAGGCACTATTGGCTGTTACTGTAGCATATGTAGAATTCCAATTGGCACTGTTCGCAATTAATATTGTATTAGCACTCTTAAGATCTATCCATGCAAATCCGTCATAGAACTTTAAAGTAGTTTGAGCAGAATCAAAATACACATCTCCCGACGAAGGAAGAGATGGTTCAACGGCTAAAGGGTTAAGATTAATCGCCCCTGTGGATTTGATACGGAATACTTCATTCAATACATTTTGTGTAGCACTATTACTTGGAACAGTGCTTGCATTTGTGGTACGGAATCTGATATCTCCTCCTAGTGCATTTCCAGTGCTTTGAGAACCATCAATTGAGAATAATGAGCCTGCGGCATTTGCAGAACTTGTTGCACTTTGTGTGGAAATTGTTTGCGGAAACGGAGATGCGGCATCCACTGGACCAAGGCACAAGTTGTCCAGGGATCTAGGCCGCATTTGAACACGGGCAGTATTTCCCATTACAAAGAGTGCAGTAGAATCTATCGCGTTTGATCCTTCAATTCTAAACTGCGAACCACGGTAAGCTAGTATAGTAGCTCCTGGCGTGTAGAAAAACCCGTTAGGATTAGTCCCGTAGAAAGCTATTTGTGGGGGTCCGCTAGTGCCTGCTTTGATTCTAAAAACTTCTGTTAAAGGGTTTTGAGCAGCAGAGGAAACCCCCCCAGGTGCTACCCGGAAAATGATGTCACCTCCAGCACCCGTCCCGGTTCCTTGCGAACCGTCAATAGTAAATGCTGAACCTGGACTGTTAGTCGTTCCTGCTGCAACAGATTGGACCGAAATTGTTTGAGGGTTTATGGCAGACGTATCGGTAGTTCCTAAGCATAAATTATGCGCTGATCTGCGGCGTAAGAATAGATCTGCCGCCCCATGCACTTGGGTCGTCGACGACCATCTTAACGCATAGTCGTTTCTAATTGTGAGACCGTTTGCATTGTGTAATATGTTGCCCCCGACATCCAAAGTGTTTACAAAGGTGCTGCCGTTATTTTGCGATATCTGCACGCCACCGATATTTATCAAATGCCCATTGGTTGTGCTGTGTCTGATAGATAGTAGGTTGGTCCACGCGCCTGAATTTGTACGAAAACGGAAAATAGCAGTTGAGTCAGGTTCGCCTGGGGCCGAGTTACTCTGCAGAAAAAGCTCTGCGTCCACTGGTCTGCTCGCCGAAACTGCAGAAACACCCGAAACGGTAGTATTCCACCCAGTCGTTGTAAATCTTAATGCTGGTGATGTATATTGAACAGCCGACGTTGCCGGTGTTAGTGTCCGTAGAGTAATAAATGTACCATAGACTGCAGTTACTGTCGTTTGCAAAGTCAAACCACCAATTGCTGTTATAGAAGTGCCTAATACGGATGAACCTGATACTGCTCCAAAAACATTTCCATTTTTAAATTGAATTTCTGTTCCTGTTCCTGCTGGGAACCACGATGAGCTGTTTGCAGTCAGAGTAGTATATGAAGTATTCCAATTAGCACTGTTCGTCGTTACTGCCGCGTTAACTGCAGCATTACCACTGCCAGATCCCCATGAGGCACTATTGGCTGTTACTGTAGCATATGTAGAATTCCAATTGGCACTGTTTGCAGTCAGAGTAGTATATGAAGTATTCCAATTAGCACTATTAGACGTAACTGCGGCGTTGACGGATGTGTTGCCACTGCCAGATCCCCATGATGCGCTGTTTGCTGTTATGGTAGTATACGAAGTGTCCCAGTTGGCACTATTAGTATTCACTGTGCTGGTAGTAGAATTCCAGCTGGCACTATTTGCATTAACAACATTTGTAGTGTTATTCCAACTGGCACTATTTGATGTCAGTATTGTATACGAAGATCCCCAGTTGGCACTATTAGTATTCACTGTGCTGGTTGTAGAATTCCAGCTGGCACTATTTGCTGTCAGTATTGTATACGAAGTGTTCCAGTTGGAGCTATTCGCATTCACGGTGCTGGTAGTAGAATTCCAGCTGGCACTATTTGCATTAACAACATTTGTAGTGTTATTCCAATTTCCACTGTTTACTGTTAATGTAGTGTAAGCAGCATTCCAACTAGCACTATTGGCTATAACTGTAACCGTAGTATTATTCCAACTAGCACTATTGGCTGTTAGTGTAGTGTACGCAGCATTCCAACTTGCTGTGTTATTTTGTGATGCAAATATCAGTGACAAATCAACGCCCGCTGATAATATTTTACCCGACGTGCTAATAGAAACACCAGATATTGTATTTCCAAAGAACGCCCCGCTCAGCGCGTTAAAATAGTTTCTTACGATAAATGCTTTGTCATATCCAGCCATTTTTTTATTAAAAGCTACTTATACATACCGGATCATTATACATAATGTTTTAGTCTAATGCCTTTAAATTCTTTTGTCGAAAGAACATTCTGTGTGGTTGATGCTTTTAATATGACTGCGGCGGATGAAATAACAGCATCATATGAAATAAATGGAGTTGATGTATACACAATCGAATATTCAATTAAATCGACAGCAGTATTTGATGGATGCACAATTAGTGATGAAAAATATAAATCGTTGGTAGACAAGTCTTTAACTTCGATTTCATATTTTATAGCACCGATAGACGATAGTGCAAATGCATCTAATACATCCCCTGCACTTAAATTTTTGGCATAAATGACATCAGCTACATTGTCGTTTATATTGATATAGTCGTTTACTGATGCACCATTGCCAGTGGCGAACATGAATATTTTACCATTTTTGAGATACACCGTATCCCCCTTATGAATATTCACAGAACCTAATTCATATGTTATGAAACCAGTAAGAGTATTATAATTGGAGTTAAAATTATCAAAGGGCGTATCGGTGATATCAGCACTTATGCTTGACACTAATAAGGATAGATTGAGAATGCTTGCTGATACTGCGGTGATCGAAGTTATAAAGGATCCAATAGAAGCGTTTATTTGGTCAGTGAGCAACCATGATGCACTATTGCTTGATAATATTGTGAACGAATTTTGCCACGATGCACTATTGGTATATACTACAGTCTGTGTGCTAGTATATGCCGCAGTCAGCGCCTCTAGCGCAGAAACTCTTCGTGTTAAAAATAGTGTCATCTCTTAAAGAAATTAGTGCGTGTTCCTTTGAATGTTTTATTCGTCATCGATCCTGATGCTGAATATGCTGACAATGTCACTGTCACTCCGTTGGAGTAAACGCCATATTCAACTAACGGAGATCCTGATGTGTAAGTTAATGCATACTCTAATATTGATGAATCTGTGTTTGATGCTATAACTACGAGTTCTGAGTATTGTGATGCGCTCAGTGCGAGGTCATCTACTTGCATTGTATATTTGGCTGTATTGAATGATGACAGATTAAACGCATTTACAGTGCCATAATTTGATATATTTGTGATGTATATTGGTTGTATTGGATATGGATTTATCTCAAGATAATCTGCAGACAGTGTACCACTACTGGTTGTTAATAAAAATATACGACCGTTTGCGAGCTTAACTGTATCGCCTCTGCTGACATTGGCTGTGCTATATTCGTATGTTATAAAATCACCAAGAACGCTATATGTGGAATTATAATGATGATATTCTAAGGCACCGAGAGACGCGGATAGAGAAATTACATCTGCACTAAGCTGGGCTAATGCTGCATTTGGTGTATTTGTGCTTGTTAAGGTATATGCGGATATCTGTATCAATGTAGCCGAATTTGCTAATGACAATGCATATGCATTATTCCAACTAGCACTATTTGCTGATATTATACTATATGTTGCATTCCAATTCGCACTGTTTGCTGTTACTGTGTTTTGAGTAGATGTGTACCCCGCAGTTAGTGCCTCCAATGCAATTACTCTTCCTGCTAAATCGTCGCAATTGACATTAAAGATTACAGCACCACCATATTCTGTTTGTGCATATGGTGGTTGATATGGGATATAATTTTCATAATCATTTGTGCCTGATGGATATGGATTATACGTTTCAAGAACGCTATCAATGGATAGCCTAGAGCAACCACATTTCGATGTTGCTATTATATCGAATATGCCTTCTGTGTCTGGTATATACGGCAGTGTAAAATCAATTGTATTGCCTACTGAATTGATCGTATATGCTGATATAGGAATTGCGTAGAACGGTGGGCATTCGCTTGATGTAATTGACGTTGTTACTGACGGGTTCTCAGAGCATACGTTAATTGCAGAGGTTGCACTAGTATCTGGAAATAGATTGTAATAATTGTATGCAGATGTGGGGAACATCCCCGGTGTTGCACTTATGTATAGATTTGATGTAAAGTCTAAGTTTTGTCCTGTGATTTGGAAATTATACTTGGTTAACCCAAGGTTCATTGCAAATGGTGACAAGCATCTAAGTTTAGGTACACCCTTAATAGAGAATGTAATCTTGTTGTCTTCTGTCGCGTTGATTGATTTTTCAAATGATTGGATATCGAGGAAGCAATTGTTCATCGATGTAACAGATATCATATTTGTAACCACCTTACAAATATGCCCTTCATCTCCTATAGGTGCTTTAAATAAATAGCCCTCAATTGTAAATGAAGTGTCGAATCCAGTCCGAAATGTTGAATTGTCTGGAACGTCCAGTTCTTGGTTAATCGAGATTTCTCCGGTCCATGTAACCTTTGTTCTTAATGTTTGTTTTGTACTTGGGTCTACAACATCGATGTAGATATATGGATCTGTATACGGAACCCAGTTACTCATCAATTGAAGCATGTCTTGAGTGCTCTTTGTGATTACAGACATCCCCATCTGAACATTCACAGGTACTGGTTGCCTTCTTTGTTTGTATGTACCCGAATCGTTAACGTAAAAACTTTTATCTATTTTATTTTCAACCCTTGTCGAATCTCTCGAAATGCTTTTAATATACACCGCAATTGTCGGCATATTCACTGGATTTGGATTTTTGTTTAAAATGTCATAGATCATTCTCTTTTTGGGAGAATATACAAAATTGGCATGTATATGATCTTGTGCGACTCTGTCTTTATTATAGCGCTTAATAATAACGTCATTAAATGCGTCAATAAATTGAACAATCAAATCCTCTATTTCAAAATTGTAAGTATAGTCGCGCATTCTGTGATAAATATATTTACCGATGGCCTTTACTTTCAATCCTCAAGACGAGCCCTTTTCATTTAATCCAAACGATTCAGACACTCCTTATTCGTATATTCCATCGTGTGCATCCCAACCAACCAATGATCAATTGACATATGGCAGTTGGTTGAAAGATATCATAAACCTATATGGTGTGATGATTCGGTATTATCCTTATAAACTTGAACTAGAACAAATGAACACTCTGTTCGGGGAGGATTTGATGGCTGGATTTGGTGACGATACTACCTTCAGAGCGTATGTCGAAATAACCAAGAACAGTAATGTATTGAGCAAGTTCGGTATAAAGACATCGGCGGAAGTGAGCGTCGCCATTCCATTTGATGTTTGGGATACATACTTCCCTAATGATGAACCAAAAACAGGAGATGTGTTTGTAGTAGTTAATACGGGGTGTGGTCGTAAGGGCCAAAGAACCGCCGAAGTATTTGAAGTCACACAGCGTTACGATCGTAAGAATGCTGCTGGTGATTTCCTCGGCAGACATTATGGTTGGTTTCTCGAGGCGAATAGATTTGAATATGCATATGAACCGGGTGCACCACCTGAAGCCGAAAACCCAGATGTTTCTGACGAAGAAATATTCGGCAGATTATCGGGCAGCACTAATCCTGCGTCGCCAGTGCCGGCGAAGGTATATGATGGTAGCGTCGAGGCGATTTCAGAGACCATTAAACCATATACAGACAATAGAGATTCTGTATTTGGCAATTACTAAGCAATAAAAAAGGGGAGCTTTGGGCTCCCCTTAATTAATTTTTATTGTGCTTCTTTATATTGTCGAGCAAACTCGTAAACATGCATTCGAAGCGCTTTAACCATTTTTTCTTCTAGATTTCGAATAAATCCTTGATCTTCGGAGATCATATTGTGATTAAAGAATTCTTCAGCCAATTGATTAATGAACTTTTCACTAAATCTGATTTGCTGTGGATATCTGGTGACAACTGTTGCCTTGTACGTCTTAAGATTTTCTCCAATCGAATTGGCGAAGTTTTGGAAGGAATCAAACGCAACCCCCATTTCTTCTGCACTTGGTGCTTTGTCTGTGCGACCGCTGCTATCACCGCCATAATCAGCACCACCTGGCTTTGATTTGCGTGCTCTAGATAGCCCTGTCTTTTGTAATCCTTTCAATCCTGCCGCGACTGCATTATATGCATCGTCAGCCACCTCATCAGAAACACCTGCTAATGGGTGCGGTCCTCTTGGGTCATCGACTTCCCTTTCTTCATCTCTTGAATCGATCCAGCTGCGAACGCGACGAAGAACATCAGATTCACTCTTGATGCCGATAGCAAATAGAGTCTCTGCTTTATCTTTCACCTTTTGTTCGACCTTTGCTGCTGGCACTTCTGGAATGTCTAATTTAACCTTAGTAGCAAATTCATCCTCCTTGTCAGCCGGTTCTGGTAGATCTGGCCCACCTTCTTCATCTTCGGTGTCTTCGACATCACCCTTTTCAAATTTATAAATAGAAATAATTGCGTCAGGTGTTAATTCATAGTCGCTTGCCAATTCTACTGATAACTCTTGGAATGATCTTGGGTCGTCGGATACAGCGTCAAGTGTTGCTACCAAGTCTTCTACTTGTGCTGGAGAAAGATTATGGTTAGGTGAGACTGCTCTTTTTGTTGCCATTGTCTTGCGAACCATTTGGGCGATTTCCGCCTTATCTGGTTCGACGTCACTCCATTCTCTTTCTTGTGGCTTTGGTGCTTTTGTTGGTTTACCTTCTTTGACTTTTGCGATAAACCGATTCAATTGATTGTCGTGTAACTTTTCACCAGACGCTTCTAATTCAGATCGCACTGTTGCGTCGCGTCTGATAACACGTCTAAGATCTGAATCGGATAATGTAGAATTTTGTGCAATAACGTCTCTAATTGCAGTATCCAATCCTCCTGCAATCTGCGCCATTTCATCCATTATATCATCATGAGATGATGTGTTTTCTTTTAAAATTTTATAAAGTTTTTGCAAGTCCATGGATTTATTTACCAATATATTTCATTTTTAGGAAAGGCTGCGCAATAATTCATCCTTTTCAAATGGAGAAAGTGTATCTTCTGCATCAGTATCTTCGCTGAAACTAATCAAAGAACCATCTTCATCCCCAAAAGCGTTGCCGTTTGGTTTGATGTAAAGAGCTGCTAATTCTAGTCTTTCAGACCTATCTCCAAAAATTTCAATCATAGCAGGGCAATCTTCTGTTGGAAATACTTTGCCTTTTTTCTGCACATAATCTACATTAAACGCTTTAAGAAATTGGTCAATTTCTGTTCGATATTCAAGATCAACGTCTCTATTATCTTTCGGCTCAACTGGAATTGGTGATGTATTCGAGATCGGCAAAAAGAAAATAACATCATAATGCTTCAATGCTTCTCTTGTTTGAATGATTGTCGCAGTAACATCATTTCCGGTTACACCTCCAAGGCCCTTAGCAGCAAGCCAACACGTGTATGCTAGATTGTCAATGACACATCTATCATGGATACAAAATTCTTCGTCTTTGTTGCTTTCTGCTTGCTCACACAGTGCTTCTAAAATAACATGCTGACTATCTCTATCTCCTGTGCGATTGATATTAAGATTTTTTTCTTTGATAATATCCCTATATGTTTTTTCTGGTCTTTTATACATAGGCCATCTATTCAAAAAGTCATTAATAAATGTACTTTTACCTGTGCACTGTGATCCGGTTACTGCTATTCTCATATTATTATTGTTCTGTTGGTGTTCTGTGAAATTTGATAAAAATTTGCTCTAAGAATTTTATTAGTGCATCTTGTTTAAGGGCGGTGTCGCAGAACCGTAATTCGACTCTTTCGCCCTTTGAATCATACCCTAACAAAATAAATGAATCGAAATACTCTGCAAGATAATTGACAATCCTTTGGGTATTGTTTTTAATTTCTTTAAAGCTTTTATGAACTGACATCTCCTGAGCAATCTGTGCTTTCAGGTCGCGCAGTTGCTCAGGAGATAAACTAAATCCCTCTGTTTGTAGTTGGCTTGATAATTCTTTTAATGACTTATACAAGCCATAATCAGAAGATTTAGGTTTTTTCTTCATAGTTCATTCTGCGGTCGATGTATTCGACCCTCTTGCATTATAAAGTGTAGTTTTGTTATTGATGCCGAATTTATACAACCACTCCATAATTACTTCCATTGAATCTGTAGACAGTCTGAATCGTTGTGGTACAAATTGATCCCCATCGTAGAATTCAAGATAGTTCTCGTCCACTCCGTCTAGATTGCGATACATAGTCGCGATTACAGAGGAATTACCAGGATCGATAACTACTGACCATGAGCGTGGATCATGTTGGCCGTATCGAATCGGAAGCCTGTCAACAAGGTATCCGCTGTCGCGGAGTCTTTTGATGAAATAACTTTCGTTAGTTGGTTTGTTTTTATTTGCCATATATGTGGTGTTTGGTTAAGATTTAAGTGCTCTAAGCAAGTATTTGATTTCTGTATTTCCATCTCTGTAATAAAACATATATGCTCCCTTGGTAATATTTACTTTCGTTTGCACGTCATGTTTTAATGCACTGATAATTTTAAATGTATCAATTGATAATGGTGATGTTGGTGTCAGGTCTGATCCAATATACCCATCAGCGGCGATAAACGTAATGTTATTGACGCTATGGTTTGCGGATTTATCATCCAAGTCAACATATACCTTTTTATTCTCCGCGTTGGTATAGAAATAGATCTTTCCTTTGTTGTCTGTAAATGTGCATCCTTTATTAATTTTTGAAAACGTATTTGTGTTCATAACAAATTCCGTATCGAACTTAAATGAATCAATCATCTTGGCACTGATTTTTTCAGCAGCCGCTACTGCGGGATCCAAAAGATAACATTTGAACTTGATGGTTGGTGATTCATAACTGATGAATTTTGACGTAATATTCAATATAATTTCGTCTTCGTCGATAACATCAATTGCATTAATTACCTTGCGAATATCCGATACATATATAACAAACGGTTCGCTAACGTCTTCTATTTTTATCGGAACATGCTTTGCATAGTAAATGCAAACCGCACTTGCGTCATGAGATACAACATACAGATAATCCGATTCTATGTGAATTGCACAAGAAATATTGGCGTCACTAATGCGTGAAACTGGCAATAAAAAGCTACTGAAATTATCCTTTTGAACTTTTATTTTCATTTAGTTTCTTAATTGACGTTTGTATTGTTTTTAACTTAAGTTCAATTGATACTAATTTCTCATAGATTAACGATGCAACACTATTTTTGCTAATATCACCCTCATTCAGCCCTGGCGTACCTGGTAATGATTGTGTTGGTATTGGTGCTGCCTCCACAGTACTTGTTGCCTCTTTTTTGAGAAAAGATGCTATCGGTGATTTGCCATTTGGATTGAGTGGAATTACTGGCTTGTTGCTTGTTATCATAGTCGATTGTTTAGCAAAAGGATTTTCGATTCTAACTGGTTCATCGATAACATTTGATTGTTCTACAGGATGCAAAACGACCTCTTTATCTTCGCGATCGACTGCAATACCTTCGATCACTGGTCCTGGTGGTTTTGGTGGTGCTGTAATAGTGAACTGTGATAGAATATTATTCACATCAATGTCTCTCCCATCTGTGATATTGCGAGAAGATCCTGTCGACATTTCACCAATACTATTCAGAGCACCGGAAACAAATGATGCCAATTTTGCCGTCGCGATCGCTTCATCTCTGCTTAATTCAATCATACTAGGCTTCTACTTGTTTGTGCAAATTCTACGAATTTATAAAATTCGTTTCTGCTGTTATTGGATGCTTCAATAAACGCGCCCGACATTTTTGCCGTACGCATTGTTGAATTCTGTTTAATGCCTCTCATAGAGCAGCACGTGTGATTTGCCTCGACTAGCACCGAGACTCCAAGATTATTTTCACAAAGATCGTTTAAGAAGTTGTGAATCTCCATCGTAAGATTTTCTTGTACTTGCGGGCGCCGACCAAAGTAATCAACTACTCGATTGAGCTTAGAAAGACCGATGACTTTGCCATCCTTTTGTGGAATATACGCAACATGGCAATATCCAAAAAATGGTAGGTTGTGATGTGCACACATGGATACTACAGGAATATTGGTCTGACAAACAATCCCGTCGTAACTACCGTCATTATCAAATGCAGTAATTTTTGGTGCTGGTTCAAAACAACCACGAGCAAGATCTTCAACCCATGCCTTTGTGACACGAGAGGGTGTATCTTTCATATGCGGATTATTCTGCCAATCAAATCCAAGTGCCGTCAAGAAGCCACCATATGCCTTTTTGGCATCGTCGAAATTATATTTTTGTTGTTTCATGTATATTAGAAAGTAGGGATTTCGAATTCTTTGAGGAGAGAGTTTACCGTTTCATCGATATCCACCGAATTGGTTTTGATTTCTCTCTTTGACTGTGTTTCTGCAACTGCTTCGCGTACTGCATTATTTGTATTGATTACACTAGCTGGCGGTCCACCATATTGACCAATCGTATTAGGCTGTACATCATCAACATCAACATCATCATTTGCATATGAGATAACTTGAATAGAAGGTCTATTTTGATTTGTGAAATAATGTTCATTCAGCACCTTTTGAATCTCGTCTGCTGTCTTCTTTGGAGGAAGCAACGTAGTCAAATCCTGTGCAAGCCCGTAAATGTTTTCAATTTCACTTGCGGTAAAATTCAGGTTGCGTTGCTTACTGATGAATTTGCTTGCTACATATGTAGGTGTTGCTTCTTTACCAGTGCCTTTCATCTCACAACGAATACGAAAATCAACCCCATTTGGTGATAGGTCGAAAATACGCTTACCGTATTCTTCACTATCTTCACCGACAATTGCTGCACTCAAAATCTTGCCGATTTCGGCACCATAGCGCCATGGCTTAACCTGACCAATATCCTTTTCATTTGGAGATTCGATAATGTAAATATTGGCGTAATTCATTGTCTTCTGACGAAGCAGTCGTGCTTTATTTTTCGCGGCATCTGTGCCAATTTTAAGCTCTGCGAATCTGGTTTCACAGCAAGGGCAAATTTCTGACTTGCCCCATGATTTGAGACACGGCACAGAGATGTAACGACCATTCTGTCTCGACTCCCATCCGTGATTCATAAACGACAACATTGAGTTGCTGGGATTGGGAAGATATGGAACAAAGCGTACGATATACGTCTTGTCAATTTCTGGTTTAAAGAGATTATCGTTTTTCGGTGATGCACTTTGTGGTGTTTGTGAGGTTTGAATTTTGCTGAAGATTTCGTCGAGAATAGACATAGTGTTATTTGGTTGTGTATTTTATTATAATTGTTGGTTGTTTAGGATTCAAGAATTTTTTTAGTGTAGTTTTGTAGTGCTTGGTATAGTTGTTGTGTTTTTGGTTTGATATCTGATCTATCGTATTTAGTCTTGTGTGAGTACAAATTCACATCTCCAAGAAACAAACCAAATTCTTCTGGGTGCAGCCCGTTCATAATAGAAAATGCATCTGGAAATGCAAAGATGGCATACAATGATACTTGGTGTTGTTTGATATGCTTAAGAAAGGTAGATGTATATCCTTGCTTAAACTGGCAGTATTGTGATGCTCTAATTTTATTCTCAACACAAAAATCACGGATGAACTTAAATGATTGTATGGTGAGTGCTGCTTGTTGTGGATCATCTGGTTCCAGCAATGACAAATACTTCATATATGACGTATAGTCTTTAATTGCTTTTGGTGATATGTAATACTCAAGTGCTATCCTGCCGTTGTTTTTTTGTGATTTGTGGATTTTGTATGGAGCCGCAAAATAATCTTCCCATTTAATATGCGGGTGCTTACCAAAGAAATGGCTCAGTCTTTGTAGATATGGATAATCCTCTCTACAATCAAAATTCAGCCAATTTTCTCTTAATCTAAATGGCTTATTAATTTGTCCAGAAGTAGTAGCAAGCCATTTATTGTAAATCTGTTTTTCGTTTTCTGTCATTACTTTGATTTAGTGCATATAATATTTTCTTTGATCTATTGACAATATCGTAATTGTACGACATCTTTCTCACAAAATCATAATATGTAATATCCATGATATCACACATTATTTTACGCAATTCCTGATTTTGTATGAAAGAAATAATAATCGATGTAGGACTTAAATTCTTATTTGATAAAAGACAGATCAAAGAGCAAGATTTGATATAATGTTCGTCGATTTCATTTTCGCCTAAAAATTCTGTTGATTCATAATCCTTTTTTGTTTCAAATTCCATGCCTGTATTTAGACATACAAAGAATTATGTCAACTTCAGGTCTTTCATTGCATTGTTAAAATCATCATCATCGAAATTGGTTTCTCCCGATGATAATGTCTCCGCATCATATTCCGAAAGATGCAAAGTATCATAATCAATTTGAAACGCTGTATTGCCATGATTAGGTCCAAAACGGTTCTTCATCAAGTTAAGATGCAAAATCCCAGCTTCCCGATCTTCATCTGTACACCAGATACCGAACTGAGCGTCTGCTGTCATAGGCAACCCCATCGATTCACCTGTCGTCTCTAATCCAGGATTTGCTTGATCATATGCCGACCTATTTAATTGAGTGGCACTAATAACAGGTGCATTGAACACATACGACAAGGCACGCACTTCTTCTGCAATTTTCTTAATTTTTTCATAAGAATTGCCATCACCAGAGCCTCTGCATGGAATCATCAAATTCAAATAATCCAAAATGATGGCATCAATCTTAATTCCTTTACGTACGAGCTTTGTTAAGTACGCTCTAATATGATTTGCACTAATCGACGATGGCGGAAACTCTTTAATGAAGAGCTTTGAATCCATATGATTTGAGGTGTACTCATTCATCCAATCACGGAGTTCTTCTTTCTTCTCTGCAAGTGTATTGATAGGAATCCGAGATAGCTGTGCAGAAATACGCTTAGCATAAATCTGCTCAGGCATTTCCAAACTAATAATCACCGCACACTTACCTTGTGCCACAATGTTATTAGCTATATTGCCTAAGAAGATTGATTTGCCTACATTCGTAGTACCGCAGAAAATATACAGTGCTCTTCCTTCTTCCAAAAGCCCACCACCAAGCTTCTCATCAAGCCAATTCCACCCTGTCTTGAGACGAGATTCTTTTCGATCAAGGTAATCCAAATGCTTTTCAAAGTCCTTGAAATACTCAAGACCAACATCATCAATCAGCGACATTGTCACCGCAGTCTCAAGCTCTGCATATGCTGCAGTGTAATCTACACTGCCTTCTTTTGCTAGCTGCGTTGCGGTCTTACTCAAGAATGCAACAAGCGATCTTTCTTTCAAAAACTGCTCTGTATTCGTGAGCAATTCTTTTAAGTTAAATGTCTTGTCGATCGCTGTGAACTCTTTTAAAAGCTTTGCAAACAACTCTCTTTCGGTTGACTCTTTGAGTCTTACTTTGATTTCCGTGATAGACGGAATTTCATTGTGCTCATTGAAAAAGTCAACGATAGGAAAGATCGCAGCCTTTGTCTCCGGTCGATGAAATAACTCAGGTTTAAGATGGTCGATAATGCTTGCGAGATACTCTGAATTAAACAGAGCATGGTATGCAATTACCGATTCAAAAAGATTTAAATCAAGCTTCTTCGTTGTCTTCTTCGTCATTGGTGTCTAGGTCGGTGGTTGAATACATCAGTTCAGTGTCGAGTTTCTTTTGAAGATTAGGAATAATGGTATTCTCCCAAAGATCTTCATTCTTGCGCCACTGTTTAAAATATCCGAGCTTAGTGCCATCTGGCAACTGATATGTTGCACCAGTTTGCTTAACAACTTCATATGCAATTGCCATCACCTCAAGGCCCGAAAATTTATCGAGACCTGTTTTAAAGTTAAGCTCTAGTTCAGTCTTCAAGAATGGCGGAACTACACGATTTTTAACAGTCATTGCAGACATAGTAATGCCGCTAACTTTATTTGCAATGGCGATTTTTTTATCATCATCGTCCTCGTCTTTATTTTGTGTCATTGACATCTGAACTAAAACAGTTGAAAGATAAATTGGTCCCTTACCACCACCTTGATTCTTAATCAATGATGGAAACATCGCAGATGGGTCATCATAGATATGGTTTGTGAATAAAATTGGAACCTGTGCTTTCGATGCTTTATTGCTCAATGTTCGCATAAGGCTTTTCATCGCCCTTGCACGAAGACCCATATCCGCAGATTCTTTGTCTTTGGAAATGTCTTGCAACTCTTTTGCATTGATAAGGTTGCCAAGAGAATCAATTGCAAAAATAAATTTACCTTTCATTTCTGGATCTGCGATAATTTCATCCAGAAACTTAACCATATCATTACGACATTGCTCGATCGTATCTGCCGAGTTCCAAATATAATTGTTGACATCACACCCAACACCCTCAGCTGCTCTGCGATCAACCGCACCCTCTGTATCCCAGATGACTGGAATCATTCCTTGTTTTTGTGCATTCCCAAAAATCTTATTGATAATAAGAGTCTTGCCACATCCGGATGGACCAGAAAATCCTGTAATACGACCCTTTGGTACCCCACCATCTTTGATCTTGCCACTGATGATAGCATTCAGTGCATAGCTTCCTGTATCAATGAAGCCTGTAATAGTCGATAGTGTACTGTTATTAAGGAACTCAGCGTCCGGATTAATCTTCTTTAAACTCTTGAAAGCCTTTTCTAAAATCGGATTCTTTTTCATGTATATCAATATAAGAGGCGGTGTGTGTTAAATCACATGTATTGTGCAATAAAAAAGCCCCTCCGAAGAGGGGCTTTTGGTTTAGTTTGGTTTGATTATTCGTCAAAAAGCTTGACAACCTTTGGGTCTGAAATCGGCTGCACCAAAGGCGGCGGTGCAAACATTGCTTCATATTGGCCGTACAACTTGAAGTCAAAGGTGGCGCCATTGGTAAGTGCAATTGAACTCTTTGGATAATTGAAGACAATTGGTTCTTCGAGGCTTGCGCCGAATTCGCGGAAGAATGCAGGCAAGAGTTGTAGTGCCATGTTCTGTCCTTGGGGAACAACATGAACTACTACTGGATTCTTGATTGCTACTGTAGTATCTGTATCGAGATGTGGAACCAATTCACCGAATCCAGTGCGTCCTGCTGGATCGATAAATGCGATAAGGTTTTCCTTGACGAATGTGCGGATGTTTGGTGTTTCGTTACTCATAAATTTATATGTTATATGTTATATTGTGGTTGTTGTGTATTCAACTATTATTTCTTGATTTTAACTCTTTTTCAACTGCATTGATAAATTCAGTGTGTGCTTTTGGTACTGATTTAAATTGAAATCCATATTTTCTCTTGCTGAGGTCTTTGTATACCTTTTGTAATTCTGATGTATTGATTTTGCTGAGGTCATTATCTTCGTCATTAGATTCTTTGTATTCCTCTTTGTCTTGTTTTAGTTTATCGTGGGCTTTTTCAAATTTTTCACGATCATTTCCTTTATAGGAAACACCCGTCATTTTAACCCAATTGGCTACTCTATCATAGTTTTGTTTTGATGGATTCTTTTCAAGGAAATTCAGAACGAATGACAGTTTTTTGCTCGGGTCTTTGATGTCTCTAGCGTCTGTTCGAACAATCTGCCATTTGATGTCAAATTTATTGGTTTGTTTCGACTCTCTTAAAATTGATTCTTGTTCCGCCGTGTTGATGTATTCTAAAAATGTATTCATATAATAATTTATTCCCATGGAAATACAATCCATTCATCTAACTTCCATTCTGTGTTGAAAATATGCCGACATGGCCATTCGCACTTTCTTTTACGACCAATCGTGGCGACAATGATTCGTTCATGGATTTTATCTGTATTGATAAACGATCTGCACTCATGATCAATTCTCCAGATAATATTATTAATGACTTTTCCGGTATCCAGGACATCATCAAATATAACCAAGTACCTTTGAGAATTAAACAATGAAAGAAGATTAAGACGAATTAGATCTGTTTCATTAATTGCTGGTGGTTTGAATTCGGTGGATGTCAAATTTCGTATCGCATTGACTGTCATTGTGGCTACAGGCCACCCTCCATAATATGGTGCCAAAATTACAAAATCATTTAGCTTATCTGAATAATCTGTAACGAGCGTTTGTGCTAATGATTCAGTACTTTCCTCTACGTAATCCCAAGATAGATAAGTCTTCATTGTTACCAGAGCTCCTGATCTAGTTTAGCTAAAATATATTCAACATAACTATCGGGGTTACCTTGCGGAACTTGCCAAATAGGCGTAGAAAGAGTGCTTGTAATATCTAGCCACCGATAGCCAATATCTGACATTAGATTGTAGATCTGCTCCTGCCATTGAACATCCAATGACCGAAATCCGTCATCTTTCATTTCAAGAGGTGGTAATACGAAAATATGATCATATTGATGCATAGTCTCCGCATAAATTTCATAGAATGTTTTCCATTCCTTGAATGAATATTTTCCAATGAGATAATCATGCGTAGCGTACGTAAACGCATCTAATGCACCCCTGTCGGTGATGAACTTCGGATGTCTATAGATATTACGATGATGCTCCTCAAGAATAGTCATCTGAGATTCATAATTCGAATCTTGATTGATTTTAATATTCTTTTCTTTCACCAGCCTTCTTACAGGCTCATCAATAAAATGATACTGGTCAAAATTACCGCACTCTTTAAGTTTGCGCATTAGAGTACTTTTACCCGCACATTGGGGTCCGCTAATACAAATTTTCATTCAGTAATATATCTAAAGGTTTTTATGTTATCAAGTATAATTTGCAGTTGTTCATCAGAAACCTCGCTATGAATCAAATCATTCATTTTGATTTTCTTCTTCTGATAAATTCCCAATGCGTCATATTTAATACCAAGCAATCCGTGTAGAATTGGGCTTGATGTGTCTACAGAATTAATATCATTATATCCTCGATATCCCAATTCAATTGGCAAAGAACATCCGAGCAAATGATGATAGCAATCCGATTTCCATACTCCTGTTTCTTTGAGATGTTTCACAAATTGAATTCTGCCATTTGCTTGATCCCAGTCTCTAGTCTCTGAATCTTTAACAAAGAAATCATGATTGAATCCGATGGCGATATTTCTAATGCCATTTTTGTAATATGCTACATAACACTCGGTCAGCTCATCCATTGATTGGCCTTGCACAACTGCCATTGGTAACAAATTACGTGGAGACCTGTTGAATTTGTCATGATATGTCGACATCCAAACCCTCGCATTATGAATACTGTCTTCTTTATCTCCCAGAACATCTGGCAAGATGTACCTAGTAGGATTCAATCCCTGCACATGTACTGCATATTTATCCCAATCAAAAGCATGCCCTAGTTCAAATATACTGTTATCAAGTATTAGCTGATTGACTGGAATCTTGCTTTTGCTGTAGAAATGGTCTTTATATTCTTGTGATTCATCTAAAAGATGAACTAGAACATATTCATAGTGCGTTACTTTCTGTACTTGTTTTAATATTGCTATTGGTGCTTCGTGTGCTATTTTCATAAGGCAAAAAGATCTAAAAAATCACATTGATATTGTCTGCTCATGTCTGGAATTTGCCAGCCGATACAACTATACACTCTTTCAATGCAAGGTGCAACTAGCTTCTCAAACATTTTTTCTGTGTCGATTTTAATGTCGAACTCTGGTGGGATTGTGTCATTAAATCCAATACATTTGAGCCCGTATTTGTTTTGGGCTGTGTATACATACCGAATCTTTGTGCCCGAAATGATTGGCATGTATTTTGATTTCAAATTCAATGTATTAATTAATGTATTGAAATAAATCGCCGATTTGACATGAATAGGAGTATGCAATGCAATATTGAATCCGTTCGACTGTGAAGCATATTTCTCATAATCTTTAATAGAGGAACGCAATGCAATATCATCAATTGGTAAGGTCTTGAAACTCTCATAACACTCTCTATACTTTGCGTCAGTAATCGCACGATCTTTTGATTTAAACGCGGTCGTAATGATATCCTTCATCAACTTCTTAACAGCATTTGAATATGTACTGCGCTGAACTTCAACACCAACATATTTGTATTTGTGTTTGTTTCTTTTGCCATCATACCTCACACTAAGAATATACCGTTTCTTTTCCAAGAAAAGACCAACATCACAAATTGATTCTCTCTTGAAGAAGTATCGCGGATCTACTGAATGTAATGTATTGCGCGCCCAATGATTAATTTTATCATTGATGAATGACTGTAGTGTATCCGTTGCTGCAACGCATTCTTCTGTAACGTCTCCGTTTTCCTTTAAGATCGGAATATTATGTTTTGTGAGGTAATCTTTAATAGTTAAATAAACCGAATCTGTGTCTCCATATACGATATAATCCTTATCCGGCAAACCATTTTCCTCGACAAAGAATTTATTAACAATCGATGCTGCTTGTTTAATAACCGCCTGCCCTGTTTCCGTAATACTTGCAGCCATATCAATATCATAGAACGGACTGTATTTGTTCGCATAAGTACCATACGCAGAATTCAAGAAAATCTTGATTGTGTACTGCATCTGATCCAAATGCTTAATCTTATGTTTAATTTCTGGTGTTACTTGCTGTGATTCAAGCTGTTCAATTTGGTTTTGGATAACAACCCGTTCTTGATAAAGTGAATCAATAAAAGTCGGACAAATGCCTTTGACATCTTGACGATACAAAACACCTGCTTGTGATAATGCAAGCCTTCCTTTTGTACAAAATTCCTCAAGCTGGTCTATGGTAAATACTTGTTCTTTTTTGTTGATAAATCTTACTTTGCATTCGGTGTCATCCCTGTAAATGATTTTACCGATTTTTGTTTCCGGTGAAAGATTCAGGGTGATGATCGTATTTGGATATAGGGAGTTGGCGTCAAATGATACAACTGCTTCATTCAACCCACGCTGCGGTTCTCGGACATATCCACCAACATAATCCTCTTGTGTTGCAACTGCATTGAATGTCGGAATGATTTTATTCATGCGATTAGCTTCCTTGCACATCGCACCAGTCACTATCATAATTTTACCCAATGAGTCTTCGATTTTGGTAAATCCTTTATAAGCTAAGAATCTCGCAATAGTAACATAATTCAATTTTTCGTCCAACAATCTGACAAGGTTTACGTCATGAATATTGTAATGAACAAATGAATTCCAATCGCTTTCAGCAAGCGCTGCCAAATCCGACGCATTGTGGGCCAATTTACCAATTTCAAGCTCTGCTGCTGCAATGTTGTTAAGAGAATATGAATCTTGTTCTCCTCTACTAAAGGTCTTGTACAAGTCCATATAATCAAGACAAGTCATTCCTCGAATATACCACTTATTAATTTCTCTGCCAAACTTTGTAGCAATTCCTTGTCGAACATAAAGCTTGCGCACAGGAGAGAGCATCTTTGCTTCATCCTCTCCCAAAACATAAGAAATCCGATTAATGATATATGGAATATCAAACCCTTCAATATTCCATCCGGTTACTGCATCTGGATAATCTTTAGACCAAAACTCTAGAAATTTTTGGAGCAACTCCGTTTCGGTTCTACAATAGGTATAATGGATTCTCTGAACATCCAACTCTTTAATTCCTTGCGATGCGAACGCGGCGTTGATGCCAGATTTTTCGTACGGATGTAAACCCCAACTATAAAAGCTTTCAGATATGTTATCATAAATTGTGATTACGTTGATTGGATGTTTTGCTTCGTCTGCTTCTGGAAATTCTGACTGATGAGTATAGCATGAATTATGATATGAAGTCCATTCCTTTGTCTCTTCGTCCCAGATTTCATATTGCTCAAGTAGTTGCGGATTTCCACGGATTTCACCCAATGTTGTTTCAATTACTTCATTCATTGTTTCGGTAGTGTATCATGCGTTTTCTTGTGCATGGATTAATTTTCGATAAATAGATTTCAAATTCTTCGTCTGACATTTTTTTAAGTCTTGACGATGTTAATTGTTTTTGGTTTGTTTTGACTCCTTTTTTTGCTTTAGATATTGCTTCCCCGCGTTTTTTGTGTGTCTATCTTTTTGCGTATTTTGACTTTTTTATCATTTTTATACTTTGCAGTATAAACTTCAATATCCAAATAAAATGTTTTGAATGGCAAATGAGACCAATCAAATTCTTTATCGCGATAAAGATCAAGTAAAAATTGTTGCTCTGCTCTCAAGTTATAGAACACACGACGAATGCCTGCATCCTTTACATATTGATTTCTTGCTGATTCGTTTTTGAATACAATCTTTTTAAGGTTGGTATTGAAAAGACTTTTTGCATCATACTGAGCACTGTTTGTCTCTACATACAAGAATGGCTCATACTCAAAATCATACATTTTGCGTTTGCCATTTTTATCCCAACTCCACAAGAAAATCTTCTTGCGGCTATTGTCATAGTAAACATTTCTCCACATGAGATATCATAACATGTGGTGGCTCATTAATCAAGCAAATTATACATTGAATCCATTATTAGCGATGGCTGGTCTATTTTCGGTTGGCATCTTGAACAGCATCTCAACATGTTCATCAAGATGGTCATCTAGCCATCTCTTCTCTGCAAATTTGCGCGCCTTCACTGATTGCTTAAGGTATTCATTTCTATCTTTAAGCAGTGTTTCTAATTTAGAAATCATTTCATCGCCTGTTTTGAATTTGAACGGCGCCTCTTGGTATGGTTCCATGTCTTGATATACTCCGGGAATACCTAATGCACCAGCCTCAAGCATTTTGATATCCGATTTTGCACGATTGAATTCATTACGTGCGAGTGGTGCGATTACGGCATTGATATTAAGAGATCCAAATGTTCTTGGCATTTCGTAAATGTTTACCCACGGCACGTGAATAATTTCTTTTCGATTTACAAAGGGCAGCAATCTCATCGGAATGCCACCCATAAATACCCACTGAAACTTATTCCGCGTTTTGATAATTGCTTCAATAACATGTGCAAAGTCATCTTGTTGATTCGCAGTATTAGCCGGGTCAAAATGAGTGCCAGATCCCATATACCCGATTATTGGTTTCTTTTTATTTTTGACGTAATTCTTGTCAATCTTAATCGGGTCATAAAAATCATGAAGCCAGAATTTAGGGGCATAGTTTGGAATGACGTTGATTTCTTGCTTGCCTGATTTTTTCTTATAGTAATCTCTCATGTATGGAGAGACTACACACATTTCATCACATAGATTAATAATTTCTATAATATTACTTCTAATTTGGGGATCTGTAAATGCAGGTCTGCTTGTGTTGTATAGGGGGATATCTTCGGAGAATACAACATCATCCACTTCGTAGATCAATTTAAATCCAAACTCTTTTTGCATTGATTTCAAGAATTTAACAAACATGAGTTGTTCGTTAGTTGCTTGTCTTTGTAATTTGATAGCATTTACTGGTCTGTAAAAATTGGGATCCGTATTCATTTGTGTCAACCCATTGACTACTGTTTTATTATACCCATTCATTAGCAATTCTGGCCATGACATTCTCCATAATCCACACCCACCATAATCAGCATAGAAATGAATAGCTCTCTTGAGGCCCGCACCTGGAGGTTCAGTAGTATTGACAACCTGTTGAGAATTTCTCAACTGCTCTGTTTGTTGATCCATCCTATGGCGGAAGAATTCTGGATTATAATTTCCAAATGCGGGCTTGCCGAAAACACTACCATGAATATGTGGCTGGGTATTAAAATGCATATAATTTAGAAATTAAATAGTAGCAGTTTCCCTCAATGTCAATTCGGTTATGCCATTTTTTTTCTCTAAAAAGATTACATTGGCGTCGTTCATAAGTGTTGCATTTTCCTTTCGGTGTGTGATGATATACATTGCTTCACTGTACTTCACCGATCTTTCTTTAAGCATATCTAGAACACTAGTAACACCTTCGCTGGATAAAGCAGAATCAATTAATTCATCATACACACTAATGTTAATAGTTGTATTAGACTGTAACCGGCGAATGTCTTGGAATGTGAATAACATTGCAAGATCGATTCTTTTTCTTTCGCCGCCAGAAAACGATTCATAAGAACATTCAATTCCTTTATCATTGTTAATTTTCTCTTCGAACACATCATCAAATGTGCATGTACATGGGGCGTTTAATGCCTTTAGATAATGTGCAAGTCTTGAATTAAGCAGCTTGAGAATTTTTTTGACAATAAATTTCTTAATGCCTTCTTCAGATAATAAGAACTTAACTATTTCAAGAATTTCAATTTTATCTGCCTCTTCTTTGACTTTAATTTCGATGGTGTTAAGATGGCTGACTGCTGTATTGATTATTTTCGTAAAATCATCATCTTCTAGATTTAGATTAGCCAAATCACTTTCAATAGTGGCTGTCCAATTTCTTAGTTGGTTAATGCGTGACTCTATGCTTGATTTTTCGCTTTTCTTTGTTTCTCCATAGACCAGCTTTTGATTAATTTCATTCAATGCATCGCTACATTTTATTAATCTTGATTCAATTTCATTATGCACATTAGTCCATTTTGTTATTTGGAGCGTATGTTCTTCTATTGATTGTTTTAATTTTTCAATTTCATCATCTTGGTTTTTAATGTCGGATTCGGTAAAAACACGCAGACATTTATCACATGAAGGGCCGTGATTGCTAATATGTGATATCCTTTGTTTGTGTATCTTTATTTCAAAGCTAATGCGTGTTTTATTAGTCAAAACAACATCTTTAGTTTTTCGAAGTTCGTCTTGTTTTTGCTCAATGAGTTGTTTATTGATTGCCAACTTTTCTGCATCAGGTATTACGATTGAATTTAATTTTTCCGTTAATCTACCAATTTCTGTTGCATTTGATTGAATACGTTCCTGTAACTCTGTGACTTTGCTTTGTCTTCTTTCAATGCTCTTTTGTGCCTGCTCTTCATACTGAGCAAGAGTTTTTTTCGAGTCATCTAATCTACTCGACGCTACTTCAAAATCTTTCTTGGTTTCGGAAATAATCTTTGAATGAACCTTTGCCATGTCAGTAAAGACACCTAGATGCAATATGCTTTCAATGAATTTTCTGCGGTCATTTTTATTCTGATTCATAAATCCGATAGAATCATTGAGCGTCATAATAACCGCGTATTTGAATACATCTGCAGTAGCATTTATGGTGTTCTCGATTACGTTGTCAGTCTCACGGATATTTTGGGTTATATCAATACCGTTTTTATACAGCTGCATTTTTGAAGGCGACAACTGCCTCATAAGAATATATTCATCCTTGTTGTGGTTGTCGTATACGTCAAATGTAATAACTGATTTGCAGGGCTTGCCTGTAATGTTATTAGCTATTTCTTTTTTGTTTAGCTTTCGGAGAGTATTGCCATAAAGAGAAAAGAAAAAGGAGTCGGTAAACAATGCAGATTTACCGACTCCGTTTGAGCTATTTTTGTCGTGATTATATCCTGTAATGAAAGTTAGACCTGGTTTGATATCCAGTTCGACCCATTCATCTCCAATGCTTAGAAAATTTTTGATCTTTAATTTTTTTAAGACAACTCGCTTCATTGTGAATTACTATAAAGCACTATGTTAAAAAAATCAAGAACTAAGATATAAATTCTTTATCTAAATTTGCGCCTTCGTATGGGCCAGTTTTATATTCGTAAACTATTGTATCGTCTTCTAATATTAGATATGTATGGCCTCCATAAAGAGTGAAACTTGCGTCACCTGGTAGAAGAACTTCCTCAGCGATGATAGTATCGTCTAGATCATATAAAAAACACTTAACACTGCCCTTTATTACAATCCAAGATTCCTGCGCTATCTGATTCTCATGGGTTCTTTTTTTTGTTATATGTTTATGAGGGGGGAATGTTTTATTTTTTGGCATATTTAATGATGCACATTGAATAAAATTATTTTCCGGCACTATTTCGGTTCTTGATTCTATTTCACTTAATCTGTTTATTATGTGAAGTAGTTTATCTGGCACAACTTTTGAATATATTTTTTTCATAGTTTTTTTCTAACTTAGCCGTCCACTCACCTATCATATCATCCATGAGCGTTTCGAAATTATATTCTGGTTCCCATCCTAGTGTTTTTCTTATTTTTGTAGAATCGCCTTTTAAGTATTTTAATTCCTCTGCTCTTAAAAATTTTTGATCTTGCGACACGTATTTAGTATAATCTAAATCTAATTTTTTAAAAACATATTCAACCATTTCTCTAACTGAATGTGTTGTCATTGTTGACACAACAAAATCATCTGGAATATCATGATTTACTATCATGTGCATTGCTTTTACATAATCTTTTGAGTGGCCCCAATCGCGATAAGAATCCATATTACCCAATACTAAATTATCAGTTAATCCTAATTTTATTTCAACTGCCGTTTTGACTACTTTATTGGTTACAAAATTTGACCCTCTTCTTGGTGATTCGTGGTTAAATAATATTCCATTGCACGCATGCAATTTATATGCGTTGCGATAATTTCTGACGATATTATAACCAAAAACTTTAGAACAGCCATAAGGACTAACAGGATTCATGGGGGTTGTTTCTCTCTGAAACCCATCTATATCTACAGAATTTCCAAACATTTCAGACGAACTCGCTTGATAAAATCTAGCACTTGGGCAAGAACGTCTATATGCTTCTAAAATATTAAGAACACCAATAGCGTTTGTTTGAATTGTAAATTGTGGAATGTCAAAACTAATCCTGACATGGCTTTGGGCTGCAAGGTTATAAATCTCATCCGGTTGTATTTGATCCAATAATTTTTCTAAACCACCCTGATCTAGTAAATCTCCGTAATGAATATTAACTTTATGTCTGACATCTTCACTAAATCTGCTTTGTTGTGATTCTACAGTTGAATTTCTTCTTATAATGCCGTGAACTTCATAACCCAAATCCAGTAAATATTCGACCAGGTAGCTTCCGTCCTGTCCGTTAGTACCCGTCAGAAACGCCCGGCGGCCTTTATAATTAATTTTTTCTTTTTCCATAATTTTATTTAAAAATTTCCATTTTTGTCAGGTCGGGCCAATCAGTAACTAGCCATTTCTTAGGTGCAGTATCAATTGCCTGTTTTATTTTTTTTAATCCTAAATCGGCTACCTCTGGTGTCATATAGTAGTGATATCCAACTGTATCAATATTTTGTTCTCTCCATGGTATATTTGGTAACCTACCATCGTAAGACATTTTTTTAAGTATAGCGTAATCATTTTTATTGTCAATCAAAATCATTCCACCACGACCCAGTGAAAGATGCTTTTGATATTGAAAGCTAATACACATAAATGTATTTGGTATATAGCTATCCTTTCTCCAAAGAACCGCAGCGTCTATTATCTTCTTACTACTGTAGTTAAGTACATAGTAGTCTTCCCATTCTTCATCTCTCCACACTCTTTGTAGTCCCATTTTTTCCGCTAAAAAAGGCACTGATAAATACGTTCTTTTAGGTACATTTATTTTTGTCTCCTTTGTATATCTTAAGCATAATTCAATGCCATGAGTACAACTATCTACTGCGACAGCATATGGTGAACCAAAAAAATTAGCTACAGCCTTTTCAAATTCATTAACGGTTTCAAATGACATATTTTATGTATCTATTTTCAATAAAGTTTTTATAAATATAATCTTCCGCCATCAACAAGTCAACGGCTAATTGAAGATTTTTTTCAACTGATTTTATTTTAGAATAATACAGTTCAAAAGACAGATCTTCGACTTTAAAATTATCATCCAATATTATTATACCATCAGTATCAAAGTAATCACTAATATTTGGCATACCGTAGTAAATCGGGATTGTGCCTGTCATAAAGCAGTCTGTTATTTTTTCGGTAAACATGTTGGAATACGTTGCATTTTCCATTGCTATTGAAAAGCAATAATCTTTTAAACCACTTTCTTTGTTTTGTATTTCATTGTAACCTCTGCCGAAATGATCACATTTACTTGAAAATTTTTGAATTATGTGCTGTCTATATTGATGGTCTGCACACATTATTTTATTTGATGCGATCATTGATATTAATTTAGTTTTTGGATATATTTCGCCCTGCTTAAAATATGATTTGCCACTACATTGTGTTAATTGAAATATATCTGACGTTTTGGCTAATTGTGCATCATGTGTAAAAACTTTTATGAATTTTGTCTTCAGTAAATCAGAATTATTTTCGGCCCATGAATAAATATCGGGTATAATTGTTTTAGATTCACATATCCATCCATAGTTTTTTGTATGTGGTGTTGTTTGATGATATATTCCATGATCTATATAAACAGAAATCGATGCCGAGCCGTCTTTGGTCCATTCAATAAATTTTGGAGGCAGGTCGTTTGATGATATACTGTGTTGAAACCCGCCAGCAATCATATTGATTTTAACTTTTTTAAAATTCATCATAGCCTAATTTTTTAGCATTTTTGATTATTTTTTCAGGATTAATTTTTTTAACTAACACTGCCGGATTTCCTTTATAAACGCCCCATTCTTCTGTATCTCCCATCAATAAACTACCTGCTGCTAGTAAAACACCTTTTCTTAGTATAGATCCGGGCAATACGATAGAATTTGTACCTATATTAGAAAACTCTTCCATCACAATGGGTTTTATAATTTGTGTTCCTTTTAAATCCTTTGGTATCATTGCACCAAATAAACCACTACCATCAAACCTATCAGACCCACATATAATCCTAGCACCCGCCATTATATTATTAAATCCCTTTGAAGTAAATGAGCCATCTTTACCTCCTATTATTGTTACATAAGGGCCGACATGCACATAACTACCAATAGTAGTGTTGGTTGTACAATAAAATCCCTTATCAATGGCTACATGTGAACCATTGATAATTAAATCCTGTTTTATAAAAATATCTTCATCTATAATTATATCGTCTCCGAGAACTTTTATCATAAAATATCTATAAAAATTACAACCGACTCTTTACAAATCAAATCATATCATTTGTATTTATTGCAAAAAAGCTCGTATTCAAATGAATTTTATCGCGGTTTTAATTCACTATAGGCTTCTTTCATCGCTGCGTTGTAATCCCTATATCCGTTTTGTAAATCAGAATAATTTGGCATTTGATACGCTATCATAGGATCACACATATACATATTATGTTGAGGCATAATCAGGTTATAGTGAACATCCATTTCATATATTTGTGGTAAGTTTAAAATAGTATCATACATTTGCGAATTTACAATATATGCATGTAGTGCATATGCGTGCGTTAATTTTATTAAGCAGTCGGATACTCTTGTAGTATGCGCAAGCAAAGATGCACCAAGATATAGTACATCCCAATTATGATTTTGTATCTCGTTTACTGATCTCAGCAAAATATCATTCGCGTTGTCTTCAAACATTGCGTCATCTTCGAGAATTAAAACATACGGCCATTTGCGTTCTTTTGCTATTCTGATGCATTGTTTGTGTGATTTGAATGCAGTTCTTGTCTCGTCGATAATTGCCTCAACCCTATATACATTGCTAATAACATTGCTTAATTTTTTAATCTCATTAGTAATATGCTCAAACCTATCTTGCCTATGCTTTAGATTAATAATAAGTGTGTTCATGTAATGTTCTATTTTATATATTATCTCCGTCCAGATTATGGTGTCAAATCTTCTTTAGCAAAAACATCCTGCCATCCATCTGCTATTATTCCACCGGATCTCGTGTAGTTAAAATACATAGAATGATCTCTTGCATTTAAGAGAATTTTTGGATTAAGTTGTTGGGTATATCTGTTGCAATCTACTTCAAATTGCCACGGATTGCAAGAATGTGATTCTAGTAAATGTTTCAAATACTCGGTTTTCCAAATTGCAGGTTGTACGGAATTTAAATAATCACTATGTTGATTGAATATATACAAATTATTTTCAAGATGTTTTAATTCATATATGCCTGGTGGGTATAACCTATCAAATAATATTTTATCCGCATTATGATGCTCTAACATTTGAATATGCTCTCTTATAAATTTCGACGTAATCGGCTCTGTCAAATAATAATCTTCAAGAATAAGACAAACATATGGTGTCTTAATTTCATTAAGACCTTTTAACATGATATCAGTCCATTGTAAATTAGCCCCAGGAGTTACACTAATATAATCTTTATATTGTATCTTAATCGTTTCGCTTACAAAAATATTTTTTGTTTTTAATTGCCAATATCTTTTAAACAGAATGTCAAAATTTTCCCAAAGGTGGCGATATTTATCACATGACCCAATTAATACTGAGAGCAGATCTGCATCTTCTTTATTCATATTTTTTGTTGGTTAATTGGTTGTGTAATTTTTAATAAAGTACTCGAGATCTTCTGGTGTACCCAATCCCCACATCTTTTCGATATTATGTATTTTGATTGTTTTGCCGCCACAAATCGCTTCGTTAAAAACTGGGCAGATATAAAATTCATTATTAACACGAATATTCTTCTCAATCATCTGTTCTGCGTATTTGACATAGTCGCTGCCTTTTTGCCAGTAATATATACCGACAGATGCTATGTCGGATATTGGGTTCTTTTCTGCAACTTCAGTGATATTATTACTTTCGTCGACTTTGGCAAACGACCATTTTGGGTGTGTAGATTTAAACGTTAGCATACCACCATCTGCTTTTTGTTCGATCATTTTATAGAAGAACTCGCTGCTATCCCATTCGATAAATTGATCAGAATTTGCAATTAATAACGGCACATCATTATCGATTAATTCCTTCGCAATGAGCGTAGTGCATGCAGCACCTTCGGTTATACCATCAACTTCGACTATACTACATTTTGGTGTTATTAATTTTAGTAAAGTATCTAGATTATATTTCTGCCTATGCTCTTTTTGGATAATATATATATAATTTGCATCGATATTCAAACTATCAACTACGCGCTGTATCATCGGGTCTCCGCGGACATCGATTAGTGGTTTTGGAAATGTATACCCTGCACTTTGGAATCTACTGCCTGCTCCTGCCATCGGAATTAAAACATTAAGATTTTCGCCTTTCCATTTTGGTATTTTCATGTTATTTTTATTGGTATTTATCTTATCGTATAATGATCCATGTGTCAAGTCATTTGGTGAATTTACTCTAAAAACATTTGCATTGCTTCTGCATGCGGCAATCAAACCATTTGGTGAATCTTCGACTATCAATGTTTCGCCTGGCATCATCTTTAGCTTACTCATCGCGGTCCAGTATATCTCCGGATGTGGTTTGCTATTTTCAACATCATCATTAGATAATATCAAATCAAAATGCGATATTATTCCTAAATTTGAGAGAATAGTATTTACTGTTTTTCGAATAGAATTAGTACAACATGCAATCTTATAACCATCTTGGGATAAATTATCAAGTAGGTGTTTTAACTTATCAGATTCTTTTATATCATCTAATGAATTAAGAGTCAGTCGTTGTTTTTCTATCCATATTTGCCTATGTAGGTGTTCTGGTAGATTCTTTTCCTTTGATAACAATTTTAATTTTTCGCCTGTTTTTAATCCGTCGTATTTTATAAGATGCTCGTTAAATGATATTGTATATTTTGGGTCAATTGATTCTAATGCAGTATTTAGACATTGATAATGTAGAGCTTTGGTATCTATCAAGACTCCGTCTAAATCAAAGATAATTAATTTTATCATTATTTGATTCTCCTTTCGGGTGGTAAAAAATTAATATACTCGCTATGTATGTATTCTTTGGTATCGTTGCACAAGTGCATGCCTCGAACTCCATCTTGTGACATTTCCCTAAACCATGATAAATATATATTACGCTTTATCCAATAAAAATCATTTTCAATTCCTAGGTCGTTTATAAAAAAACGAATATCTCTTTTTCCTTGTAGTTTTGTTATATACTGTTGTGTTAATTGTATTTCAGGTACTTCAATCCATGTTGTGTCTTTTATGTCCCATAACGTGTACATATCCTCTACCGTCCCGAGCATTAAATGATCCGTTAAATATCCAGGGCAGGTTGTGTAACAGACATGATTTTTCCATGAAAACATGTTTAATTTATTTTTATCAAGATTGGAAATAAACCTTGTAAAATTGGTTGGGATTATATCTGATCTTATTTTTAATACGTATTTATATCCCCTATTACTAGCCTCTTCTATGCCTTTTAATGTTGACAATATCTGTAAATTAAAATTCATAAATCCTCTATCCTCTGGTATCTTATTAAAGATAACGTTATCGTTTGCATCATATAATGTTTCAGATCCTTCCCACGTAGATATTATTAAATTGTACTCCCCATATGCTTCTTTGATTTTATCTACATTAGCACTGGGGCCTTGTACTACTATAGCTAAATTATTTAATTCTTCTAGCATGTTGTATTTTAAATATTATTTATTATCACTAAACATTTTTGCAATCATGAACACCTATATGTTATAAATCCATCCGTTTCTATTTGTGACTATTCTGAATGTTTTAGTCGTATGGTTGGATTATTTTTTGATTTACGAGGCCATCTTCGAATATGCCATGACATGGTCTTGTCTGGCGTATTTTTACCTTTTCTCTATATATCTTTGGCAGTGGTTCGTTTGATAATATTGTCTGTTTTGATAGACACCACACTGCAAATTGTCCTATCATGGCTTCTATACTTCCATAATTGTGTGAATTAAAATCACCAGCCCAAATATTTTCAAATTTTGCAAACCCGCATTTTACAGATTCTTTTATGTTTATAATTAATCCTTCTGGTTCAAAATGGATATCTCTTGTTATTGGCGAATCCACATCGATCAAAGATAAATCACCACTGAATAGTAATTTATTTTCGTAAACATCTTTTAAATATTCTGTCAAAATATCAATTTTATTAGATTGCCAGTAAGTGTCTGAATGTAAATGTATTATAACATCTAAATTTAGTTCGATCGCTTTATCTAACCCCTTCTGCAATGAAATTAATATTCTCTTGCTTAAGTTGAATCCGTAATGTTCTATTCCTAGGTAATTGACTGGCGTGCACCTAGGTACATCTTTATTTTCAATTACGAATATATTGTCATTTATATTTTCTAACTCTTTAAAACCGATATCTTCTTCTGATGTTGTTACTATTATAATAGGTGAGGTCTTTAATATACCATAGTCTTTTCTTATCATATTAATAGTGTTGGTGCATAGATCGATTTGTTTATATGCTGTTATGATGAATCCCGTTTTCATATTATATTAATTGTCTGATTAATGCTTCTTAATTTTGATACTATTTCGTCAAAATATACGCCAACATGACTACATATTATTGTGCATTTTTTGTTTGTCAAGATTTCGGGTTGTTCGACTCGCAGTTCCGTGCCAAATAAAAATTTACCAGATTTACTAGGTGCGTTATCTATTATGGTAGTGATTTTTGATGTATCTAGCCCATTTGATATATAAAATTGCGACGATACATGAGCTCCGAATAGATATATTTCGTCTGTGCTAACATTTGTGATTTTGTTTATGTCTTTTATGTTAGATAGGTGGTGTGTAAAATTATTTGTAAATTTATTGCCTAATTCCAATTTAATTGGTTTTATATTTTCGTTAGTGGGTGTAATTTTTTTTAATTTAAAAAACACAGAATGATTTTTATAAAAAAAGAATTCGCTTACTTCAAATCCTGTTTTTTTTGCTATATAGTGAACTACATCTTTATTTATAAAATATGTGTGCTCGAAATGAAGTATATTACCAGGCGAGTATCCGGCGTTTAGCAAGAAATCCATATCTGGAATTGAAAATACCATTATACCATCATCCTTCAAGATATCATGACACTGCTTTAAAAAAGATATTGGGTCGTGCATATGTTCCAGCAAATGCGAATGGATTATAATATCTTTTTTTTGTGTCTTGAAATTTTCATCGAAAAATCCTCGTGTGAATTTTACGTTTTCAATTTTTATATTTTCTGGATTTGGTTCTATTATATCCCATGATGCAAATTCTGTAGACAATTTTGCTATTTTGGCCGAAGGATCACTTATTTCTAATATAGATTTATTGATGATATCATTTTTTATAAACCTCGCAAATTCTATATAATGATTTTCCCAAATACTACCAACTGTGTTTATGTTATGGTTGTTTTGGTATACAATATTTACATCAAATAGCTCTTTTGTTTGTATCTCTCCACACTCTTGACATTGTGTTAAAGATAATTTAAAATCTTCTGTGTGAGATGCTTCTTTTACGACACCCATAAAACATGGGAGTTTAAATTCTAATATATTGTAAAGTGTATTATCACACAAAATGCACTTATTTCTTTCTTTCTTCATGAGCTGAACTATAATCTATTTATTATACTATTTATTATACTATACTTTTTCATTAATCTATTATTTGGCCGAATTAACTCACATACAGCTCTAGTTGTTTGCTATGGATGTGAAGATTTGCAATTGGTATTAGTTTGTTATCATGTACAGCGTAGGGCTTTTGGTTATCGAATATAACATCTAGCTTATTATCAATAATGCATTTGCCAACATAATGATTCGGATCACAGAATCCCTTAGTATGTCCGTTATTTGTGCCTCCTATGTACTGCCCATAAGAAGCCCCGTCAAATAATATCCCTAAATTATTAAAATTGTCGTCTGCTGGTTCGAACGGCAATGCGGGAAGATAATCTATTATATTTTGTGTTCCCTTATATATTAAATCAATCATTACCATTTCTGATATTGGTGTAAAATATGGAATAACATTATTGGCGTATAATGATTGTTCGCCAATGTTCAGCAATTTTATCATTTTCGAGATAAATTGTTCTAAGTGAATCAAGGAATTGCAATAAACAAACCCTGCAGAGCTTTTATATTGATCGACTCTAGTGAAGTACACCGATGGCTGTAATTTTTTAAGCATCGTCATGTCGGAGTATATTAAATTATCATACTCCATGTGAATAAATTCGTTAATATTATTATTCTTACAAAAATGATACAGTACAAATAAACGTATCATCGTTGTGAACCAAAACGCATTTGTTGATTGTGATGGATATTTTTCTTTGCAGATTGTATATAATTTTTGTATGTCATGCTGCATGTATTTCATGACGTATTGATCATCAACGACAATCGGGTCGCATAGATAATGCTTGCATTGTTTGATACAGATATCTGCATAAGGAGGCAACTCGTCGTACGTATAGTCATATATCATTTTGTCATTAATCGGCAATTTATGTGGCGATAAATGTATTAAAATTACTTTCATTTGCTTTTAATTATTACCACGCATGGGAAGGTATGCACCAAGAATGCATATTAACTACATCGTATTTTTCTGATATGCCTCTTTGAATTAATTGTAGGGTTTCATCAAGACTCCAGTTAGTATCGTACGGATCTGATTGGAGTTTGCCAGTTCTTAAATCTTTTAACCTTTTTGATATATATAGCTCGGGGTAAAACATTTCAACAAAATTGCCATATAATTCAAATTCAGACGGGTGACAATTATATGAAATTATATCATAGCTCTTTTCAATTATTTGTTGTGGTGTTAAATTTACATAATTTACTAGGTGTTGAATAATATTTTTGTTAAAGAAACCGATATCGCCAATATATGTATGTGTTGCTTTTCTATCTAAATTGAACATTTTTTTATTGAATTCAAAATATTGGGGCTCACATTGATCATATCCGTAATACCATATTGGTCTATTTTCTTCAAATAATTCCAGACGATTTGTAACAATAGCGTCGCAATCAATTGTCATGTAATATTCTGTTTTTGTAACGTTTTGGAAGAGTTTCAAAAATTGCTGCAGAATCCAATTCGGTCTAAATTTCCATTTTTGTGGAGTGGCATATGGTAGAATCTCTCGATCCAAATGATAACAGATATCATGCTCGCCTGTTTCAAATATTGGTGAAATTGGTGTGGGTGTACAAATATGAATCGTTGCAATATCAGGCACATTTCGTAAAAGATATTTAATGACGAGTCTAGACCTGAAAAGATCTTTTGGTGCTATTGGTAAAAATACGTCAATCTTTTGATTCATATGCTTGCATAAGTTTAAATTTCAAATCTCTAAGACTTGGCTGTGGGATATTATTAACACGGATTTGGTGTTTATTATAAAAATACTCCCATATTTTATCTATAATATCCGCTCTGCTTCCATCAGCTCTATTGGTTTGTAAGCGACTCGTTGCGATTGGGTTATTCATTATAAACCCATCTGAATTAACTATGTCAGCAAACCACCAAAATAATGAGCTATAATCTTTTTTTGATTCTCTATATACCATGTCGACATCAAAACCATCGCGCATATTTTCATCATATTTACCTGTATCTAGAAAAGCCGATCTATGGTGGTACGTAAATTCATTGCACATATTTTGATAAAATGCAACTTGCAAGTTATTAGGATAATCAATTATCGTTTTTGGTGTTCGGTGATGCGCATCTCCTGAACCAGCCCCTGTGCTTACAAAGCAAAAATACTTTAATCCAGTTCCTTTTGAAACCCTAATATATTCATCGAATATGCTTGGATTTAAAATAATCATATCATCCTCAATAATAAAGATATGCTCACATCCTTGTTCGAGTAAATATTCCACACATTCATTCCGACACACAGATGGATATTTATTTTGAGTATGCTGAATCCACTTGCCTGAATAATTATTTTGATATTTGTCACCTCCGTTTACTGTTACTAGACAATCAATTCTATCAAGGGGCAAAGATTCATACAAAGCCTTATAGTATGATTCCGAATTATATGTTGTGATTCCAACGCCGATTTTATCTTTCATTATTTCAATAATTTAACTATTACTATTATGTTACTTAAGTCTGTTAAATATACCACATCTCACCGATAATGTTTACATTGAATCTATTTGCAAATGAATTTACAGCATTAAACACACCCCATATAGGATGATAGTCGTCGCCGGTAAGTTTACCATTTTTATTTAAAATTTGTAGTGAATTATTAATATCACGAACAACTGCTTCATATGAATGATCTGCGTCGATATATATTAAGTCATATGTTTTTTTATTTGTCTTGAAAAAATCATCGCTGTAACCCTCGTATATGTTAACATTTGTGATGTTATTTTCCTTTAAATTTTCTAGAAATTTATTTTTGAATTTATTAGTTTCATCCCAGTGACTCATGAAGCCGCTCATGTCCTCATTTGTAGTCCCTTCAAATGTATCAACAACTGTAATATTTACATTAATATCAAATAGTGTTGAAAATTTGTAGATGTCGATAACGCTACTGCCAATAAACGTCCCCACTTCTAAATAATCAATGCTTTTAATTGATTGTTTTTTTAGATTTTGAAAATATTGATAGATATACAAATTGCGGCCAGAACCTGGAGAATAATTAAATAATTTCAATACTTCTTCTGGCCAATCAATGGCATCTCCAAGACCTGTAGGTGACCATGGAAGATGTACTTTTACGTTATCAGGATATGTGAAATAATGGTTTAAAGCTTTTTTTATTTTCATTTTAATTGTTTGTTATTTTTTAATTGTTTGAGCACTTCGATTGTTTTTTCTTCGCCCTCATATGGTACTTCAGTCATTTTGTAACCGTGCAGCACTTTAAATGAATCGTTCGCCTCGTTGAATGACTGCCAAAAATTGTTATTTCTAATCGTACTATCTGTTGACATATTTGATTGATTTTTAATCATGCTCCAACTATTATATATGTCAGCAAACCACCAAAACGGCGTTGTATACCCGTGCTTGTATGCTCTATACGTTAGCTCTGGATGATCTCCGTGTCCTTTGTTGAATACACGATTATGTAGCCCAATTTCCATCAACGCATCTCTTGTATAAAAAGAAAGAGCACCGAGTATGTTTGGTGTTAATATAATTTTCGTTCCGTCTGGGTATTCGATAACTTTTTTATAAACCGGTTGTAAAGATGCATCTAAATTTTCACGATTCGAAAATCCAAAATTAAAATGACAAATTCCTGTTGACTTGCTCGCATTGATGTAATTCAAAAACACCATCGGATCCTCGATTAAAATGTCATCTTCTAAGGTGAAGATGTAATCACATTTTTGTTCGATAAGATATTTCATCGCGACATTTTTTGATCCACCAACTTGTATTTTTTTGGGGTTGTTTATAATATGTGCTCCTTCTATATTATCGATTTTATTCCCATCATTGACGATGACTATATCATCAATATAGTCTGGCATGGTCGCCCATAATTTTTTTAAAAACTCTGGACGATTACATGTAATGATTCCTATTCCTATTTTCATAATTGATCAGCCTTCATCATTCATTCTGCTTTTTATATCATCGTCAATACTTTTCATAATGTCATCAAAGTCCAATGTTGGTATCCCGTTGGTCTGTGACTTATAAGGAGATAAAGCATTAAAAAGATCCGTCAAGTCAATTGACTCTTGTGGTGTATAGAGATTTGATATGTTTATATTGTCTGGGTCATTTTCAAATGATTTGAACATCGCATCAGATGTCTGTACCGAAATGCATGTGTCATCATTATCAACAAGGATGCCGTCTAATGACTGTGGTATTTCTAAGCCTGTTTTAACAACGTCGGCGTCGGGCTGCAATAAGTTTGTATTCATGTTTTGTAAAATTAACTAACTTGTCTATATATTTCAACTAGTGTTTGAAGTATTCTTTGTTTCTTTGGTGCTTCCTCTGATAGCTTATCAACTATTTCTTTGAAGGTCTTTTCAATATCAATAGGATCAAAATCTTCATCGATATCATCGAGCGTAATAGTTCCAGATGATTGATACTCAAAATTCAATTCAATAGGTTTCAGTGCTGATATTTGCGATTGCATCAACTCAATATCTGAAACAGAAAGTTCTTCATCTATCTGTATACGAATGAAGTTATTTGCTATCGCTGAGCGATATTCAGCAACATTCTCGCGTATAGCCGAACTTTTAAATTTCAGATGCTTTGGTGATATTTTATTTTCTATCGCTCTTGCTTTGCTTTCATTGATATCAAGCACCCAAATATACTTTGGTGTGTATGCCTCTCCCCAGCTCAATTCCATTGGAGATCCCACGTATATGATGCGTCCGTTATCATACTTCCTCATATCAGCCATGTGAAAATGACCTGTTAATACAAGAGGACATAATGACAAAAGTTTAGAAGCAGACTCACCATGTTCACACACTTGTCCTTCGGATATGGTAAAGCTAGTTATTTCAAAATGGCCGAACATGATGTCACACTTGTCTACCGTATCCATATTGGTAGCCCATGGGACAAATGTTATTTTTTTGTCGTTGTGTGTGATAGATGTGGCTTCCGATACGACATGGATATTCTGCCACCCGGTGAGGATATTCAATGAGTTGACATCAGACCGATCCCGATAAAATGCATCATGATTCCCTGTAACTAGGATAATATTAAAATCTTCAAGAATCTTGAAAAATTCAGATGCGGTGTGCATTGTATTGACACACACTTCTTTTCTATTGTGAAAGATATCACCGCTAATAACAATGTCTTTGATATCTAGAAGCTTATACGTCTTGGACATCCATCTGGCAAATTCTAATGCCAATGTATGCCATAAAGTGCTGTCTCGATAAACACCTAAATGCAAATCTGCAATGACACCGATCCGATCAGAATTAAATTTCATCATCATTCTCTAGTCTAGTGTCTTTGCTATCATCGTAAAAGCTAGCCGTATCATTCTCGTAATAGAATTCATTGCTATCCGATTCTGCAATCCGCTGGCGTCGTGTTTGATACCAAGCTTCATCGTTTGCCAAATTTGCAAACTGTTCTTCGCGGTATGCCTTGAGCGTATTTTGATTTTGTTTCTCTTTTTTAATTCTGCCAATAAAAGTATTGATAGCAATCTTGGTGAAGTATGAAAATGGGTTACCAATTTTGATATCATATTTCTTTTTTGAGAGAGCTGATATCATTCGAACAACAGCATCGCCAATCATTTCTTCTTTATATGAATAGTCTTTGAAGTTGGGAAGAAACCCAATTTTAGTAGCAATCTTTTGAACCATATCGCCAAGGATATGCGGAATCTCATTTGTTTCGTCTTGGTAGTACGCCAAGATTGCATCATGAAACTCTTCCGGTTTTACGTAGAACTCTTTGTTCTTTTTTGCTGGTTTCTTCTCTGATGTTTCATCTTCAGACTTCTTTGATTTCAATTTTTTCATGGCTAATTTTTTCCTGCTTATAGAGGGATATTCTCTGTTGCAGATGTTTAAAACTATAGCGGGTATTGTCTGCAAAATCAAATAAAATCATTTTTTCTTTGCTATGATGTAAACGACTACCTCTACCAATCGATTGAATGATGCGAATTCTTGATTTACCTCCGGAGCAGAAAAATACATAATGTAAGTTATTGATACTGATCCCTGTGCTAAAAATAGACGACATTGCAATGCAAATTATGTTGTCTTTCTCTTCCATCATCTTTTGCACCTTTTCTCTTTCTTCGACATCGACTTCACCTTCAATGAAGTAAATTTCTTTCTCGTTATTAACATCTAAAGACTTTGCTATCTCTAACATTTGTCTACCATGCTCTTTGCGATTGACAAGCAACAAGCTATTTTTCTTTAGCTTGTTTGCAAAGTTACACATCAATGTATTTCTGAAATGGTTTTGGATTAGCCATTCAGTTTCTTCAAGATATGCTTTGTTTGGTTCTTTAATATCTACGACGATATGAGGTGGATTTTGGTGCTTAATGAAAATGATCTTAGCGATCACATCGGCAATCCATTCATCGCTTCTCATTTCGTGTGCTTCGACTTTAGATAGCACAGGACCTATTTTACCAAGTAATGTCCAATAGTCTAGCTGTGCATCAGGTAGTGTCCCAGTAAAGCCATATCTGTGTATAGTCTCAAATTCATCGATGATCTTCGTGGATGCATTATCTTTTTTTAACGTATGCACTTCATCAACGATGATCAAGCCTGTATTCTTTTTCAGGTACTGCACTATCTCTTGTTGGCTTTCAGAACGAAGAATTGCTTGATTGCAAACTATGACCTTGCTTGTTGAATCAAATTCAAAACTACCAGACCATTTGCTGCATGAATACTCCAAACCGTATTTAAGAAAGTCTGCATGTGTTTGATTGACTAACCCAATATCTGGTACTAATATTAGAATATGCTTGCCATCTAGAGGATTTTCATTCAGTATCGTCTTGATTAACGATGCCATTGTTAAAGTCTTTCCTGTGGCAGTCGGCAAGACAATAATTCCTCGTCCTCTTGGTACCGCCAATTCAACAGATTCTTTTTGATATGGTCTCAGTTCGAATTGATCAAATGCTAATGCTTGTTTATTTTCTTCAAATTTAAATGAAGGTTTAAGAATGCTCTTTACTTTATCATCTAGAGATACACTAACAGGGAATCCCAACTGAGAAGCCAATTTAACTAGTTCAGGAACTAGTCCGATATCAACGACTCCTGCTGAGGTTATTGCATACGTTCTTGTTTTCTTTCTTTGAAATTTGCCACCACGTCGAAGAAACAATTCAGTCTCAACCGATAGTTGTTCTCTTATAATATCAAAGGCATCCGAGTGCAATACTGCTTTGTTATTCTTTTGGAATGTAAAATTCAAATAAGCCATTAGGTGAGTTCAAGTTTCATTATCTCTGTAACATTTTTGATGTCGTTAGTCATATAGCGGAAAATAGATTCAACATGCTCAAGGTAGTCGATTATGCTTTTTTGGTCTGCGATATCGTCGTTAATCTGTTTCATTTGAGGCGACGAATCTATTTTGGTTTTCATTGCATTATTGCTTAGCTGTATGTCAGTCTTTTCTTTCATACGCTTTAACGCTGCTTCTACTAATTGTTCTTTTTGCTGCTCTAATTGATATAAGCTTCTCTTATGAGCAATGAGTCTTGATACCCATTTGTGTTTAATTGCCGGCAACCTCATTGCGACATCTTTGACGTTGAGTTCATCAACGTGTGCATCTCTTGCTATTTCTTCATCATATTTTGCAATAATATCCATAAGTATAAACGTGGGATCGAAATTCTATTTAGTATACAACACTATCATCGCAAATGCAAATATTATTAGCGAAGATGGCAATACAACTTCAACTGCGGGTGTTGGTGTTAAAGGTGATTATGCACCAGGCGATGCGAGAATGCCAAAAGCACTCTTTAAGGGTAAAATGTTCCGACGCCAGAAAATTAAGGGTGTATTAGAACCTAAAAAGATGTAAGTCTTTGGGTATGCCAAAGAAGATTTCAACTAGTGCTGCGAAAGCAAAAGGCCGGCGCTTGCAAGATTATGTTCGCGATTCATTCCGCGCGATACATAAAGAGCTTGAAGATGATGACATTAAATGTGCGATCATGGGTGAGAGTGGAACAGACATCAAAATGTCTCCAGCAGCAAGGAAATTGATTCCGTTTGACATTGAATGCAAAAATCAAGAGAAGATGAATGTATGGGCTTCCATTAAACAATGCGAAACCAATTGCAATAAAGACCGCATTCCGCTATTAGTATTCAAGCGAAACCATACAAAACCCTATGCATGCATTGAATTCGAAACCCTCCTACGGCTTATATCGAGGACTTCAGATAATAACAGTCAAGGAGCTAGTCTGCAAAAGCCAGAACAAAATACTTAATTTTTTAGACGACTATGGGATTAATGAAAAAAGTCTTCAAGGTGATATTAAAAAGATTGTTCTTCATTGCTGCTTTGAAACTATCATAGATTTATTAAAAACTAGTACCACAACATTGATCGTGGATAATGGGCCTTTCAATAATGAAAGCATTGCTAATATCATAGGTGATTCCAAAGCCGACAAATGTCTTGACCAATTAAAGAAGGCATTACAGAAAATTTTTAAGACCAAGTATATTGCGTATGAAGGAGAAATATCTTTAAATGATATTCCAGGGGAAATTATTGAGCGACTCCAAATCAATAAAAAATTTAATTTCAAAATATTAATTGAATTTTTTGATAGTCTTTCCCTTTCTGGCCTAAAGCGAAAGGTGAACGACAATTTGAGTGTGAGATGTTCCCTGTCCACATCATTTAGTAAATAATAATGAAGTATTCATTAAAAGTTTGTGAAATTGTGCTCTCTTTGCAATTATTTTTATTTTTTAAAATTTATTTTTTAAAATTACCTTGCATTTAAAAACGCGCTTGCGTAGTTAGAAATAGCTAATGGATAAGTGCTTATCTGGATTAAATTGAAAAATAGGATTTAAAAAAGAGACAAAGAAAAGAGAGCCAAAAAAGATTTCAAAGCATTTAAGGCATACTCTGCTCAATTTGGATAAATATTTTTATGAGTTTCAAATTCAATTCTCTTATAGAGGAAATTTTAAATACCCTTAATGAAGAACTAGGTTCCGCACTTGAATCCCCAGAAGTGACGTCTGCGAAGAAAAAAGCTTCAGAGCTCGAAGCAGCAGCAGCCGATGCAAAGGTAAAACAAAAGGAACTAGAAGCAGCAGATGCTAAAAAGAAAGCAGAAATTGTTAAACAGAAGCTAAGCAGCACACCAATATAACATCATGTCTACTTTCTACAAAACTCTAAGACAACTTTGCATTGAAAATGTAAACAAGATTTACGCAGAACAGGAAGACACTGCATTGCCTGGAATGCCTCCTGGAACAACACAAGGAGTTGAATTACCTCCAGACACAGCAGATCAAGAAAAGAGAGGAGTATACAATGCTTTGCAAGTAGCAGCAATGGGTCTTTTATTTGATCCTACACATGTATCAGAAACAGACAAGGCTACACTATCTCGTTTGGCAGAAGAACCTTTTAGTGATTCCAATTATAGAACCATTGAAGGTATTCTGAATAGTTACCTCGATTAATCCATTACTGGAGTCAATCCAGTCTTGAGATCGTGTTCAGCAGGACATAGTGGTAATTTTTCTACAGACTCCATAACGATATCGGGTGCAACGATATCACCAAGCGATAGTACAGCATCAAGTGACACATCAGAGTTTGCTGTGGATAGAACTGGATCTCCTACAGTCAAAGAACTAAAATCAACCCCTTTGAACTTTTTGGTAATGTCAGGAACATACGCTGCAGGTTTAGCTAGCTTTGCTTGGGAAGCATTCATTCCAACTGCATCTGTTCTCATCTCTGCGCTAGTACCATAAAGCTGCAATGGTACGTTTTTGAATAAGTGGAAGTGAGGTCTTGTGTAGACTTGAGGTTCTTCTGAGGTTTTACCATAGATAGGAATATCTTCTTCAGTAACAATCTCTACACCAAATAGATCATAACCAAATTTTGTACCCTTTCGAATGTAACCAATTTCAATTTCAGGAACAATATGTGCAGCGGTCACCTCTGTTTCAGTCGATTGATATTCGATAGGAGCACTAATGTGTTGGACATATAATTCACCTTCTACGTACGCACCACCTTTGGTGATGATATTTTTATCTACCTCTAAGTTCCCACCCACATAAACAGCAGCAACACCATCTTTGCCTTTAGGAACCAGGCTAATGTTGTCTGCAGTAATATGTGCGCGGCGTCCACCATCAACATATACTTCATTATCAGAAGACAGAACCAATTGCTTGCCGGTTATAGTTGTGACAGAACCACCGATATCGACAGCACCTGTAGTCTTAATGGAAACACCACCAGATCCCACAAGCATGGAACATTTATAGCCACAGGTTAAATTGAATGATCCAGTAGGAGGCGCATCTACATGAACTTTTTCTACCAATGGAGTAGCTGCTAATCTTTGGTAAGCAGTGCCAGGGGAAATTTTGACACCAGCCGGAGATAACTTACCAATAGGATCTACTCGATATGATTGGAAATCATGCATCTCAGAACCAACGACAACAGCATGATTCTTTCCATAGTTGATAACGGCGTCTGCAGTATTTCCTAATTGCTCTTCATATGGATACATTTGGGTCTGGAGCGAAACTAACGCACTCGTCATATCTGCTTTATCAGAATTTCTTGCCCATGAACCATCTTGTGTCGAAGGGCTCTTGCCCGTACCACCACAAGTTAAACAGATCTCTGTTGGTATAGTAGCAACGCCATATCCTTTTGGAAATGATTTTAGGCTAGTCTCTGTTGGACACTTGATATCGAACATCGATTGGGCCACTTCATCTGCAACATTTTCAAGAGCTGCGTATGCTGCTAGATTACAAGTAGGACATGCAGCAAATGTGCCGGATTGCCCTCCGGCACTATCAATAATTGAACGCTGTATTTCAAAAGGGAGATTATACTTTTTATGGAATTCTTCCATCAATCTCTTGATAGACGCAGCAGGGGCTTTGTGATTTTTGGGATCACCAAACGTAACCCTATAAGCTCCTTTGATAATTAAATCGTAATCACCACCGACATACTCAGAGCGATGGCCATTGACTGTATAGAACGCGTCATTTAACACAAGACGCTGATCGTTATTCGCAGCAAACTCAACAGTAGTGTAGTTATTGAATTCTTTATATGAACCGCTAAAATGCGTTAAATTGAGGATCTCTCGTTCAACTGTATTGACGAATGTCAGTGCACCTCCTCTTTGCACTAAAGAGTACTTGCTTCGATAAATCATATCATCCTTGCTTGCTGCGTATTCTTTATCCTCTCTGCCTATTCCATTCTCAAATTTACCAGGATAATCAGGTGACGCACCGACAGAAGTAGTATCGTTATGACTATCATATATGCCCTTCCAGTCTTCTTGACCATATGATACAGCAAAGATCACCGGCTTCATAGGATCGCCATTTTCAAAGAAAACCCATACGTGAGCACCCACATTAGGAATGGCAAACGACCCAGCAGCAGTATTGGAATATGGCATCGGTCTATACGAATTGCTATAAGGATTTGTATATCGATTTAATTGAGTAGGACCACTCGTTGCAAAGGCATCGAAAATGGGTTTGTCTTGGTATAACTTGGCAGGCTTATTCCCAAGAACATATTTGTCATCTACCAACGTCGGATATGATTTGCCTTTAGTTTTAGGCAATCCGTCCGTTCTTGATAAGTTGTCAAGTGTTGTCGGCAAGATGTCTTTCCATTCACCAACTTCTTTGCGAGCATCATTTTGTTCCTCAGCGCTTCGGTCACTAACAAAATCTAATCCTTCTGACAAATATTCAGATTTATCAGATATAGATCCACGATCAAGCACAGAATTGTAGACACCAGATGTATTACCAGAACCAACTACTGGCATGGCCATTTCAGCCCACGGTAAAAATAATCTTAATTGTTCTATAATATTTGCATTGAGATCCGTAAAAGTATTTTTACCAACAAAATTAAACTGCTTATTCTTCTGGCTATTATTCCAACCATCATATACAGTCATATCAACATGAGGAACCCATACCTTAACACGACCTCTTTTAAGTGGGTCATTGTTTTGTACGACTATTCCAAGATAGTTTCTAATATACTGTTTTTTCATTATGATTGAATATATTTACCACTTACGTTGTCATCATTAAATCGCTCCAAATATGCGTATAATATTTTATTGCTAACCAAATTACTTCCTTTTTTGGATCCATTAGGATCGACTTCAGTTAAAATTCCTTCAATATCGAATTTATAAAGAAGAGTCACTTTACTTTGATCCATACGAGATACCAATGGTGTCAAATGATCCATCATCTTAAATCGATTTTTATATCGTTTTTTAGTATTACTAAGAATACTGCTTATAGCAGCAGACACTCGAGTTGCTTTTAGTGCATCGTTGTTCAACACCAACCCATGTGCGTCACCGGGATTATAAGAAGATTTAACCTTGCCGTATGTTTTTTCTGGCAGAGTCTCGATGAACAAAGCATTAACAGAAGCATTTAATTTATCGACCCACTCATTAACCTGTGGTAATTGTTGCTGGATTACATTCAAGGGCATAACTGCCGGTATAGTTGGATCTGTGCCGTATACTAATCCATTGAATTGCTCCCGAGTAGTAAAAGTATGAGTCTTGGATTGATTTTGTAACTCAGTAGAAGACGCATCTGATGAGAACATTGCAATGGTTGCCACAGAGGGGGAAATAGGTTGATGCATTTCATTGACAGACACCAAGCTTGCTATCTCCGGATGAATGTTCTCAATTTTGCGTACAAAGTAACGCAGCTGTGCTGCCGACATTTTTGGGTAGATAAGTTTGCAAGGTCTTGTATTGGCTCTCACATTTTCGCAGTATCTTTCGTTTGCATCTGGATTGCCCTCTTCCGTATGCAGCTTTTTGTCATAGCATGCAATTAGATCAATACTATTTTGTGTCTGTAGGAACCATCGTATCTCATCAATGACTCGAGCTTCTTGACGTGTGATATTAGGATCAGAGCTTACATAGACGTAAAATTCTTCGTCTTGTAGATATTCGCCATCATATGTGGATGCAACCGTAAATGCCATACATTTAATTATGGCGTAGGCTCTGGCCAACCCTCTGTATTTAATTCATCAGGATCAAAATCTTGTGCAAGTGGTTTTAAATTCTGATATGAGTGTGTCTTGACACATGTCAGCTCATTCATATAACCAGTCTTGAAAAAGATATGGCTAATTTTAACCACAAACCATTGTCCAAGCAAACGATTATCAAAGTCTATATTAGGAAATCCAGCCATTAAATCAATACCAATAAATCGCCCAGATCCTCTCGAAGTCAGACCTCTTGCAGTAAACGTAATACTATCGTTCAATTGAATCATCGACTCTACTAGCTTATTCCTACCCGAAATAAGCCGGCCATTTCGGGTAGGGTTCATATTATACTCAGGCTCTACTGTATATGATTTTGACTTCTTATATTTGTTAAGCAACACTAATGTATTGGTTTCGGTGTCACCCAATTGCTTCAGATGCTTAGTCATTTTACTAGCAACATATTTTTTAGCAACCGATGGTGTGTTCCACGTAATATCCCAATTGAATTGACCAGACCCATGACTGTAATACAGCTGTGGCTTGATTAGATATGCACGAGAGTTATCAATACCACTAGATTGTGAATATTGATAATTAAAGATCACACTTTCGGTATATGACTTGGTATTAAAATAATCAGGAGACTTCAGTGTGAGCATTTGTTTATCCTGGTGTCCTTTGTATTGCAGGAAAAAGTTCTCCATGAAGAAATCGGTTTGTGCTTTTTCGTAATATTCAGACAAAGGTAGGAAACTAAATTTGCCATTTTGCTTAGACCCCAAGACACCTTCTTTGCGAAAAATCATTGGAGAAAAATCTGTATCTTCATCGCCTACAGAATTACTGATCAGATACTCCAAATCATCTGCTAAAAAGTTTTGACTAGGAGAAGTGTAAAAGAATAGATGTTCTTTACTGGTCTGTCTCCACAGATCACGATCAATACGACCTGCGAAGTTACATATATTTGGATCTTCTAAAAACAATTCAAGATTTTCATCTGCTCTTAAAGATCTTTCATAATTGGTCAATTTGAACTTTTGCTCTTTAGTCATTCCAGTAAATTTAGAATGCATTCCACTTGACCACGCTAAATTTTTATCAAGCATCATTTGATATTCGAGATCCCAGAAATACAATTTTTTAACTTTGAGCTGATTGTTATTAGACGCAATGTCTTCAACATCATACACAACAAACTTATGCTCGATTAGAAAGTCATCAGAAGTATCTTTAGGCTTGATGGAAACAACAAGCTGGTCGTAGCAATCAAAACGATATTTGTAAAAGAATACAGGATCAATAGGATTGCCTCTTCCATCGGCGGGGGCAGAGCCTCTTTCAAATACTTCATCGTGGTTAGCATACACGAGATATCCGTTAGAATACCATTGAAAGAAATTATCCTCAATGACAAGCTCTTCGATTAAATTAGGATTAAATTCATGGACAATAGTTTCTGAATCATTTTTATTCAATAAAATGACCCTGAAGGTATACTCCTTGCCCCCTTTGTTATAATATTTATTATCCATTGGCAAATGATAATTGATCTAATAGCTGAGACATATAATTGAGCCGCAACAAATATATGCGAGCGCCTATTGCAGGTTTAATAAAGGGATTGTCAATTTTATTTAATGTGCATATAACCCACCACACATTAAGATTGCCATAATATTTATATGCAATATTTGTATACGAATCTCCTGGCTTTATTACATATGGCTCAAATATTTCAAAGTCATTTAGATTATCAGCATTGAGATTGATTCTTTTAAGAATATTAAAAAACACAAAACCATCATTATCTTCATACTTGTTGAACAAGGAAGACATTTTGTATATATCAATATTTGTTTTGGTTAATTTTTTCATTGTACAAATATATTTTAAAAACCACCATAGTCTCTGATATATTGATTTGGGACGCCACGAGCACCAGCACTGCCGTCGTTTGCTCTAGCACCATTTTGAAGATTTTCATTAACGATTTCGCGGGTGTTTTTTGAAAAAACCTCAACTCTTTTATCTGCCTCTGTAATCCAAGACAATAATTGTCTTGACTCGGCAAATAGATCTTGCATCGTGATATCTATTTGATAAGCTTCTGGCATTATTATTTGCCCACCAGATGACCCCAAAAGCTCTTGAGGCGAATATTTACGCATTTGCCCTAGCATTCTAATGTCGATTTTTTTCATGAAAGATGCGGGGGAGTATCTAACACCAGGTATTTCAACTTTATAAAGAACGGGAGCATCTTGAAGGGCGAGATTTCGTCGATTATAAGAATTATTATAAGTTAGTAAAGTAACAAGTGCCCAATTTTGTTGAGTACTCTGCAGGCTCATTGTATTATGAAGTATAATACTAAATGAGTACTCCGCAACACCATGGGAACCGTCCCATTGTTTTGGATACTCTACTCCCAATTGACTGCCAGTAAAAATACCAGCAGCGACACCAACTACTTTTGAAGCCGCGCCGATTTGCTTGATTTTATTGGTTTGCTTCTTATTAACATCAGCCCCCTGGCCTTTACTTGAAGTAAAAAAATCAGATAGTTGTTTTGCCTTATTATTCAAATTATTAACTTGCCAATTGTTAGATTTAGTTCGCAATGAAGATGTAAAATATGGTAGGATATATGTATTACCTGTTGGCTTTGCGTTGTATAAAGATTTATAGTAATCAAGTGACTCACCAATAGACCTAAATGAGCCAAATGCATTTGCAATTAGTTTTTCAATGCCTGCTATAGTTTGACTTCCAGTTGGCTGATATTCAGTTAGTCGTATACTTGGCACCCTATTGCGCGGGATTTCTTTTGAACCATCAAATACAGCCCAATGAAAGTCTTTGACTACATCAATTTCACCCAATTCGCCCATATATTGATAAACAGAATCAGATGGAGTTCTTAATTGGCTTAGAATTCTATTGTGTAATGATTTATTTTGCATATATTAATGTACGATTGAATTGCCTCGAATACGATTCCATGATGAAATTCTAAATTCATATGCTGGATCTCTAGATCCCCCAAATCCACCACCAGATTCACCACCGGTACTAACAACAACAGATGTATCACTGCCGCTATCTGGTGGTGCAAGTTGTGGGATCATATTGTTTAGTGTGTCTAATTTTGACGAAATGACTGATGTCATGTTCTTGATATCACTGCTCGATGCAACCAGAGGCGTTATGCTTTCGGTATTCCGAGTAACAGCCGGAGTGCTATAGTCCTGTGGGGGTGCGAGCATTGGTGACGGATTTACTATTGGGGTGCTTTGCACTGGTGTTGTTCTTTCAGAAGAACTTTGTTGTAGTTTATTAAATTGTTGCTTTAATAATTCAATTTCTTTAACAGCATCAGCACCAGGCAACGAATTGATTCGTCTCATCTCGTCGATTGTTTTTTGTGTGTCTCCCTGATACTTGTCAAGAATAACAGCAGCCATGCCAGGATTTATTCGCTGAATTTCACCTGCATCTGTTTTAACAGCAGCAGCATTGCTTTTAATTAACGAAGCTCCGATATTCAAATTTTGTAGCAATTCTTTACCTTCATTAGTTGCACCCAATAACTCATTTCTTTTCTCAATAGACGCACGTGCACTTTGAGCTAAATCTGTATTTTGCTTATTGCTTGCCACTAAATTAGCATCTATCTGATCAGATCCGTAGATTTTTTTGGCGATATCACCACCAGCAACCATGCCAGTCTTTGCAAGATAATCAGATGGGTTCGAAACTAAATCCAAAGTATTTTCTAGGAATCCACCAACACCACTTCGCTTTCTCATTTGCTCAGATTCCATTAATAGACGCTCCTTGCCTTCATCAGATAATAAGTCTTGAACAGTCCCGACAGCCTGCCCCGCAGTTACGGCAAGTGCGAGAGGGCCTAGCATTTTACCTGCTGATGAAGCCATTGCGCCAGCACCCTTTGCAATACCCCCGGCAGCTCGCAACGCTTTGCCTCCTATTTTGGCAACGGTCTTAGCGCTTCTCGTGGCAGCACGTCTAACAGCACCTGCTCCTCTCGAAACAACCCCTCTTGAGGGTTTGGGTGCTCTTGCTGCACGCGAACCTCTTGGTCTGGAACCAGAACCGGTCGCGCCGCCGGAACCCGAACGAGATCCCCCGCCAGATGGTTTTCTAGATCTGGCAGATCCGCCCCCTCCAAATAATTCAGAAACTGAATCTACCAAGCCACCTAATAGACCCCCGCCTCCCATTTCTTCAGAAGATACTTCATTCCGTTTGCCTGCACTAATTTGATCAGAAGCTGCGAACAATCCCTTCAATTTACTAACAGCATTATCTCCGACATCTTGAAGAACAACAGGAGTAGCAGTCACCTCTGCATCAAATATTGCATTTTGTTGTTGTGTTGTATTCTGCACCTTCAATGCATTTAGCATATCATTAGATGCATAATTCACAGTAGGCGCCGAGGGCTGAGCATTGTTTGAAGCCAATTTTGATAAATCAGCTTTAATGCTCTCGATATTTATCTGAGGAATACTTTGAGGTGCAAATAATGAATTATTAAACCCAGCCTCAATTAACGCTTTGAAATCTATATTTGACGTTTGAGATGAGGCGCGCTGAAATAATTCTGCAGCGAATGTACTATATTGTTCAGCTAGAGGTATTTTTAATTCGTCGAATATATTGACTGACTTTGAAGTATCAATGAAATTAGTATTCTTGATATTGTCAGATAAATTAAGCTTCAGAGATTCTATTATCGATGGGCGAATTGCATTTGCCAATGAATCATCCATTGTAGAATCTAAAATTTTATTGACCCTATCTCCTAGATCAATTAATAAATCAGATTTAGTTATCGATGCTGATACCTTTTCTTTAATTGCACGTGCTAGCGCATACGAAATTTCTTCAGTCTCACGCCTTCCGATCAAATCTTGCAGATCTGACATATTGATACGTACGTCAGATAGATTAATGCGTGTGGATTCATCGGCCATATTATTATTTACAGCCGACGTGTCTTATTATTCGGTCACAAAGAAATTCGAGTTAAGATCTAATGGAAAATTAATAGTGGTGCCGTTGTATTCAAATTTATTATTGATGAGTGTTTCCTTTAATTGATTAAATTCTGATACGAATTTAGAAATTTTATCAAATGTAGACTTATCAAGCTGATTGACTAATTGAATGCGTTCATCTACTGTTAGTTTATTAAAGGCAATAGTACTGCCATTAATATCAATTTCATCAATGAATTGGATAATGTTGTAGATAATAATCTCAGCCAAGAAATTATTTAAAGAATTTGGCTCCTCATCTGATATAGTATGAAGATCTGCTATATGATTATTAACCACATATTCATCAATTTCCTTTTGTGTTTTTAGAGTCGGGATGCTAACTCGTACTTGAAGATTGCTTGAATTGATAACGGAATCTAATACAACTGATGAGTAGTTTTGTTCAAAATTGTCAATAGCAATATCAATATCAAAATTATTATAATGCTTGACACCATCAACATTAAATTCGCATTTGACAAAATTACCAGAATTAAATCGACGCAATTGATAGCATATGGCTATTTTATCCAAAATAGTAAATTGATCCACATTAGCATCGTCAACTAGGCAGTCTTTCAAAATATTATACAGAACAATATTCATCTCGGACTTCAAAACAGACGCATTAATGGCACATTTTAAAAGTTCTTTGTGCTGCTGTGTTGTGAGTTGTCTGAATTTAAACGAACGAGATAGAGATGGAATCCATACAGCAGTTGCCGCAGACATTGTATTTTTCTTAATAAGATTTAACGCGTCATTAAAGTCGAGGATTTTTATTGATTCTGGCATGCATTTAATTATGTCCAAATTACATTATATCAAGAAATTGATCTTCATAATCCGATGTCTCACGTTGTTGTTGTGTCGAATTGATTTTCAGAGAAATGAGATGGTCTCTTTCAATTGGAATTAATTGATTGATTGGTTGCCCAGGGAAAAGAGTCATGAAATTCATTTCCTTTGTATATAAATCTTGGAGATTTGCATTGTATATAGATATCACAAAATTAAACAATGAGTCTAGAGATGTATCGAGATGATACAGCAACGATCCACAATTGAAACATCGATAAGAATACGCGATTTCTTTATAGGTTTCCTTCTCAATAAAAGCATCAATAGTCTTATAAAAATTAGACGTTACAGACACACCCAACTCAGTTAACAACTTGAAATTATTTTCAACGGTAAGAAAATGTGAAGGGACATTATTACCTTCAATAGACATCTCTTTTATGAACGACGATCTCCATAAATTGTGATCTAGCGTTCCTTTTTTGTCTGACAGTCTTCTATACTCAAGATCATTTACAATCCGGGGCCAACCGATAGTATATCGCAATACATTACCAAAATCAATACTAAGATGTGTGTCTGCATATTTAATTTTGCTGAGTACCTCATCAATCTCCAAATTAAAAGACATAGTATCACCACAATCACATTCAACGGAATACTTTAACTCTTTATCGAAGCAATACCCTCGGGTGTATATGGCATAATATAATCGATCAATGATATTAAAATCATTATAAGATTCCATGCAATTTTCTTGCATGATTTTGTCAATAGCAAAACAAAATGACGAAGAATTTAGCGTTGTCTGCTTCGCAGCCTTTGCAAGAATTTTTTCTTGGTCGTGCGTTATCTCAGCGAAGAATAATTCTTTCTCAGCACTTGGTATCCAAATCTTATTAAACGACCGCAATATCATTAAAAGTTAATTACTATGAACGGGTTTCAAGATCCACTAAATGTTTTCCCAGATATAATCGAATAATGAGAATAGGAAAAATTAACAGTGGTTGATATTATAGACGAATCCCCCACAGATGCATATTTTTCGCCGGCTATACTTGAAGGAAAAGCATTATAAAAATAATACGTCTTTCTTTTGATAGGTGCTTTACCCGGGCCAGTTAGTGCATATAAGCTGCATATAATATCGCTCCGCAATTTCAAATTGTCGCGGCGATTATAAGCAACCAAACTATCGGCAGCAACATTGATCATCCATGGGCGAATTGCAGTATCCACATATGATATATTAGTCTCGAGAAAAGATATACGCAACGCATCTAATTCATTACGACCCTCAGTAAGGATACCACCCAAGTAACCAGCAGATTTTTCTACAGCAGCCCTTTTAGTTGTAATCCCGTCAGATATAAAATCAACACCCGTAGCCAACATATTTCCCAAATACCACCCATTTATTTCTTTTGTAGTTGCTGTCACAATCTCTTGACGCTGATCATCTACATCCCATGATTTTGCAGCGTCGGCCCCCTTCACGCCATATGATATTGATGGATTTGATAAAGGCTCAGACAAATATGTATTCATCACTCGAGGCACTGTCAGTTCTACAGACCACATAGTCTTGAGAGGAATTGACGTAGGCCATTTTCCTAACAAATCCAAAAAAGCAGGTATTGGTCCTTTGTCGGCGTCGGCACCAGCTGCTAGATTAAATTTATATGGTTGAGGTTCTGGGCAATACATAATTGAGTTTATTCTTTTTTCAATGAGTATGCACCATTTATGAGAATGAGCATTAACCCATTAGCAGAGTTCAATCTCTTTTCGGGTTCTTTTTCGGTAGGCCGTACGTTATAGAATGTCATTATTTCTTGTGCTATTGGGTCTGTTACTTTCATAATCGAGCCAGGAGCAGATTTATCTATATTCTTTAGCATTTGGTCGGCAGATGTCGTTAGTGTCTGTGATACCTTGTTGTAAGGACGAAATTGATTTTTGTCCTTGGTTGTAGTGATGTTCTGATGTTTACGGTCGAAATTATCAGGATTGTACCCACGATAATCCTTTTCACCTAATAATTTCACTTGATAATATGCAACCAATTCGTTATAATTCATATAGTCCTTATTTATACTTAGAGAGATGAGCGAATTTGACAATAATTTACCAGCTGATTATGTGCTTGAGAAGTTTTACCTTCATGCAGGCAAAGCTCGGCGAGTTGGGGACAAATATAACGCATCATGCCCAATATGCAGAGAAGGTAAAAGTTGGTTAAAGAAAAAAAGGCTTTACTATTACCCAGGTTCAAATTCAATGTTTTGCCATAATTGTCAAAACTCATGGACGGCGCTGTGGTGGATTAAAGAGGTCACAGGACAAAGCCCGTCTCAAATTGTTAATGATGCCATGAAAAATTATGGATTTGATATGGGCACCGGTGGCAAATTTTTTAAGAAATTAGAGGCATCATCACAGACATACACAATTCCGGACCTACCCACCGATGCAATCAATCTGCTAGATGATAATGTAATCGATTTTTATAAAAGTGACCCTGCTGTAACGAAAGCAGTTAAGTATCTTAAAATGAGAAAATTAGATACTGCCATAAACAGACCAAAGGCGATTTATTTTTCACACAAGGACAAATACCACGGAGATCGTATTATCATCCCATTTTACGATATTGGTAATAAAATCTGCTTTTACCAATCTAGAAAAATAAATGACAATGACGATGGCCCAAAATATTTGTCAAAAATCAATTCAGACAAAAGCATATTCAATTTGAATAATGTAAATAACGACATTGACTATTGCTTTATTTTTGAAGGCCCTGTAGACGCATGCTTTGTCAAAAATGGAGTAGCAGTTGCGGGAATTGCATGCACTCCAAAACAAGAGAGCCAATTAGAAACACTAAAGGCGTTTTATAAAATTGTATGGGTTTTGGACAATCCATATCAAGATCGCAATGAAGATGTTACTGATAAATTTATTGAATTAGTAGACAAAGGGGAAACCGTATTTGTATGGCCGGCTGCGTTATCTATATATAAAGATATCAATGATATTTGCATTGATAAGAAAATAAATGAATTTCCTTATCAAATTCTACTAAAGCATGCTAAGAACGGCATTGCTGCAAAAGCATCATACATGCAAATAAATTAATCACCCTCGACTAAGCTTTTGGCGACATCAATGTAGTTAGTTTCCATCTTAGACAAAAGCTCGCGGCGTTTGATGTATAAATCGTAGTCCCACTTTGTAGCCAATTTTACATCGATTTCTTTAATTTGCTTGACGATTTTTTCATCCATGATAACATCTTCACCGATAATGGTTTCATCGGCATCATCGATTAGTTCAGTGATGTTGTATTCTGCATTAAGACGTTCCATGTACTCATCAATGCTCTCGCCATTGACGAGACCTTCTTGATTGATTTCAGCAAATAACTCACCGTCTGCTGTTTCAAGCACCATTCTATGCGATGCTGGCGATGACGATTTATACTCAAACCCGCAACGTGATAATCTCTCAATCACGATTTCAGACGGAGTTAATTCACTTTCAAAAGAATCAGCCATTCTAATGTTCTTAGCCTTGCGATCCGATGCGATAACAAACCCAGCAATAATTTCTTTAAGTTCAGCTAAGTCGCTTGAAACACGCGCAACCTTATCCGAAATACGTGATGCAATTCCCTTAAACACACTATTATCTCTATCTAATACGTTGACTTGTCGGTTAATAGATCCAGTCGCAGTATCATTTAGGTATTTGACAAACTCATCAATATTTTGAATCCAATCCTCTGCTGCGGCAACTTCGGCTTTGTATCCAGTGTTAGGGGGTCCAGGCTCTACGTCTAATGCATCTTCAGGCACATCATTTTTTGCAAGACGATCACGAAGAGGTGCCTCATCTTGTTGTGCATCATAATTGGTTTCAGATTCAGGAGCTTCCTGTTCGAGTAATGTGTTTAGGAAAATTTGTTTGAGGTTTGCCATACAATATTTATTTATTAGTTGCAACCATCATTTCCGTATGTTATATTTATTTATGAATAAGGTTATTATCTTTAGCGGCGGCTTAGATTCCACAGTGCTGTTGTATGACGTCGCTTCAAAATTAGAAGAAGGTGAAGTTTTATATTGTTTGAATTTCTTCTATGGCCAAAAGCATTCCATTGAATGTGCCAGAGCAGCTGCAGTAGTAGATCATTTGGCGGCGCTTTCGAACAACAAAGTAATTTTACATGAAATTTCGTTGAAGCATGTTTTTGACTACTTGCAAACATCTGCATTGCTCAACGGAGAATATGACATACCAAAAGCAAAAGATGTTCTTGGAGATCCGCAGCCACTAAGTTACGTGCCTAATCGTAATATGATTATGCTGAGCACTGCGGTAGGTTTCGCTGAAAGCACAGAATCAAATGAAGTATATTATGGAGCACAACAAGCAGATACTCTGTCGGGTTATTGGGACGCTTCTGCAGAGTTTTTGGAAGCAATTAATAGAGTTATTTGCCTTAATCGTAAAAATAGCATTGAAATTAAAGCACCTCTAATGACGATGAATAAAGAAGAAATCATTAGAAGAGGTGCAGAATTAAACGTACCATTCGAACTGACATGGACATGCTACGACCCGGTTTATATTCCGGGTGTTAAAACACTTTCATGCGGCGAATGTGTCGCATGCGCCAATAGATTACAAGGATTTATTAATGCCGGGTTAAAAGATTCCATGGAATATGCAATTTCCATTGACTATGAGAAATACGGCATTCAATGAGAATTATGAAAAGTACTGATATTTATTTCATCACAGCGACAAAAATGCACCATTACGATTTTTGGTGTAATTCCCATCTTGGAAAGTTCTTGAGAAAGGCTAAAGTCTCGGACCAGACATATGTTGCTTATAACAATAAGCAAGGCCTATCCGAAATTTACAACCATGCAATTTTGGAATGTGAGCATGATTATGTAGTGTGTGTTCATGATGATGTCGTAATTGAAGATATTTTTTGGTTTGAAAAATTGAAAGAAGGATTTGAAAATTACGACATCTTGGGTCTTGCTGGTAGTTCTAATACAGAAATCAAATCACCGGCACTTTGGCATTTAATGTCACCTAGAGAACAATGGATGGGATTTGTGAATCATTATATTCCAAATACAAACCAATCTTTCGCAACATCTTTTGGACCTTCCCCATCTAGATGCATCGTTATGGATGGGCTGTTTTTAGCTGCTAATAGAAAGGCACTTATGGATAATGGTGTGCTTTTTGATCCTCAATTCGATTTCCATCATTATGATATTGATTTTTGTCTTCGCGCAAATAAAGCAGGGTTGAAAATGTCAACAGTTCCTATCCATGTCACACACGCATCAGGCGGACTGAGTTCTACAGATAATGAAAGATGGAAAAATAGTGAAAAGAGGTTTTTAGCAAAGTATAGTTAATCATATGTGCGGAATTTTTAAATCAACTAAATTGGAAAGATTCAATGAATTATACGACGCAAATACCGTTAGAGGGTTTAGTAGTTTTGGCGGAGTATTTCGGAGAAATAATAAACACACTATATACAAAAGTGATGACATGGATATCAGATTCAATGCGAATGATGCATCTCTTTATCTTGGTCATCTGCGAGCGCCTACTGGGATTGGTCATACATTTACACCAATAAGATGCCATCCTTTTGAATATCGGAATTGGTTGGTTGCTCACAACGGCATCCTAACAAACCACAAAGAGCTTATTCCCGAACACATTCGAGACAATCATACATATGAAATAGATAGTAGTGTAATCCCGTTTCAATTGCATATCCATGGCTTTCAATGTTTTGAAAAATTTAAAGGAACGTGGGCTTGTTGGATGTATAATATTTTAACCAATCAGCTTTTTGTTACACGTTCGGATAATACTCTATTCATGGATCCAGAGACTGGGGATTTTTCTTCAACAGCTACAAATAGATGTAGTCAGAGCATCAACCCTAGAGTAGTATACGAAATTAAAGATAATGAATTCATCGAAGTCCACAGTTATCAAACCAAGCCTCTTTATTTTATTCCATGAGATGCAATGCTGGCATTGAGCCTAATATGCTATTAGATCAGCATTTAATCGCAGAGCAATCTGAATTGCTTATTGTGGATGGCATGTTGAGAAAAAATAAATTCAAAATGAAATCAAAAGTACCCAACGAATTTACGCTTGGGAAAGGACATATTTTATTTTGGACTGATAAGATTTTATACCTGCACAAGCGACATGTCGAAATAAAAGATGAAATTATTCGCAGGGGATATAAGGTAACAGACAAGAAGTTTATCCTCGACGACTATCCAGATGAATTGCTCAACGATTGGAGACCCCACAATAATGCAGTCGAAATAATCAAAAATCGAATTGCTGAAAAGATTTTGGCAAAAGGAGATAAAATATTTTGGCGCTATCAAGGATTATATATTGATTCTAAAGACATCCCGCTATATATTAACAAATTAACAACATCACCACTATATTATGTTTAACAAAGAAATTACACAATACGACGGCTCGCTGATTCATCAAAGATTTGCTTATAGATATTTTGGCAAGAATGTACATCCGCTTGGCAATATCATGGCATTTCGAGGATCAATGGAAGTAACAGATAATCTCGTTGACCTTGAAGATGCTCTCAAGAATGATTACATTTACAGTGAGGACGCCATTCAGTTTGTTTGGGAACTTCCAAACGTCTGCAGGTTTGGTGGAGTAAGTTTCCAACGATTGTTCGCAGCGAAAGTTGCACAGCTTCTATGGGAAGAAGGAGTGCCAGGAGTATCTATCGAAGGAGACGACATTATGGTTAACAACGAATTTGTATCAGACCATCATTCATTGGTTCTTCCAAAAGGAAAGGCTAGTGTTTCTATTTGTCATGAAGTAAATGGTGCAAGTCTTGGACACTTAGCAGTGAATATCAGTGCAGGAGCAAAGGCACCAGCATTCGCTTACTCGACACGAGATGTATTAGGAGATAGTGATAAATTAACGAAATTTACAAATAATGTCATTAATGAGTTTTATGTTATGATTGATGACATTTTTGTCGCAACCTCAAAGACGGCAATTCTCTAATGCTATTTGATTATCTTAAAAATATCCTTTATTCGAAACAACCAGAGTTGCTCGAAGAAGAAAATGACTTTGTGCCGTTTCTCATTCAAAGATGGCTATCAATGCATTCGCCAGAAGTTACATACATTCTGAACGAAACTACCAATAGATATTGGATGGCATTGGCTGATAAGCAAGATTGGTATAATGCGTTTATGACCTCATTGCCGAGAGTAAAATTTCGTAAATTAAACTACATCAAGAAAGCAAAAGCGGAAAATAGCAAAGACGACGATACTGTAAAATTAATTGCCAAAAATATGGAAATTTCTGAAAGAGAAGTTCGGTTGTATTTGGAAAGAATTGATTTTAAGGTAAAAGATCTTGACATCTACAAAAAGTAACATAAATCACCCATATGGAAAATTTAGAAAAATACAGTAGCTCCGCACTTCCTGAAGACTATGAAATCAGTGAATTGTTTGGTGATACACTAGCAATTGCTTATAAAGATAATAACGGTGAAGGTCTTGTCAAGCGAGGCTCTCTGTGGGTAGACCCAGGTGTTACCTATAACATGTGGAGAGTAGGAGAAATTATTCTCAAGGGACCCAAATGCAGCGACAATGTCAAAGTAGGAGATATGGTTCTATTTCCTAATGATCGAGGGATTCCGGGCATCAAACATAAGGGGGTCGAAGTTCGATATATTAACGAGGATAGACTATTCGGCAAAGTAAGCCTCAAAGAGGAACAATAAAATATGGCATCACTCACTGAACTAAGCAATCTGCTGGAAACTAATGTACTTGAGGTCAAATTCATTAGGCGCAATCCAAAGCCAGGGGCAGCATCAACTAGAAGAGCATTCATAACAACAAGTAATAGTCTACTCAATAGCCCTCGAGGTAAAATTACACTACGATATGAAGGTGGTGGTGGGGGTGGATTAAAATTCACACCAGCAGCCCGCAATCTAATTCTTGCATGGGATATTCTCTGGCAAGAATATAGATTGTTTGGTGCAGAGGGATCTTCGATCATTACACAAATTCCAGTAACGACAGAAGACGAAGTTGCAAAATTTTGGGACTATTTTGACTCAAATATGTTGCCGCTAAGCCCTGAAGATAAATTAAGATTCATGAACTCATGATAATAGACAAAATCGAAAATGCGTTAAAGCAGCACTTCCAAAAAACCATTAAGCTATCAATTAATGGAACCAACGTATTCAAAACAGGCAGATTTGTGCTGTCAAAGATAAATGCGTTTTCGTTTGACCTCTACATCAAGACATCCAAACCATCTATTGAGATTCTGCCGATACCTATTCCGTTTGATATATTCATTACAGATAATGGGATAATTTTTGATTATAGCGTAGACAAGATAGCAGTCAAAAACACGCAACCATATCAAGAGCTAATGTTTTATATTGGCAAGAATAAAACAAGCAAATACTTAAACGAGAAATTGGTGATTTCATTCGAATAAAAAAGGAGAGCTTTACGCTCTCCTTTTTTAGTTTATCAATATGACTGCCTATTAGAAAAGATCCTTACCAGCGGCAACACTGCTTTTCACTTGAAACGGTTGTGGTTTAGCAGCACCAACGGCGCTAAGCTTGCCGCTACTGTCGTATGATTTTGTCGGGCTTGCTTTGCCTGGGCGTGCCACCTGTTTGCACTTAACTTTGTCTGTACTTGTTTGTGCAAGCTTAGCACCGGCTGCGAGATTAGCAGCTCCCATGCTATAATGACCTTCTTCTTCAACGACTTCTTCATCGTCTTCTTCTTCCTCATCTTTGCTCTCACCTAATCCATAATCTTCTCCCCCTTCTTCTTCACCCTCTCCGCCATCTTCTTCACCACCAATGACTGCAGCCAGCAATGCATGAAGCTTTTTAGCCGTCTCTTTATCAAGGGTAATTGTCACATCTTCTCCTTCAGCACCAATAAGATCGGAATCGACTTGATCGTCGTCTGACATCATATCATATTCAGCGTATAGTTCACCATCTTCTTCTGCGAGCATATTTTCATGCTCAGTAAGTGTTTGCTCGAATAGACGATTGAATCTAGCACCAAATGCAGGCACTCTTGATTCTTTAACGGTACTTTTTGGTTTGACTGGGGTTTTTGCTCCCTCAGGGCCTGCACCGGATAGCCCTTTTTTAGGCGCATTAAATGCATCGCCAGGAGCTTTAGTAGCTGACGTTTGTTTGAACTTCGCGCCTTTTGCTTTCTTGCGTGCCTCTAAAAGTTGTTTTAATTTGACATTCATAGATTATAGATTGTACTTATATAGAATAGCCCCATTTTCGCACACAACAATAAAAATTGATAATGCATATAAGTATATAAAATTATATGCAGTCAAAACGAACGCATTATCTCAATAACGAAAATCTACCATTACCGGCAACAAAGCACAACTATACATCGGAAATGATTGAGGAAATTGCGAAATGCAAAAAAGATCTCATTTATTTCGCACAATCTTATTTTACTATTATTAACATTGATGATGGAGAAAAAAAGATAGAATTATACCCCGCACAGAAGCGCGTTTTAAAGTCACTGTGCAAAAACCGTTTCGTAGTGACTCTAGCATCTAGACAGGTTGGTAAAAGTACTTTGATGTGTGTTTATTCATTATGGAAAGCATGTTTCATTAAACACCAAAGAATCGTTATTGCTGCAAACAGAGAAGACACCGCAATTGAAATTTTTAGCCGCGTTAAAATGGCGTATGAGCAATTACCAAATTGGCTCAAGCCTGGTGTAGAGAAATGGGGTGAAACAGGGATGAAGCTAGAAAATGGATCATATCTATCAGTCGAAACCACATCACCGAATACGGGCCGTGGTAAGGCAACCAACTTAATCATCGTCGATGAGATGGCGTTCATCGCACCTAACATCATGGCGCAATTTTGGAAATCCGTGTCAGCTACAATTTCATCTTCTAAAACGGCCCAGATATTTGTAGTTAGTACCGCAAATGGTACTGACAATATGTTTTATGAAATATATAAGAATGCAACGTCGGTGGCCCCGACAGAGGGTTTGGATCAATGGCACGCAGAGACCATTCACTGGTCGGATGTTCCGGGCAGAGGCAAAAAATGGAAAGAATCAATGCTTGCAAGCCTAAACGGCGACGAAGAAGCATTTGCTCAAGAATATGACAACAAATTTATCAGCACTGGTAGCGGATCTGTCGATGAGGCATTCATTGATGATATGCGTCAAAAAGCACGCGAACCTATATTGCAATTAGACGATGGGCATTATAAGATCTTTGATTTGCCTGATAAAACGCATGTATATACAATCGGAGTCGATGTATCTGACGGCATAGGAGAAGCCGCGTCAGTTGTGGAAATATACGACATTACAGATCTTGGCAACATTAAGCAAGTCGCCGAATACCATGATAGGCAAATTGAACCGTTGACATTTACTAGAAAATTATACCAAATAGCTCTACAGTGGGGCTCGCCAATGCTTGCAATCGAAAGAAATAACATGGGCGGCACTGTTGTCGATACCTTAGTTACATCATATCATTATACAAGATTATTAGACTTCCTGCCGTCTAAACAAAGTGATAGAAACAAAAGAGGAATCTTCAGCCATACTAATGTTCGACATGATAGTGTATTAAATATGCGTTATTGGGTCAATCACTTAAGATGTGTTGATGTCAGAAGCGGTGGCTTGATCGATGAATTTCGTACATTTGTAAAACACTCAAACGGCATTTGGAAAAAGAATGGTTCGAGAAATACATGGGATGATCGGGTCATGGCAACAGTGTGGGCTCTTTTTATACTAGAAAACGGCATCGTTGAAAAATATTATGATGTATACGAAAGAGATCGCAATGGTAAAGTTTCTAAGTTAGTAGATCCGTATGGGTTTTATGAATATGCACCGATCAGTGAATTGACATTGGCAGTCGAGCCTATATTCAGAGGCCAGATGCCGGTGTATTTTGATCCAAGCGCAGCAGAATTCAGCCAAGAGGATATTAATTATCTATATGCTTTCTAGTCCACTCAATAAACAAACAGTCGATAGGTTTTTACTTGTACTCGACACGCCACCAGCATTAAGGCATTTAAAAACCAAAAATGCACGGACGAATCAATTGTTAAATTCGAACTCGATGCAATTCACTGTATATGGCTCTGTTATACCGTCAATCACAGTGCCATATCTGACAGAAAGATTAGCAGGGCAATCAATATCGGTGTCAACACATAATAAACAAGCACCCGACCCAATTTCGGTAAGATTTAATGTAGATAATAATTTTAACAATTATTGGTTCATATATAAATGGCTTGACTTCATTTCTGATGATGTTCATGGCATTTATGATGGTAAAAATATTTCACGAGGAGTTGCAGGGATGCCAGGAATTGGATATCAAACAAATCTGACAGTTTATGCTCTGGATGAATACCAAAAAGCAAAGACTATAAAATTTACGTATACAAATGCATTCCCAGTCTATCTAAGTGGTATTGATTGGTCATATCAAGACAGCAAAGCGATGGCCGGAGAGTTTCGTTTCATGTATTCACAATTCAGAGCAGAGCTTTTATGCGATACAGAATTCGAATCCGTATTAGACCCAACATCGAATAATTCAGTACAAATTTGTAGTTAAATCAAAAACGGCCATAAGATAAAATGTAAGTAGATTGTAATTATGGCACGTACAATCGAATCACCAGGCGTAGAAATCAGAGAACGCGATCTAACCCTACGCGTTGAACCAACAGTTGGCACTAATACATGGGTTCTTGGATATGCAAGCCAAGGACCTACAGAAGAACCAATTACAGTTACAAGTTTTTCAGAATTTGAATCTGTTTATGGTACTCCGGCAAATGCAGCTGAAAGATATTTTTATCACACATGCCGCGAGTATTTGAATTCCGGTGGTAATCTTATCGCTACAAGAATTCCATATGGTAGTGGTACTGGCAGCAGCTATGGTGAAAAATTTGGTGCACTGGTGTATCCTGTAATTCCTGCGTCGTCGACATATAGTGCAGCAGCAGTAGGAACAGCAACAGGAGCAACTTCATCGTTTAGCTTGATTTCTAATACATTGGTGTTTGGTGAACCATATCACGTCGAACTAACACAAGATGAGTATTATGACTTGATTAACAACAATATTTCATGGGCTGCGAGCGCTACGGCTGCTGCACTATCTGCAACAAATGCAACAAGATTTGCGACCGGCACGGGAGTTAATAAACTAAGTTCCGCAGGTATGATTGTGATTGATACCACAAAGTCGATGTCCAATAACATCCAAGAAGGATATTATGTCGGGATTATAGACAATGCATTAGCAAATCCTACACAAGATTTTACAGACATTCTGAATCTGAAAGCAGTGAACAGTGCGAATACATATGCCACTGTCGATTCAAGCAGAGTTGGGTTTGCGCTAAGTGCATCCTACGCCGGTGTAGCCGGTTCTGTTTCAGAAATTCTTGAAACTGTACCGAATTTTGTATATGACACAACATCATACAACGATACAATTGTCTTGGGTCTCTTTAAAGTACGCAAATCCATTTATGCTGGGGCGAGTAATAGTACACTCGACAAAGTTCTAGTAGAGACATATATCGGCTCGCTCGATTCGTCACGCAGAGTTGCAGATCCGCTTGGAGGACCACCAAAATCATTCTTCATCGAAGATGTTGTAAATAATTCATCTTCTAATTTGAAAGTACTTGTAAATCCATATATTTCGAAATCTACTACATGGTCAGACGCTAGCGGTCAGCCAGCTAATAAGGTTCGCTTCTGGAAAACAACTGGTGTATCAGGCACAGGATTTATCGTTCTGCCAGACGGCAAAACAATTGCGTCCACTAACATCTCAGAATCAAGAAGTCTTTATGAAGCTAGCACATTTGCGACAACTACAGATGCAAATAAATTAATCGGTAATCTTCCAGATAAATTGGCTCGTATTTTTGCATGTGTATCGAATCCAGATTTGATTCCTATCGACATAACTCTCGATGGCGGGCTGAGCACTATCTGGGCTACGACAAGAACAACATCTGCCACATTAGGGTCTGAAATCTTTGACGATACTGTATTTGTACCGAATGCAGCACTTACCCAATTGGCTTCATTTGACGGTAGCTTCACTGGGGACAATGGTATTGGCGATGCTCACAAAACAATCTTCAATCTGTTCAACAACTTCGCAGAATCAACACGCAAAGACCACATCCATATTAGTGATCCACTCCGCCAGCTCCTTGTTAATGGTACCAACTACAAAGTATTTGAATCCAAATGCGATCGCGTAACCAATCCATTCTCTAAAGTAGTATACTGGCCGCTACGCAATCTGTATCAAGCTGCAAATACATCATATTCAGTATCATATGCAAACTGGGTGAGAGTATACGACAGCGCCGCTGATGGTTATTGCTGGGTTCCATTCTCTGGGTGGGCAGGGCGCGCATTGGCTGAAACTGATAGAGATCGTTTCCCATGGATTGCACCGGCTGGATTGACAAGAGGCATTGTACGCAATGTGGTAGATCTTGCAATCAATCCTAACCAAAAAGAACGCGATCTTCTCTATCGCATCGGACAAAATCCTGTGTGCTACTTCCCTAACGATGGGTACGTAATCTGGGGCCAGAAGACTCTATTCAGAAAACCAAGTGCATTCGATCGTATTAATGTGCGTCGCTTGTTCTTAGCTCTTGAGAAGCCAACTGCTAGAGTTCTTAAATACTTCGTGTTCGAGCCTAATACAGTATTCACAAGAACGCAAGTAATCAACGTATTGACACCGCTGTTTGAGAATGCAAAACGCAATGAAGGTCTGTATGATTATCTGATCGTGTGCGATGAACGGAATAACACCGGTTCTGTAATCGATCGAAATGAGATGGTTGTAGACATTTATCTCAAGCCAGTCAGAGCGAGTGAGTTCATCCTTGTCAACTTCGTAGCAACAAGAACAAATCAAGACTTCGCTGAATTGATCTAATCAATACATTCAAAAATAAAAGCCAGCTAAAAACTGGCTTTTATTTTATGTTGATGATATAATTATATTCATAATGGACGATGAATTACTCATAGAACAGATAAAAGCACAATTATACACCAAAACAGGTAACATTAATAGTGCTGTGCTAAGACAACCCGGGTTTGATTCTAGTGAATTGTATCAAAGTATAAAAGAAAAGACCAAATTTCTAGACGAGCAAGCATGCTGTTCTGAACGAATTTACTGTATCGTCAATAAGACCACATCTCAGCAAAGATGTAAAGCTTGCAATAAGCCATTAAAATGGAAGGGGTATAAAAACAAACCATATTCAAAAACTTGCTCAAACAACATTTGCAAGAGAGCATCTACAAAATGGAAATCATGCAAAGACGGAAAGATTAACACAGAGAAGAATAAAAAAAATGGATTTGTTGAAATTTTAAATTCAAATCATGAATTAGTATCACATGATGCTTTAATGGCGTTCTGCCTCGAAAGGCTTCAGCAACCTAATTCAACATTTAATACAGCGTTGCTAAGAACACATAGTACGCATCTATCTACTCTGCTAAAAATCGGATATATTAAGTATGGAGATGATATAAAATGGTCACAAGTATTTTATAACTTTATACATAACATACACACACCACCAAAATGCCATAAATGTGGTAATCACCTTAACTTCCGAAATAGCAAATTTGGCTATTCATCATGCCATGCAAAAAGATGCTCCCAGCAACTTGTAGCAGAGTCCAAAAAGAAAAATCGCATTAAATTAGTGACCGAACATTTTTTAGACAATGGCTACGAATTGATTACCAACCACGGCATAAACGAAGGAAAACATCACATTAAGCACCAGACATGTGGCCACGAATTTACCAGATCCATATCGAGTGGTCAGTGGCAAAACACACTTATATGCCCTCAATGCAATCCTCGATCAAGTGCATTCGAATTAGAGGTATATCAATACATAAAAACCCTTGGGTTGGAGTGTATTAATAATTCAAGAGACGTTATACCACCAAAAGAAATAGACATATTTATTCCATCAAAAAACATAGCAATCGAATGCAATGGCATATATTGGCACAATGAATCAAATGGAAAAGACAAAAATTACCATCGTAATAAATATATGGAATGCAAAGCTAAAAACATTCAATTAATCCAGATATGGGAATCTGAATGGCAAACAAAGCAACAAATTGTCAAATCTATTATAGATAGTAAATTGGGTATTTCGAAAAGGATATTTGGCAGAAAGTGCACCATCCACCAAATAACTGATAGACATGAGAAGGTCAAATTCCTAGACGAGAACCATATACAAGGAAACGATAATAGCCAAATTTCTTATGGGCTATACCATGACAGTCAATTGGTATCTATGATGACTTTTGGTCATCGTAAAATTGTCAAAGGTGATTACAGTGATTGGGAGATGATTCGGTTTTGTAATAAATTAAACCACACTGTCATTGGTGGTGCTTCGAGGCTTCTAAAATATTTCATTAATACACACAACCCACAAAACATCATCACTTATGCCGACTTGAGATATTCGAATGGTGATCTATACCACAAATTAGGATTCAAACATAAGCATGACAGCAAACCAGGTTATTGGTATGTCATCAACAATACACTCAAACACCGCAGTGGATTTATGAAACATAGATTACACAAGGTCTTAAAAGAATATGATGAGAATCTATCGGAGTATCAAAACATGTTGAATAATGGATTTGACAGAATTTGGGATTGTGGTCATGCAGTTTTTGTATACAAAGATAGATAAGTACATTCAAACCTATGAGTAATAAACTAGATGAAATTTACGGCGCTAGAGTATTTGGCAAACCTTCTATTCACATGGATCCGTTTGAAGCACCACCAGCGTCAAGAGCAGCAAAACTGACTGAGAGAGAAGCAGTCATCAATACATATTTGCCAGAGAGAATGCATGTCAAAACAGCATCTAATACCCCCCAAGCCTCACAGAAAACATCATTGAGAGAAAAGTATCAAAAAAATCAAAATACAGACTCAAGTATGATTATGTTCCTTGAAGGCTATTTTAAAACAAATAGAATGGACCAATTCAACGCAGTCGAAGAGATTTTGGAAGATATGTATGCGTTCCTAAAAGAAAATCAAGGTTAAATCATAAGTATTTTTATGGCACAAGGTATTCAAGACTACTACGACACAATCCAAAGAAAGGGATTTCAGCGAAGAAATCTCTTCCGCATTGCTGCGATCAATGGAGATGGCATTTTATCTAAACTGGCGGCAGAGTTAACGTCTCTAGATGGTGGCATTTCAAACGCATATCTAACGACAGCCACAGTGCCAGGCCGGACTATCCAAAACGTTACCGCACCATTTATGGGATTGGATTTTAATGTACCAGGCAACGCCAAATATGATAACAGCAACAACTGGCAAGTTACATTCAGATTGCCTGGTGATCTTTCAATTCGAAACGCATTCGAGCAAATGAGCTACGATATCTTCGATGATGGAACATCCACGGGCTGCTATGGAGTGCCTAATAGCAGAAATATCATTACGCTAGCCTTGTTAAACATTAAGGGAGAAGCAGTAAGATACTATGATTTGATTGGTGTATATCCAGTAGCGTTTAATGGATTGTCATTTGAATTGACCGGCAATGCCGAAGTCATGACATTCAATGCAACATTGGCATATCAATACTACCGTATCAATAAATCCAAAGTTCCTGGGGCACAAGTCATTACAGATTTCGACAGAACGACTGGCCTTACACCTGCTCTTGGTGCTGGAAACGCCTGCTAATACTCAACCTCAATTAATACCCGTCACCACCTAAGGGCGTAGTCATCTCACGGACTACGCCCTTTATTCTATCAAAAATCGCCTCCGCCTCTTGGATGGATTTAAATTTGATGGTTTTGCCGTTCGTAAATCGATAGACAATTTCTTGTGTCTCTCTATCGAGACGGATATTTTGTATGATAAATACCCCAGGCGAAAATCCCAAGGATGAATATCGTTCGTTCAACACTTCAAGCTTTTCACCAGGAATATAATTCATGCAGTCAAACGAGATGCGTATGGTCGGATTTTATTGGCGTTGCCAGATCCCATAATTTCAAAATAAATATCCCCGCTTATATCATCAATATAATCTTGAATGTCGTTTGGCGATAAATCAACAAGATCTTCGTGAACTCCTAATTTATCGGCTTTATCAAAAATGACATTTACTGAACGGATCAGCGCGAGCCATCGTGAAACGACGTGCACATCTTGATCTTCAAACTTATTCGGTTTCGGCCTTTGGTATTTGCGGAGTTTTTTCATAGATTTTTAAAATTATTTGTTTGATAAAAGGAATGTTGTTAACTAATATGCCTGTTAAATTGTTATTTTCAACTATAAAAGTATAATTTTGTATATACGATTCTCTAAGATATTTGTCGATGGTTTCTTTAAATTTTTGTATGCATTGAGGAAATGGCAATCCGTATTTTGTAGTGTCGTATTTGTGTTTCTCTTTTGAGATTTTATGCATCAACTGCACATAATCACTCGATCTCTCGAGCATGTATTTGAATTTTTCCTGGCGTTGATTTTTCTGACATTCACCGCAAATAAAATTTGCACGTAATAGCTCTCTAGCACCATACTCAATAGTAGCCTGTTTCCAGCTTATTTGCGATCTTTGTTTGTATTTGTGGCATTTAATACATTTGCACGTGAGCATATATTATTTTATTAAGCCAGAAATAAATCCTCCAATATACGAGATTATTTGATTCTTTTTGTGGTCGTCAATTTTTGCAGCGGATACTATTTCATCAATAACCATAGGATCTGCATTTGTGAACATCGAATGCAATAATGTCTTTAACGACGAGCCAAGGTCTCTCGCATCTAATATTTGCTTACTCAACATCTCACCCACAGTATAGCAGTCTTTATCAAAGCAGGTAAGCTCTACTAGATGTTTTTTGGTTCTATCTGCAGGCGTTTCGTCGATCAAAGAAGATTTAAAAATATCCATTGAACGAAGCATTTCGCTATATTTTGATGTATCGATGTTACTGTATTGAGGATTCATGATTAGTCAATAAAGTATCTACTGGTACGATCTTGCGAGCAGCATAAAATTTACCGTAAATGGCATTTATATTTTTGCAATGCACACATTCGTATTCTTCTTCATACACATTATAATCAATGATACTGGGCTTTTTGCAGAACGCACACTCAATATTCATTTTGATTGTTGGTGATGGCATTGTATCAACTAATTCTTGAATTCTTGAGGAACGAAAGAGATCCGCATACCATTTAACAGTGATCTGCAAGACTATCGCGATTGCCGTCGCAATACTGAATTTTAACAGACTCCAGTCAAAGAATAAGGAGAATACACCAGATATACTCGACCCCACTACGACCAGCAATAGAATCGATTTAAAGAGAGGTACAAAAAATGAACTAAACATTTTCTTTTTGGGTTTTAATGCGTTCAGCAACTTCTGCAGTTTGCTCTTTGATTTTCTGAATCAATTGTTTTTCAAATAGTGCTTCACTATCATAGTGCAACGCTAGAATCTCTGATATGTGCAATTTTAAATTGCAGGCATAAAGATTATAATCGTTAATTGGATACGTACGTATTTCCATATTATGAAAACCATTGTGCCATGACGTCACTCAATTTCGATGTAAATGGATTAAGCCAGTAGTGACTATCATTGGCAAGTTTGGTCATTTCTAATTTATTCGCGAGTTCGACAAATTTCACCGGATCCTGTGTAGTATTTAACCAAGCATATTGATCTTCATACGATTTCATCTCGTCTGGCTCTGAAGACCACCCCATACCCAAATCCATGATTTTTCGATTAGTGAGAATGACTTCAATCTGATGAGCATCGCAAACACTACTCAAATTATCAAAGCCACCAATCTCCACAGCTAATTTCTTTGATTTCTTTTCACCATACCTATCGAGCCCTTTGATGTTATCGGAAGGATCCCCTAAAATACATTTATACAATACAAATTGTTCGATAGGAAGTCCTACTTCATTTTCAAAATTCAAATGTGTGTATGTTTTCTTCTGGTATGGATTAAAAACACTAACCCGTTCATTTACTAACTGCAAAAGATCTTTATCACCGGAAATGACTGTGATCGCGCCAGATTCTTTTTGGCAAAGCCATGCAATAACATCGTCCGCCTCCATTCGATATGGATATATAGAAGGAACGCCCATATATTTAAGAAACTCAATAATATATGAAACGGTATGATACACTGCCGTGTTGTCGCTTCGATTCTGCTTGTAATTATCATTCAACTCACTGCGGAACGAAGGTCTTGCTGGATCATAATCAAGCTTCTGGTCCCATGTAACGATGACATCCTTGGTATCATATCCAATAGCATACGACCGAATCATTTTCAAACTCTGTGCGATTGCAGCAATATTCACGCCGTCACTATTCCGAAATTCAGGAATCGCAAAGCTCGCTCGAAATAATAGATTGTTTCCGTCGATGATAATCTTCATATGCTTGTTTGAATGGTTCTAATTTGTCACCAGAATATGACTTCTGTAGATCTGTGATATCACTTTGCGGCAGGGTTGCAATATACTCAACTTGTTTTTGTGCAATGCTAGCTAAAAATTCTGTTTTAGACACAACAGCTTTGGAATAGGTTGGGTAAATCAGTAATGTCAAACTCAGCTCAGATTCATCAAGGATAATAAAGAATCTTTCTATGTAGGTTGCTTTATACAGGCAACCAATTTTGTCGGATTTCGTCTGCGATTGGTGTGACATAATTTTTAAGGTTAAGATCTGGAGTGGTTGGCCAGCTAATGCATATATCTGCTCGATTCATCAATTTAGGGATTTGTTCCTTTTCAGTCTCATTGATAAAGGAAATTGGCATTTTGTTTCCATCAACAAGATCGTATCGATCGATATAGATTAATTTACCATTATGCCTCTGCTGCAACCAATTAACTTCGTCATTTTCATATTCTTGAAAACGAATATCTGTAATACACAAAATTAACGGTTTTGTCGAATCGATGGGATTCGTTTGCGACCCTATAATTCGTTCCGAATCATAGTATTTCGAACGATTTACAGACTGAGTGACGGTGTGCTCGATTTGTTTATCAATTATATCTAAGAAATAAGTGCCCTTTGATTTGCTGCGAACTAGGTTGGCATATTCCACCATTAGCGGCCGGATTTCCTCTTTTTCCGCAGGCGTAAAGTTAAAAACATTAAGATTGTTACTAGCAAAGTACCCAAGATGATTTATGTCGATACGAATATAATCACCAATCGAGACTCTCCGCACTTGGTATTCCGGTAAAGAATTTTTCAATATTTCGTAAAAAGTATCTTTACCTGACGTCGCTTTGCCCGCAATTCCTAAAATTAAATATTTCATGCAATATTATAATCTTTGTTTAAAAGATTTGCAACGTAAATATTTGTATGACAGCAAATGTCAATCTAACAAGCATATCAGCAATCAGTGGGACGTCGCCTATAACTGTAACGTTCTTAATGTCCACACTTCCACCCGCAAATCTTGCAAAGGTATATTTTGATTTTGGGGATGGTTCGTCTAGGACCGTTTTTTGGTTTGCTTCGTCTGCACCTGCTTCGGCCGTCTCAGCACTTCCAGTTTCGGCAGATCCCGGGAATGTGCGTAATTATAATATTTCCAAAACATATACAAGACAGAGCATATTAGATCAAAAAACATTCACGGTCCGCATTTCTGCATACAGCGTCACTACTTTCCAACCAACCGCATACGCCGTGCCGGTGGGCCCGATACGTCTAGATTCAGCATCATCTATCAATGGAAGCACAACAAGACTAATCAAAACAAGGTACATCAACAAAAATGAAATGCTCTTAGTTTTTGAAAATCAAACAACAGGGAAAATATATACAGTAATAGCAGATCCAAATTTTGACAGTTCGATTACTTCAGACAGCACATATCGCTCTTTATGTGCAAAGTATTTCAATGATTAAACTATACCCCTAAATAAATCTATGGCAGTAAAATACATCGACTGGAAACCAGTTAGCGTTAGCTATATCAATAATAAGCTAGATTTAAGCGATGCCGTTATTGGTACCAGCGATGGGTTAATTTTCTCAGAAAATAATCTTGCATCATGTATTCGTAGTTTGGATTTTAACGAAAATAGTCTTGTATTTTTAACTGATCTTATAGAGGCACCAACCATTGAAACAAAAAGAGATGAGGTCAAATACCAAAACAATTTAATACGCAACTGTATTATGACCTCAGCGAGTGGGTATTATTTAACAAGAACTCGGTATGATTCTGCAAATATCGCAACATCTGCGGAATCTACGAATAATATATTCCAATTAGAGTTTGACACAAACGATGATGCACTAAGCATTGTTTCGGAAGATTTAAATCAGCGCTTATATCTAACAGTCGACGCCACTGGAGCATGTGCTTATTTTGATGTATATAACTCCGACATAGAACATCTTCAAAAATTCAAATATATTCTGAATACAGACACAAACACTCTTGTATTATTTTGTAGCACGTGCGACACTAGTGGGTATCGTGTGGTTTCATATGACGAATCAACACCAGGAACATCATTGGTGACCTTTGAAACCTACAACCCATTATCTGCCAATAGCTGCTATTCATATTTGTTCAAGCTTAAAAATGTAGATTTGTCTATCAAGCCATATACATTAAATTCGAGCCGCTATGTAAAATATGAAAGTGTAATTGATAATAATGACACAATTTACGGAGACATGGAAATCGCATCGAGTCAATCGTTTCCTAATAACTATTTAATCGCCACATCGTTCAAAGATAGTGGCACATACACACCAACCACAGACTATACAGGACAGCTAAAATCAAATGCGGTATCTCTAAAGAATCTTTTCACACCAGAATACAAATATAGTAAAAGAAATGATGTAGTGTTAAATCGGGACTACCAAACAGTTACTCTAGGTGATAATATTGTCGATGACGCTTATAATAAAGTCACTACATCATATAGTGCATCAACGAAACAATTTAATTTAGAACCAGATAAGCTGACATACTTCCATTATCCATATGGTACATCAACGGTACCAATTTCGTCATCTGGTTTGATTGAAGCTGGTGCTATAGCTGGCCTATCTCCTATAAAAGCAGATCGTATTTGGAAATCACAATTCGGATACGAAACGAGCACAAACAATGGCAATTCTACAACACGAAACGGCACATGGCTTTGCAGTTGGCTGAGTGGCAATAATTGTCAGTCTATATGGGTTGATAGATGGTATAATCCACAACAGATTGAATATAAGCTAGCACTAACTGCAGATGAACCAAATCCGTATATTTCAGACGCGCCATCAACATTGACATTCGAGGCTGGTGTTTTGTACAAATATTTTCATATCGGCGCAGAGTATAGCTTAAAGCTAATTGAAGATGCTGATTTCAATAATTGTGACAAGGTCCTTGAAATTAAAAATTGGACTAAAGCCAATCTTGAAAACGCAACAAATAGTACCGAAGATAACATAACCTATACAAGGTTTAATAACTCGGAATTTACATTTACAGGCAGTGAGTATATTTCGTATTCCGCAAGCGAATCATTCTTTGCAAAATACAACCTGACCGTGGCTGCGTGGGTTTATTTTGACAACTGGTCAAATGCAGCAGCAGATCAAATAATTGGAAATTATTATAATGGTGGTTATGGTTTATCATATCACACAGGAATTAAAGATGATTTCTTGATTTATACTGATAGCACATACGGTCATATTTTCGTAACAAATACAGAAGGAAGATATCTTTTTGATAAAGCAATTCCAGGCACAAATGCAGCGGTTACAGATATGAGCGTTGATGGCGAAGGACGTGCTTGGATATTGGACGATAATCAGAATAAAATATTTGTCTATAATCCAATTAATAATGTATTTGAGAATATTATTGACCTCCCGGCAACGACATACAAATATGCCAGACATGACAAATACAACAATTTTTACGTGTATAGCAGTAACAAGGTATTTAAAAAATATGACCGAAATGGCGACCTTCTGACTACTAAACCTTTAGCATTTCTCACAAATACTTTCTTGCCATTATCAACACTGCAGGGATTTGATATTACTGGATTTTTTATAGACAGTGCATCAAATATACAACCATATATTGGTACTACAGCATTTGAGGATTTAAGCGGGAACTACTGGCATCATTTTGGAAGCAACCTGATCAAAAATAACATTAATTACATTTTGCATATTACATCACCAGACGATCTGAAAGTAGATGGTGATCTTAATTTGTGGATGATCAAAGATGATACACTTTACCATTTTGACAAAGACGGTAGTATTTTACTAAAAAGAACATACCCGTATATATCCTCCGGGCCTAAAAAATTAGCAATAACTCGTGAACTCACCAATTCTGGTTGGAAGGATTTCATTTGGGTTATGGACAAACAATCGATCATAAAATATTCTTCGTCTGGCAGATTTGAGAAAATAATTAAACCAACCGATTATTTCAGCACAGGCAATTATCCAGGCAGAGATCGTAACAAATTGAATTTGACTTTCGCAAAATATTGCACAAAATATAATTTTTATCGCGATGCCAAATTGTTAAATCCTGGCTTGGATGACAAAAATTATATTACAGCCAATTTCAAAATTACAAACGGAACATCCGTATCGGCAAAAGAACTTATAGCACCTACAAACGCATTGTCGAGAGGATGGCACCACTTAGCACTTACTTTTGATTCTGCTAATGGAGTCGCCAGACTATATGTCGATGGGCAAACAATAGATAGTATTTCATTTGCGGAGGGCCAATACATGTTGGATTATACTAATAAAAATACATTTTATATTGGCAACACAAACGATAGTCACGATACAAAGGAATATACATGGCTTTTAGATAAAAAACCAACTATGGTGGGCAAGATCGATGACATTAGAGTTTATTCCTGCGCACTATCTGAAAGAGATGTCTTGGTGTTATCTAGAAAGAAACTTAAATTCACCCCAGTCGAATTTAACGTCACGGCACCGACAAGGCAATATATAGAGACGATTGATAGGTTCAATACGCACAGGACTCCTGGGTTTAAGTCAAATATTTTCAACATACGCATTTTGAATAGCGACTTGGATAGTGAAGATTTAAAAGAATCAATTGAGGACGCTATTTGCAAGGCATTGACGAAGATAACACCCGTTGGTGCTAAACTAAACAAAATCGTGTGGGAATAAACAATACGTCATCTAAATATTAGAGATGTTTGTAGAAGTTTCGACATTAACTGCTTGGCCAAATGAATCGTTCAGAGTAACGCATTCAGCACTATCGACTACTGGTTCGGGCCCCATTTATTCAATTGCGGGATATACGCCTCTTACGATTGCGATTAATATTGACGGAATACACAATTCCGCATCTTTAAATGCAGTAATTGTGCCGCGACTTACATATACAACAGGTGCAACAGTCGAAGCTGTTATTACAGAATTGGCACAGTCAACACTATCTGGGGTGCCGTCGTTTACAATCAAATCAACAACAAGCGGGCTTTATTTGCCGTTTAACGATCATTCGACTTTTACTAGTAGAATATTTAATAAATCGATATTTACATTTTCAGGAACAGAAGGGCAGCAACAAGATCAGTTGGCATCTATGGCACTAACGGCAGGGTCTGCATATTACATTATACCATCGCATTTAACATATACAGACAATAGGGAACCATCAGCAATTATTGCATCGGGTCGTCTCGATTTATCTGCGAGATTAAGAAATTGGGAATATGACTTATTTACAAGTAGCACTTTAGAAACAGGCCAAGCAAATACATCGCCATATAATTTTGCATTTTTGAATTATGCAGTTTCGCCTGCATCTTATACACCAATTACAACGAATCAAATCAGTGCGTTAAGTGCTATTATCAACACACCAAAAGTATATCGCCATGTTGATGTAAATGTAGCAACCACAGTAGACGGTGCGTCGTCTTTCTCGAATAACTTATTATCAGTAGCAGGTGCGTCACAATCACTAGGCGAAGAATTGCTGCCTGGTAGCATTGTTCTAGAATTTTCATACGACAGCCCTCTCTATAAAGATAGTGAGTATACGTTCGATGAAATACCTGCAACATATGGATATAGTTCGGGATATCGCGAAACATTGCTAAAAGAATTGTCATCCGTTACAGTCCCTGTTATCAGCTCTGGAACTGCATTTGTGCGGGACATTCCTATGACGGGAGCTAATCCAGTCTCTGGTAACCTTGTAGGGAGGGACCCAATTTTCAATGAATATTTTGTTAACAGCGCAACAAGTGTTATTAATTATCAAACTGGTGCGTTTGCTCTTTTCTTAAACACGGGATATAAACTTACAGGAAATGCGCTGTTGCGTGGATTTTACGATAACAAGTATGACGATTTTGCTGGCTATCCTACGTATCAAGTAATTGGCCAATCTCCTAACGATCATGAATTGAGCCTGATTGATAAAAGTGTACGAACTGTAGGCAATAATGTATTTGCAAGATACGATGTTAGCGTATATAATTTGTCATCGATTGTAGACAGAAACGACTACCCAACATATCCATCAACAATCACATCGATTAAGGCGTATAATTACGCATCATCGATACAAATTGGTTTGAATGCATTAACTTCATTTAATGCCGTTTCGTCGATTTCATTCAGCTCGACAAATACGCCACTGTGGCTATTCACATACACAAGTACAATAACTTCAAATACCAATACATCAAAAGTCAACGGGCTTCAAATGGTGTTTAACACCCTAAGTGCTAGAACAGCTGTGACAAGCAATTCTGCTTTTATTACACCACATATAGTTAGCAATTACGGCACTACAATACTACCATTCGCTTCAAGCGATGCATATTATGGCTACTTGCAATTCAATTGCTTGGGTGCGGTTACTAAAGTAGACAATAGAACTCAAACACCGACTCTATCTGTATATAAAATTGAATCAAACGGGCAATTAACACCATATGAAGTGTCTATGAATGTGTATGACATAACATATCCATACGAACTAAGAAGATCTGCAAACCAAACATATCAAGTCGAAACTAGTGCGATTTCAGCTCAAACTGCATTCTTGTCAGGAGATCTGTCAATGTCATTAAGAGATGTTGCATTGTTCTATGAAACAGATGCATCTGATTTATACGATGATAATAAAATTGCATTACAATTGTACGGATTAAATACCGCAATTAAAACATCTATATTTGATCAATCTATATCATTTATTAATGGCGGTGCTAAAGTATTCATTAATCTCATACAGCAAACAATAAAAGAATTGGCTGGAGTATCGAGATCGAGCATATCCCTGGATGATTTCGATACTGAAATATTCTACAAGCTCACCACAACAGGCAATTATTTCAAAAATGTACAGACCACGTTTAATGAAGAGTGTCGTGCATATATCTTGCAGTCGACGTCGAGTAGTACTGCGAATGAATTTAAGACTCCAATTGAAAGTCTGTGTGCGGAACTGAGCCCCGTTCTCTCATCTCTAGCAGCTGCAGGGTCTACTGGAAATGATACTCTCAGCTTTGTATTGACAAATGATTTATTCAGTATTGGCAAATTAATCGGAAGCACAAGTATTACTGCAGAGGAATATAACGTTATCATAGATTTGTTGACCAAGAGCTTTGTCTTTGCAGCCTGGCCTGCCGCATATGATGTTGCTTCGTCATTAACATTAAGTAATCCTGCATATTTGGGTACCAATTTGAATATTGTTAAATTGATATTCAGTCTTGGTCTTGAGACTGTATTTGATTTGTATGTCAAGGCATTTAAAGACACACTGCGCCGCGGTGCCATAACACAAACGAAATATGACGAAATTCTTAAATACTACGCCGATCAAAACTACGCTAGATTCAATTATGAGATATCGCTAATCAAAACTGCGATTGATTATCCAACGCTAATCAAAGGGACGTTGAATCCAAATTATAGTAGCACAAATTACATATCGATTGCGTATTATCTTGCAACTGCAGAAAAAGAACTTGGCACATTGTTTGAGTATGTATATGCATTTAACACCAATGCGAATGAGACTGTATTTAATAACTTTTTCCGCAATTTTAACCTGATCGATAATAAAGTCGGTATGCTGAATATTCGTTATTCGACAGGCAATACAATTTACGACAAAACCATAGGCGCGACTATTGAGCCATATGACGGCAGAATTTTAACACTCAACCCACAAACACATCGATTCACCTCCGCGCTTGTCCCTCTATCATCTAAATTCTGCATCATCACACCACCAGATTCGCCAGTAGAAGTTGATTATGAATTGAAGATGTACTCACAAGTTATTGGATGCCAATATGATGATATCACCACACCAATCAAAGAATCAAAAACATATATCTATAAATCACCTAAATTAGGCAGACAGCTACAATATAGAGCGGATCCGTTTACTGTGTATCCAACAGCAGCATATAATTCAATGGTGTTGAATTTTTATCATACAACAGATGATGATGCTACGGACTCTGTCAGAATTAAAGCATTACCTGCGATCGAAGATATGCTTGCATCCAGTAGTGCGAGCGCGTGCTCTATTATTTGGAATGTTCAATTCTTAGATATTGACGGAACGTATGCAACAACGAAATTTATACCAATAACCGCAGCAGCAGGCACATCAAATGTAGTGAATATGTCTGCGATGCCATATGTAAGTTTCCAAACATTACCTCTATACACTAATGTTGTAGAGTATGCGCTCGAGCCTACAGAAATACCAAATACATTCACCAGAACACCAATTGTAAAAACAATTGCATCGCATAGCAAAACACAAGCAACATATGCTAATGAAATTATAATTGATAAAATTGGAGTTAATCCAATAACTGTCAGTGTTTCTGTTACAGGAGCTTCCTTGTCAAACTATGGAGTTACTAATAATATCTTGACAGGGCAAATGATATATTACCCGGATTTAGGTCAAGACAACACAACAAATCTATTAACACCTCAATACAGTTACAGCAGTACTGTTGTTAGCAGACTTAGTGTTGTATCATATGATAGTGATATTGATAATAGTCTTCTATTAAGAAACTACTTCATCAAAAACAATAGAATCTATAATCCGCCAGTATACGAGAATACCACATTTAATGTCGACAGCATCCGAGGTGTTTCGCTTTTATTTAAATGTGACAATAACGGAAATAATGAGCAAGAAATTCCTTTGGGTGTTGACAATAGAAACACGGCCTATTACAAAGTCAAAACATTGATGCCTAAAACTCTCAATGTAGTTGCACCAGAAAAAGATCGACTTACTATTCAAACATTCCACACCCCAGCATGTATTGCACCAACGCAAGTAATACAATTGCCAGTTAATTATTTCCCAAGTCAAGATATATTCTATTCTAAATTTAATATTGCAATCGCAGGTACTGCCGGATCTGCATTCTATATTGGCAATATTGATACAATTAATACGCTTGTCGTATTGAGCTCAATAACACAACCATTTACAGCAGAATTAACTCCGTTGACTGTACCACAAGTCGAACATGGATGGATATCAACATCTGCATTATCTACTACATACTCAGTCGCATCTGCGACGCAAAAATTGGTATTTACATCCTCTACACTATCTGGATTATCCGCCGGCATTGGTACGTTTAATTTATCATCAAAATTTACATATCAAAATGGAGAGTATGCTATTCTGAAGTCAAAACCACTCTATGTATATGTATCACCACAAGCATCTGTCAATGAGCTCAGTGCAAAGGTGTGGACGGTTAATACATTTACCAACCAAGGACCGTCAGCAGTCAACACTCTAAACTCAATAACAGTTAATACACAATTAACAACCGTTGGAAATGGCCATACAGAAACACTTGTGTTAAGCTCGTTCGGAACACGATATAAAACATATGCATGGACCATTGGAAACGAAAAGGAATATGTAACCAATTCACCAATTGCATCAGCCACAATCAAAGGAACTGCGGGTACATTATCTGCTATATCTGTCAAGGGGTATTATCTACAGCTAGATGTAGTCCCTTCATTAACTGCTCTTACATCGAGAGCGGATTATGATGATAATAAAACTGCATATGTCAATGTTAAAAATGCAATTAACTTACTACAAGATCGCAATAATGTAATTTATACAGCAAACTCTAGCGTCACGTCTGATTATTTCAAGCCATTGCAATTTATCGATTTGGCAACGCCTGTGATATCAGCAGAGCCTGCAGATGTATATTTTTATTCGGATTCAATTAGTAGTTTATATGATGCAGCTGTATTTACTTCAAATAATAAAGGCGAATATGTTGTTGGGGGTACTACTACCTCATATGTAAACATTCGTAGTCTGGATACACAACAATCAATAACATATGGACCGATTGAGTATAGCTTAGTCTCTGGATTTAACAATAACACCATTACAATTCCTGATAATATCATCACAGATCCAGACTCATACAACTGTGCCGTCTTGGCTATCACATCTACAGATACAATAGTAACTAATGCGTACAATTCTGTAGAAATTGGTAAAACAACAACATCTACAAGAGTAGACACAATTACGGCGATTAAGATACCAACATTCAATCTATTCTGGGATGAAGATTATTATGCTATTGGGTCTGCATTGACAATCAAAAATTATTACAAAAATACAAACTGTGGTGGTGCTGATTATGGATTGGGCTCGATATCAATAACATTTAATGGCCAGACACAAGTATATCCAGCATCAACTGAAACGTTTGCGTTTAACAACCTTAATGACATTGGTGTATATTCTATCTCCGTATCTGCGAATACATACGGGCTCCTATCATCAATTCAAACGACAATTGAATCGAAATATGATAGAGCTATCAATGTAGTTAATGCATTTGACACGTTTGACAAAAATGCACGAACATACAACGAACAATTAATATTCCCTTATAGTTTGGATCAAATCTATGTAGCACCAAACGAGATTGCCAATGCTAATAATATTAATAGTTCACTCAAGAAATTGCTTGCTAATTTTGATTATTTGATCAATAAATCAAAACTTAATGATACCAAGTTGCCAGTATTGTTTAATAAATGGTTAGGAGCGGAGAATAGCAAAGGCCATCGTTGGAATGATGTATCCGAATCAGATTGGGTTAATGTTTTCCCAGAATTCGACGCTACTGAATTTCATGACGTACAAGATGCCAAGATATACAATGATAGATTAATTGTAATTGATCGGAATACAGATAATACAATCACGGATAGTATTAAAATATATGATTTGGATCGACTTTCGAGAAAATTAAACGATACTAATCTCGTCGGAGAAAAAGATTACGTAGGGAAGCTAGACTCCATTGCTATTAATGACGATGGAGAAATATACATAACAGACACCGCGAATCATTGCGTATATGTCTACAGCATCGAATATAGTACTGGAACGTTTACATTTTTAAACAAAATCGGTGGTTTGGGCAATGCTCATCGCCCATATCGATTTAACACCCCGACTGATATCCATTATAATCTAGGCAAGATATACGTGATTGACAAGAATAATGATGTCATTAAAGTTTATAATGATAAGATGCAATACTTCTATAACATTTCTCACGGGGAATGGGTAATGAAGAATAATTTAGTATCCATCACTACAGATACTGCAGCGAATGTATATGTATTAACAGCAGATGGCCAGATATACACATTCAATAACACAGGCGAATATGTTAGCACAATATCAGGCATCGCCAATCCTTTTGCAGGCACTCCTGTTAAAATACATGCTAATAATATTGATGATGGTATAATTTATATCGTATATAATACACACATATCCAAGATTACGTCTCAGGGGTATTATCTCGGATATTTTATGCCTTTATATACGCCATATGTAACTCAACTCAATAGCATCTGTCAGTATGGTAGAGGCGTTTATATTATCGACACCCGATCAATCTATAAAAATACAGATTTTGTTTCAATCAAGAGCATTATAAATGATATTGAAGGTGCACTATGGAAAGCTGATGATATTTTGATCGAAGAACAAGATTTGATTCAAGACTGGGTATATAATGTCGTATTTAACAGAATCAAAGATAATTTCGAATTGCTCGCCAAAAACATACATTCCAAATATGTGAGAAGCATCGATCTTGCTGGTAATATATCTATTGATATGGAACCGATGTTGACAGCAGAACTACCGCAATTCGATTTCAGCCAATGTTTCATTGGACAAAATGAGCTTGTATTTACAGACGTTATCAATCGGGTAATTAAGCATCTGTATGCAAATCTTGATAAACTAAGAGTATCTCTTGACACAATCATTGGATCTGATATGTGTAAAAATAGCTGGTGCTGGTCTTGGGCATCGATGGGATCTTATGATCCAGTTAAAAAGAATTGTATCGTAAATCCAATCTCATTTATTGAATTGAGATCAGATAGTCCTGGTATTGGTGGTAGAACATGGGAACAGATGTCATCTGTTGGTAGTGGTTGTTGCGAAGTGGTAACACTTAGCGGCACACGCATTCCAGAAATACATCAAGGTTATATGGCACTTTCTCCGAATGGGTCTGTTCTTTCCTTGGGTGGTAATTCTAGTATTTTGTCACTTTATTCTTTGTCAAGCTAATCCATTAAGTAAATACAATTATATGGCATGTATTGTTAATTTTACGGATCTATCTTCGTTAGCGTCTTTGTCCTCATCGGCCCAGATGTTGATTTATCGTGATAATGGCCAGCCAGGGGCAGATGGATTTGGTCGAGTTACATTGTTGAATTTAAATAATAGTCTGCCTCTATTTTCGTTAGTTAGTTCTAATTCTAGCTTTTGGGCCGGCGGGTCGCAGGCATTTGTTACGACGTATGACGAACTCATAGCAGCTAAAAACAACTCATCAATTCAGACTATAATTCTAGGCAAAGATATTTCCTTTAGCGCGCCGGGCAATCTTTCAATTCCAGCGCGATGTTCTATCATTTTTAATGGATATAAGTTCATCAGAACAGGTTTAACTATTTTGTTTATCGAGGGCGAGGTGGTAGCCCCTCGGGTGCAAATATTTAGCAACTGGCCGGCTAGTACTATAAAAGGCACAATGAGAAATAGTGAAATATTTCCGGAGTGGTGGGGTCTACAGGGGTCTACAGTGCACGACGGTAGACATGATATTGCAATAAATTGCGCTATTCGTACATCAGATCCGTCCTTTAGTATCGGCAGAACTATCAGCTTTGCTGCTGGTATTTATTATGTCGGAAGGCCGCTAGATGCTACAGAATTAGCAATTCGATTTAAGGGTGCTGGTTCTAATGCTACTAAAATAATCGCATCCAAATTATGGACATCTGATACTTGGCAACCAACGACCCGATTCAGATTTTGGAGTAATTTCATGAAATACAGCGGGACTACCAACTTTACTGCTGCATGTTCTGTCCCTGGTGGCACTAAATTAATTACCCCAACCGGTGGCTCATTTGAATTTTTAAGCGGCGGCCAGGCACGCATAACAAATTCGCCACTGTATAACGGCACCCATACAGTTAGCGGTACAACAGCAGCAGTGGCATTAACATCAATAGTTCTTTCTGGGACTACATTTGTAGGTACAACTACAGGATTCGCCACACCAATCACATTAGATACTGAAATGGAAACAGCCAGCTGTGCTTCTTCTCTATTTTGGATTGGGGGTGGAAACGGGAGCTACTGGTCTGGGGTAGCTCCGATGTCTGGTGGGGGCGGGGCGCGATACTGGAGTGGTGTAGAAGGCATGACCATCGTTGCTGCGGAGGCTACAATTAATAATCCAACTAAAAGAATTAGCGGAATTTCATGGAAACATAATGTCGAAGAGAATACTATTATCCGTGATGTGGATATTCAGTATTTTTCCGGCATGGGAATTGGCGGCGGCATGTATGACACTTGGCGTAATGCTGGCGACGCGACGAAACAAGATGGTGGTATTATCAATGGATTGCAAATTCAGAATTTCTGGATTAAAGAAGCAACCCGTCGTGGAGCGATACCTATCTTTATTAATAAAAATACATCAGTTTGTAATATTAAAACTGGGACAATAGATTGTTCTACCACATCAGCAGCGCTAACTGCATCTTTCCCATACATAAGAACTTGGCCATTATTTGGAATATTAATTTATCAAGGTGACGGGGTGTCTGTGGACAGCGTCCATTTCGAGGGCATGGGCACTGGTATTCATATAGGAACAACAAACGATGGAGGTTCAATGACCAGACTTGCTTCATTGGAGAGCGAACGATTGATGGACTTTGGTGTGACTGATACAGACAGACAAGCTTTAATTCCACTGTCATCCAAGATAGTGCCTTTAGCTACACAAATGACCCAGCAATCTTTTGGATACCTTAATCACTTATCTTCTGTTAATAATGGATTTTTCTCTGATTTAGGTTCTTACCTATTTAGATATAGTGCATTAGTTACAATCGGTACTTCATTTGAATATGCCGCATTTATCAGTACATATCCTAATAATCAGTTTTCGACTATCGATATAACTAACCTAGCAGGCTATACTCAATATCTTTTGAGAGATTTACAATATGGCATTGATATCCCTGGGTATGGGGGTGGCGGCAGCAATTATGCGGAGTACAACAGCCGAATTTGTCGATATTCGAGAGGAATTGCATATGTTCCTGCTTCTACTGCACCTGGGGTGTATCCTCCGTCTGGATCCGGTCAAGTTTTCAATGGATATAGGCAATCAACGAGTTCAGGCACATGGATTACTAACGCCAAACCAGTAGGTTCTTGGGAGAAAACATATTACCAATTAATTTTATAATATAGGTGGCAATAAAATAAAGACACCCGGTAAATAGGTTATATGGGGATTGAAGAAATAGTCCGAACTGCATGGCGACATGTAGAAGCAAAGTTTAAACGGCTTTGCGATAACAATACTTGCTGCTGCGCAGGGTTATCACGGCCCATATCGGGTGAATTCAAGGGACAACTCTTCGGAGTCAATCTTGAGCCAACTCTAATAAAAGTCCCAGTATTATTAGAAAGGTGCAGAGACTAGATGGTGAGCCGACTTAGCAATACTCTATCCACGAGCGCCCGACAATCCCCATTATAATTTTATGCCGACATTTAGCGAATCTATTACATCAATTGACCCGCGCATCTGTGCAGGCAATACCCTGTCGACAATTAATCAAAATTTTGCGTTGCTTGATTACAAGCTAACCAATATTTCTCTATCGGCTGATTTATATTGGAATGCTTTATACACAATAGCCAAAGAGACTTCCAGCACATGGGCGGATGTTGCAACTGTTGTAAAATCAAACTCTGCAAATTGGAACGATGCGTATACCACCGTATCTTCATATAGTGCTTGTTGGTTAAGACCAATATCTCTTATTTTCCCATTGACACCAGATAATAATGCCATTAATCAAACTACATTCATTAACAGCATTTCATCGTGGTTAAATTCTAACTTCCCTGTTACGGCTACTATTGATTCGAATACAGTAACGAATTATTGCAAAGGCCAAGAAATATTTGTCTTTACATTGGGGTTCTATAAAGATCTAGAAACAATCGCACCAGATACAAGATACCTGACAGCTAAGTGCCGAGCTGCTGTTACCTGGAGCTATCGTAGCTGCAGTATTCGAGGTCGTTGCGTAACTAATACAAGAACAGTAATCGGCCATGACCGCAATAACGTGGCAAGCAGACGCGATAATAAAGCTACAGGATTTGATGCAGCAGGAGGCACCTCGGTATCATTATTAGCGCAAATTGCAGGTCTTGAAAATCTGAATTCATCTATAGTGAATTACATTCCAGCCGTTTACCAAAATTACTATAAATTTGTAAACAATAGCGGATCTCGCTGGCAGTATGTTACGACCACTCCTTTAAGTAGCTAACATGTCATGTTCGTATCCACAAATTAAAGACACTGAAAGCGCAGGTTCGGCCATTGTGCTTATCAATGATCATTTTAAGTGGATAGATAAACAAACGGGTGTTATATACACACAGACAAAAAAAATATCTGAAGCTGTTCCGATTCTGCAGGATATTGTAGCAACAACTGCATATTTGCTTGATACATCTACAGGTAAAGAAAAATACAAATCGTTAAACGATATGGTGTCGATAACCAGATCGACTTCATGTTTCGCAGTAAAGCCTGTAACAGTATTTTGCCCAATCAAAATAACAGACCGGTCCACCTTCGCAACAACTATTTCAAAATGGCTCGAAACTACGTTTCCAGCAGAATCTGCAGACTGCCGTTTGAATGATTTATATGTATTTGCATTAAGACAATATGCAGATGAAACAAATAGACCGAATCCTATCCTGGCACCGTATTTTGTATCCAAATTTAATGCGGTTAACAATAACGAAAGATTCTTAATGGGTCGATTTATCAAGACAGGATACCCCATACTCAAATGGGAATACTGGCCTACAATGAATCCTTTTTATTGCCCAGAGTCCGTCATTGAGGTTTGTGAACCAGAACCAGAAGGTTTTAGCTATTATTATAAATTTGCATCTTGTTCAGTTCCTGGTCTTGCTTTTTATTCATCTAATGATTATAGCCATTTAGTAGGTCTTGGGGTTGTTCTGGACAAATACCCAGATCAAAGATTCTTAGTAAGTAAAGTATCGGTTGCAGATAAAGCAATCACTACAAATCTTAATCCTATTTTCACAACAAAGAAAGGTTGTAGTGATACTTGTTATATCCTAACCAATACGTTTACTCAGGAAAAAATCGTAGCAACAAATGATGAATTCCAATTTTATGCTGGATCTGATACTACAGTGCAAATAGATGGTCTTGCTGGTGACTGGACTGTAGTAGCATCATCTGAAGATTGCGAATGTGGGTGTGAATATAGAATCAATAGAGCAGCACCCGTTATAATCAAATTGACAAATTGCTGTTGGAAATATCAGCCATGCCCAGATGTTGTTAACGGAACTCTTCGAAAAGAATTATTTGTCATTGATAATAAACGCATTTTAATCCCAGGCAAGGCTGTTACTCTTGCAGAGTATCCAGGAGTAAGATGGTATATTGAAAAGGTAGTTTACGATAATCAGCAGATAACAGAAGAGTATACTGTTGTAGATCTTTATGAAGATTGTAATTCACAAGAAATCCCAAAACCTAAAGATACACTGCTTTACAAATTAACACCGTCGTGTTTTAATACATCAAAGACTGTATTGTATTCTAAGAATCCATTACTCAAACCATATCTAGGATCTGTCGTATATATCAATCTCGATAATCGAAATTACTATTATGTGTCGATAGTTCCTCAAACATCCCAGTTGATTGAAAATGTCACCATAATAGATGTATATCAATATGGATATGAATTACCAGAATATCAAGCAGGCGAAAAAATAAAACAAGCCACTGTTCTATTCTCTGTATCTGCACTGCCTGATTACAGCGTTAGAGGTGCCGAGTATTATGTTCGTCCTAATATCAACTATACTAATAAGCCAGTAGAAACATGTAAGCGCAGATATTCATTTTGGAATATTGCCGTTGCTAATGTATTAAGCTCACAAACATTTGCCGCTGATGCCCAAAAATCAAGAAGCTGGAATTTTAACTATGTTGAAAATTATTCGAAAATATTAGATGAATGGTATGTAGGGGATTCGTGGTTTAATTTTGCAAACGATCAATTAGACGAATTAGCATCCATTGTAATGGGTAAAACTGCATCAGAGACCGATACATACCTAAAAGAAAATAATCTCTATTTTGAAATTGAAGTCGAGTTTAAAAGGTATCGCAAAACATTGAGAGGTTCAAGAAACCAATTATACGGAGAAGAAACAGATTCAATTGCTTATATCGGTCCGGTTACATTATATCCAGCAACTATAACCAATGCTAGTGTTGGATTTGGTGATTGTGGTGAAATTTTAGTTATGCAAATGTGCGGCTCTACTATCAAATACGGGGTAGATGCAGCAGATGGATTTGTATACAGCGGTCAGTATCTTATTTATAACGGTGAATATTACGCCGTTACATATGGATTGCGCTCAGATATCGCTACCATCATAACCCTGACAACAGGAAATACTACTATCATCGATAGCGCAACATATAACTCGTATTGCAATGATGTCTTGATTACGCCAACCGCCACACCAACAGCCACGCCAGTTGTACCAATTGTACCAATTGTGCCTACAATCCCAACGACGATACCGTCAATAACATACGATACTAGCAATACTTTAGCTGCACTTTACTTCACAGTACCATATGATGGCGGATCGCCGATCACAATATACCAATACACACTAAGTGATCCACTTGATCCTTATACAATTTGGACAGATGCAGTGGAGACTGAACCTCCTCTACTTATTGATGTAGGAAGCTATGGTGTATACACGATTTACGTCCGCGCAGTAAATGAGGTTGGTCCTGGCGGATACACATCAGTAGAAGTAACTACATCACCGTCGCCGACACCTACCCCGACGCCCGTGTAACTCAGCAGAATAATTTAGAGTGAAATAGAATATATTGAATATAATTTAATATACTATCATGTCTAGTCGCATTTTTATTCAGATAGCGTCGTATAGAGACCCTCAATTGCGCCATACCCTTAAATCGTGTATCGACAATTCAAAATTTCCTGAAAATTTAGTATTTGCAATCGCACGGCAATATCATCCTGCGGACAAATTCGATGATTTGAGTGAGTATAAAAACGATACTCGCTTTAAAATTATAGATATTCCATATGAACAATCAAAGGGTGTGTGCTGGGCGCGCAATTCAGTACAGCAACTTTATGATTCGGAAGAATATACTTTGCAAATTGATTCTCATATGCGGTTTGAAAAGAATTGGGATTTCGAAATGATAGAAATGATAGAAGATTTAAAGAAAAGAGGATATAAAAAACCTCTATTAACCGCATATGCGTCATCATTTAATCCCGCCAATGACCCTGAGGGAAGAGTGCGTGTGCCTTGGCGAATGTCATTTGACAGATTTTCCCCAGAAGGTGTTGTATTCTTCGTGCCGGAGGTGATGCCTGATTGGGAAAAACTAAAAGAACCAGTCCCCGCAAGATTTTACTCCGCTCATTTTTGCTTCACGTCTGGCGAATTTGCAAAGGTAGTACAACATAACCCCGATTACTATTTTCACGGAGAAGAAATTTCAATAGCAGCAAGGGCGTATACTCACGGGTATGATTTGTTTCACCCACATCGGGTATTGATATGGCACGAATATACGAGAAAAGAAAGAACAAAGCATTGGGACGATGATAAAAAATGGGCCGAAAAGAATATTAAATCACATGCCACCAATCGCAAACTGTTTGGTATAGACGGCATCACGCAAGAAGGTCATGATGGTGTATACGGATTTGGCAAATCAAGAACTCTGAGAGATTATGAAAAATATGCAGGTATTCTTTTTGAAAAAAGATCTGTACAGAAGCATACTTTAGAAAAACATAATCCACCAGACCCAACTGAGTATATCAGTGAGAAATTATGGCTCGATAGCTTTAAATCGATTTTTAAGCATTGTATTGATATTAGTTGCAGTCAGTTCGCCGAAGACGATTATGATTTTTGGTCGATTACATTCCACAGCACAAATAACGACGTCCTTTATCGCAGCGATGCCAATATAGATGAAATCGCATTAATGCGAAGAGATCCCGACGGGTATTGTAAAATATGGCGCGAATTTTCAACAGACACAAAACCCGCATATTGGGCTGTTCATCCTCATTCAAAATCAAAAGGATGGTGTAGAAGAATAATAGGTAAATTGTAACTAAAATTGGAAAAGAATTTTGATTTGAATATGTATACCTGCTGTTCTAAATAGCATCATGGATATCGTACAATATGAAGAATATTTAAAAGAAAAAAATATTCATGTCATACCATCTAGCTATTGGGAATCCGACTATCCCAATTCTTTCACGCTCATAAAACCTTTTGACCCCACAGTATTTCAAAAAAATTATAATTCGTCTTATATCGACTCTAAGCACACCTTTAATATTACGTTTTTATTCCAAAAGGAAGAATATTACGACACTAGCGACACTTTGGCGCTGATTAAATATATTTTAAAATCAGGCTTATCTCAAAAATATACAGTCACATTTAAATTCAATTACGATCCGCATCCTAATATTGTAAAAACTATGCCAATTGCTAATATTAGATATATTGGCAAGCTTCCGACAGAGGAATATTATGGACTGTTACAAAATAGTCATTTAATTTGTTCTAATCATCGTACTAATTATTCTGGTAGGTATCTAGCAGAAGCCGCTATGTTTTCTGTGCCGATTTTATCATCCCCTTCTGGAGGCAGTATGCAATTTTTGACTGACGACAATAGCTTGTTTTTCAAGACCAAGAATATGGATGGTCCTGAAAATTTTGTGCCTTGTGAAGAATGTTACGCAGGATTGTTTGGCGTTGTTGAGAAAAATTATAATAACCTGATTCGATTCGCTTATAGGTGTCGTGCGGTGGTTTCGCGATTATATTCGCAGTCATATTACACAGACACCCTAAAATATATTCAGGAGGCAACAGAATTATGAAATATATATTTTTCGGATTACCAACTTACATGTCCGACCGAATATTAAACATATTTGGATCACTAAGCAATGTGGCTAGTTCTACTAATATTATTGGTACTCCGGCAGAATCATTAGATGTTGGTACTGTTATCAATATCAAAGAGAGAATCAAAGCATCTCCGCATACAGCAGTATATCTACCAGCATATCCTCTCAATATGTTGCCTGTGTTTTCAAAGTTGCCTCCTGGAGATTTTCGATATACATTGATTTATTTGAAATATAGCATTTATGATTATATTCTATACAAGACCATTGAATCAATGCAAAGTGCATCTTTGTCTCTTCAGGATATTAATCGGTTTATTTTGACGAATGATTCGCATGTAAGAAGTTGGAAATCTCAATTCGAACAAGCAAGCAGAACTGGTGTTTTTGATTTGTCGTTTGCTCTTCAATTTGATGTAGCGAGATACGTTAAAGATCCATCCAAATACATTAAGGAATTTACGGATGTATCGGAATCTGTTATTAGTGGATCTGTGGCAAACAATAAAATTGATAATCCTCTTTATCTGAATAGATATAATGTACCTGAACACTATTATAACTCGACCAAAGACATCATGCTTGGTGATAATACATTACAACATATACTAGAACTCTAATGCCTCTTACTATTCCAAAATTTCAACGTAACGCAGACGCCATCGTGGCATATGTCCAACAACCGCATATAGCAGAACTTTTTAGACCAAGAGAAGGTCATCTTTCTCACGGAGATACCTATGGCCATAGCTCACGATTCTCTAGTCTTCTAAGTGAAGACATGCCAAAAGAATTAGTTAATTTAATCTTTTCAGGGGGCGGATGGGATGAAGACCTGAAGGACTTCTATCAGTTTATTCAAATTCAACGTTACATGCCGGGCGATTATATTGCACCACACCAAGACAAGTATGCAATTAAAAAATTGCATCTCGTATGCCTTACCACAAGTCAAAGTAACGGATTCTACGTCTTTGAGGACGATCGTTTGCACCGCATAGACGACGAAGCGGGTGCAAAAATCGAATTTGAATACGACGCCGTGCACTTTGTACCCACTTGCAATTATGAAAGATATTCATTAGTTATAGCCGAATAAAGATTATGGATAATAACTTATACGCCCTTTTCAATAAAACAAATAAAAAATTTGTATGCTTTTCTATTGGTAGTGAAAATTTGCCACCCGGCTCATTATATCGAAAGATTGAAATAGAGGGAGGCTTTAATCTAGACGCATACGAATGGATAGGAGATTATGATGATGGCCAATTTGTAGACAAAAGCCAACAGCCGTTTAAGATATCGGAAGTCGATTTGCAAAAGCAAATGTATGATGTCTTTTTCCGAAAATTCGAACCAGTATACGTATTGATGAATATTATCAACACCTTACTGATCCAATACGAAAAAGACCAATTGCCTTGGGTGGATGAGCCAATGGAAGAAATGTTGCAATTTTACCGAAAGCTCCTTATTAGAACAGAAACGGATGCTAAGTTTTACCAGAATTCAAAATTCCATACATATGTAACTAAGCAGCAGATAGAGGATGACTTCCAGTCTCGTTTGGAGAACTGATGAAAAAATACGCACAATTCAAACAAGGAGTATATAAACCACTTAACAGGGCGAAGTGCACAAACTCTGGTAATATTATCTACCGTAGTTTTCTGGAAAGAAAATTTATGATCTGGTGTGATAAGAACGCCAATGTCATTGAATGGGGCTCTGAGAATGTGATAGTCCCGTACGTTTCTCCTATTGATAATGCAGTTCATCGTTATATCGTCGATATGTACGTTAAAGTCCGCGAACGCGATAAGATCTGCAAATACCTCATTGAAATCAAGCCTTATAAGCAAACCATTCAGCCTACTATTACTAAAAAGAAAAAAGAATCAACTATCATTCATGAGCATGCAACATGGGTGGTAAACAATGCCAAATGGGAAGCAGCAAAAGGCTTTGCAAACAAGTACGGCATGAAATTTATTATCATCACAGATAAAGATTTGGATAATACGTGTAAGTAATTTTACATGTCCAAGAAAAAGCGACTTCGGCACCCCGAAGAAACTGATGAGCTTGCCAGAGTATATTTTGGCAGGGAAATTGACGGTCTAAATTTTAAAATCTATTGCAAATTTGATTTCAACGAAACACACAAAAGATTTTTACAGCTATTAGACGATGTAGACACAAAAATGGTCATGGTAGATGGCCCCGCTGGATCAGGTAAAACATATCTATCTGTTCTTGCAGGACTAAAGCACCTATCACAGAGACACTTCGAAAAAATTGTATATATTCGAAGCATAGCAGAATCCGCAGCGAAAAGTATTGGATCATTGCCTGGTGAATTGGATGAAAAATTCAAACCATGGTCAATTCCGTTAATGGAAAAATTATCAGAGCTAATTGATCGCACTACTATCGCAAATTTAATGGAAGACAATAGAATCGAGTGTGTTCCTGTTAACTTTGTAAGAGGCATGACATTCCACGATAGCTTTGTCATTATTGACGAAGCTCAGAATCTTGACTTCAAAGAATTGACCAGTTGTTTAACACGATTTGGTAACAACACTCAATATGTTGTTATTGGAGATGCCAAGCAAGCCGACATCGGCGAGCGTTCTGGATTTACACGTGCTACAAAGGCTTTTGCTGATGTTGAATGTATCGAAAACGGTATTTATTCGTTCAAATTTACTGAGGATGATATTGTTCGTTCTGCAATCCTTAAACTCATAGCACGCAAGCTAGGAGCTGTATAATAACGCAATGATGGCACGATAACCTAGCTAAAGTTATCGTGCCATCCTATAGTTATCGTTCTGTATTATTTGTCGTATTTCACTTTATAGTGAGATACTAGCATTTCATAGAATCTTTCATTTGGGTTTGCGATAGACTGGCCTGCGTGTTCGTATTTGGTTCTTGAATGTGGTTTATACAAATAAGATAGCCATTGATATCCTAAACACTCTTCGCAGAACTTTGCAATCGCGCATGAATTATACTCGCCACTATGGCAGTCGATAATAATATTTTTCTTTGCATTTGCAATAAAATTGATAATTGCATCAACACATTGCAGTTCATGAGAGTCTTCTTTTAGCACCACAGACAGTTTAGGATACTGATCCAATATATTGTTTGCGGTAATTGTATCAAGTGTAGCATCTTGGATAGATATCCATGAATAATTAATAACATTCAGGCTCCACTTTTCGGCTACCTTTCTTGATATGTTTAGTACCTTTGGAGGCGGCTTGATCATGTGTCATTTTAAAGTATTGCGGTCTAAAGAAAGATCGTAATTTTTATCACACAGCAATGAATTTTTTAAGTCATCTCCATTAATTTCGAATTCTTTTTTATTATCCTCAACGAAAACTAACATATTGCCTTTTTCTTTTTTGCGAACGTAGCTATATATTGTCTTTTTATTGTCTTTTCGGATTGAAAGATAGTATTTTGGAGATTTCATTACAGGGCGATTTTCTTTAAACGGGACTTATCAATAGTACTATTCCGACTACCGATTTGGTATGTAGTAAGATTTTGTTCCTGTGGAGCTGATTGTGATAGAGTTGGGTCGAGATATTCGACTAACCAAGAACCGATTGGATTTTTCTTGCTAGCAAAAATCTTTTCATAGCCCAAACTCGAAAGTCGGTTATTCGCCAACCATTCGATATATTGGTGTACATTCTCCTCATTGAATCCAATCAAACTGCCCTTTGAGAACAAATAGCTAGCCCAATCCTTTTCACATTGAACTGCCGTTTTATACATCTCATAAACCAAGTCAGTATTCTTTTCTACTAGGTCTTGGAAACCTTCATCTGGATTGGTCTTCCAAAGCTTGATGATGTTTTGCGTAATTGCAACGTGAAGCGATTCATCTTTATTGATCAGGCGAATAATTTTCGCCATTTGAGGTGCCTTTCCTTGTTTGCCAAACCAGAAGGAGAACAGGAACGATACATGAAAATTAAGTCCTTCTGCAATCTGCGTTGACAAAACAGTCTTAAAGATTTGCTCTTGAACATTTCTATCCGAATCTTTGGTGCCTAAAAGATCATCAAATGCTTTAGTTACTTCGACAGATCTCTTATTGATTTCTTCATTGACTACGATTGAGTCAAAAAATTCCTCTGGCTTCTTGGTAAGGCCTTTAAGCGCATGCGTATAAGATTCACTATGAAGAACTTCACAGAATTGCCAATACGAACAGGCTGCTTCCAATTCAGGTAGCGTAATGTATTTGGTAATTTCATTAATGCCTCTGCTCAGCACTGAGTCTGTTGCCGTTTGCCACATTAGATTATTCTCAAAGATCCATTTCTCTGTAGCACTCATTGTGTCAATTTTCGACGCTTCGCCAGAAAAATCAATCTCCTCTGGATTCCAGAATGCAGACTTTTGATCTTGATATAAATCATAAAATTTCTTATACTTGAAAACATCGAACCGTTGTAGGTTGAGTTCAGGTCCTAAGAACATTTTACGTTCATGTGGTGGAATATTAGATTTGTTGTATACGCTTTTCATAGTGAGCAAAATCCGGTAGCACATCCAGAATCGTCCGAAGACTCGGCTTTTTCTGATGTATCATTTTCTGAGACTTCTTCCGCAGCAAGACTTGTGTCTGCTGAGACTATTTGTTTGTTCTTCGCATAATAAAGAGTCTTCAGACCGTATTTGTATGATAAAAGAATATCATACGCAACGTCTGTAGTTTCAAGTTTATTATTCTCATAATTGCCGTAGTTGTAGTAATGATTGGTACTAGCGGCCATGCACAGCCATTTCGTAATAGCTGCAGCACATTTGATAATTCCTTCATTTGTACAATCATACGCCGATTTATAATACTTACCGTATTTCTTTGCACCTGGTGCAATCCATGCCGCACTTCCTTGACGATCATCTTTGAATTGGAAGAGACTGACAATTGGTTCCATACCATTAGTCGAATTCTGGGTTAAAGAACTATTGTGCGATATAATCTTGCTTTTTCCCGAGTCGATTACATAAGAATGGACATTTGGAGATTCTACGTCGTACGTTGGACAAATTTCGTTAGATTTTGTTATTCTGTTGATTTTCATATTCGTTATATATTTTATACAATTCGTCAATACTGATGCTTGACTTGCTTTGTTTTGAACAATTTTTTGATCTCTCTAAAATTTCTAAATTGACAACAGACCCAATCACTCTCGGTGATATGTCGTTTATATATCCTTGCTTCTGTGAATATCGATGGTCTACATGATATTCCTTGCTTCTTTTTTCAAAAAGTACTTCATTATCATTGATTGATTGGGATGTCCAAAATCCTACTTCCATTTTGTATTTCTTCCAGTCATCTAATTTGTCAAGAGTTAGCCACACACCTTTTTTTTCCATTGTCTCTCTTAACTTATTATTAATCTCTTGATGATGTGCAAGCCATTCATCACCAAATATGCGTTGGAGATTGGTTGGGTTTCTTGTGTTGTTGAATATACGTTTGGCATTTATTTTTTCCAAAATAATATCAATATCCTCATCCGTATACCCTTTGTCGTAATATACAGAGCTCAGTAGCCCACACTTTTGAAAATAGTATTCTCGTGCTAATTTACTAGCTTCCTCTTCGGTGCAATCTTGTCTTGACAAATAATACTCTTTGCACCATTTGGATTTGCGGCGCATGTAATTACTATATTCACATTTCCATGTATGTGGATATTTTTGTTTATACTCATTCAATATATTAACTGAGGATTTCTTGCTTGACAACTGAAATTTTTTAAATAATGCTTCGCCTTTTTCTTTGCCGTGTCTCGCACAAAACCCTTCTAAAGATGTAGTCTTTTGAGATTTTAAATTGGCTATTTTTAATTCCGCTTCAATTAATGTAATACCGAATTTGAGAGATGCTGTGAGTGGATCATACATAACCGGAATTTTGTTTTGAAGACAATATTTGACTCGGGTATTCCATTTGTAAAATCCATCTTTTGACCATTTGTCTTTTATCGCCATTGCGAAAACTTTTATAGTTTTGCCTTGAAATCCCTCGCCATATAATTCATCTACATCTTTTTTGGCATTTATATTCGATGAAAATGCATTTAAAAAATCGATAATACTACTCTTTAGATTAGAACGTTTAGTTGCCATAATGCGTATAGATTTTACTTATCGCATTATGGCAACTAAATTGGGTAGATTATTCGATTTCCATAATTTCTTCGTCAACTGAAAGTTCTTCCACTGTCTTCCACCCATCCTTGGTCAGGAATCTATGATCTTTAGTCGCTTTGATAATATCACCATTTTCAAGCTCAATATCAAATACTTCGCTAGTGCCATTGTAATAAATTCTATTCGTCTCAACCGGCCCGTCTTTTGTTTCGAGTGTAATAGTTTTATCAGACTCATGCCAGCCTTTCATATCATGCATTTCAATATTCTTCCACGAAAACCCAAGTTGTTCGCAAATTTCATGGAAGTTCATAGGTTTGCCATCAACAAAGACTTTGGTATCCCATTTTAGGCACTTTTCGCACGGCATCTGTGAGGAGACCGTCATGTTTCTCATGCCGTCACGACGAATATTTGACATCAGGGCATCCCAGTCCATTGAAGGCTTTCTGGTAATAAATTCATCCACATCCTTCTTGTATAGATCAAGCTTGGAATATCCTTGAGCGTATTTGGATTTAGACCAGTCAGGCGCTGGTCCCTTTTCTTTGGCAAGCAACCAAGATGCCTCCATTAGGTAATATTGCTGGCGTTCCATGAACTCATCGATAGCATTAGGTGCTTCTGGTGAATCATGATTCAAGCCTTGTGTCGCTAACCATCCTGCTAGATTAGTAATGCCAATACCAAGCGATCTTTTATTCTTAGTGAATCTTTCGGCAGCAGGTGCAAAGTATAATTGGCGATCTACCATATCATCTAGCATGCGTACGGCCTGATGGCATACCTCACGGTGTTCATTTGCCGATCTGATATTGAGCATATTGACCGCCGCAAGCAAACACGTACCAATTTCACCATTAGGATCATCTAGGGATTGACATGGTTTCGTTGGTTGTAGGATTTCTACACAAAGATTCGTCATGTTGACACGCTCAGTCCATGGAGAAAAATCATTAGCAAGATCGATATTAAGAATATAAATTCTGTTCGTTTCGATTCTTTCTTTGATCAAAGAATCAAAGATATCATCTGCAGGAATAGACTTTTTAAATTTAATCTCTGGGTTTGCTTCTGCCTTGAGATAAAGCTCGTCAAATTCAGGCATACCAAACGAATCAAATAATTCAGGAACCTCATGATTCGAGAATAGAGTAATGTTTCCGCCTTCATTCCAGCGTTCATAGAAGATTTTAGAAATACCAATTACATAGTCAAGATGTCTTACACGATTATATTCGGTACCACCAACATTTCGCAATTGGAGAATAGATTCAATCTCCCAATGGAAAATAGGTGCATTGGCTGTACCGGCACCACGTCTAGCACCACCTTGTTGCTGAGACTTGATCGCATCTTGGAACACTTTGAGATATGGAATAACCCCACCATGAATAGTCTCGCCATTCTTAACAGGAGACCCAACACCACGAATCTTGCCGAAATCTAATCCAATGCCATATCCATAACTGGTAGCCCTCGCCATAATATGCGCAGACGAAAAGATCGAGTCTGCCGTATCATCGACTTGAATCAAGCAACAAGATGCACCTGTCTTAACGGGGGTTCTCCATCTTGTAAGCATTGGTGTTGGTATATTCAAACGACGCTCAGATACATCGTCATAGAATTGGCGGATATATTGAATCCGTTTCTTGGATTCATAATTTGCATAGTGAGACATACCAATACACATGAACGCAAATTGAGGAGTCTCATATACTTTATGATTGACTCGATCTTGAACTAAGCCAGTGCGCACGAGATGCTTCATGCCAGCAAAATCGAACATAGTCTCGTCTCTTTCGTGGTCAATATAACTGCCAATCTTATTGATCTCTTCTTCACTGAACTTGTTAATTAGCTCATCTGTATAGACTCCGAGGTCTACACATTTCTTGATGTGGTCATATAGTCTTGGTGGTGTATTACCACCCCACACTTCTTTACGAAGGCCATATACCAAAAGCCGTGCGGCTACAATTGAATAATTTGGATTTTCTAAAGAAATAAGATCTTCTGCTGACTTAACCAATGAGTCTTGAATTTCCGCTGAGGTGATGCCATCGTAGAAGTTAATCTTGGCATTCATAAGAATATCAATTGCTGATGCTCCTGCTACGCCTTTTGTTGCATGGTAGACCATTCTATTGGCCTTTTCTGCATCGAAAATTTCTGTATCTCCTGTCCGTTTTTTGACTAAAATGTCTTTCATGTAATGTTTATCGAGCATACGTTTTAGTATTTAGATTCTTATAATGGCTGAATCTATACTATTCGTTTATTTATTTTTATATTAATCTTCGTCTTCAATATCGACCGAAATCGTCTCATCTTCGAGAATGATTTCCTGGATTTTATCAAACAGGATCATCTCTGCTTTTTCGCTGTCGATGGGATTATCCGTCATAGATACCACAGTCTTAATCAGGTATGCGATGGCAACTGCACACTCTTCGATAGTTGTGTCTTTGCAAATTTTGACATCAAATGCTTCGTCGTCGCCAGACAATTGAACGAGAAATAATACATTTGAATCATTCGATGATTTCTTTACACTCATATCGATAATATGATATTGTGTGTATGCAAAATCAAGAAATGTATTGAATTAAAATGGCATTACATCGACATCTTTTTTTGCCGCGTACTGATCTATTAGAGCTCGTTCTGCTTGTGCGTCTGCACTTATCTTGTAAATAATCTGGACTGCATTTTGAACCTCTTTTAGCATATAGTCATTGATTATATTAAGTTCAATGTTTGTAACGTCTTCACTCTCCTCGTTATCCAAAAGACCAGAATCAATTAATCCTTGTGCCCACGACTTTGCCAGGGCGTCGGCGATTTCTGGTATGTCTTTGGTACTAAACATAGACAGATATTTTTTGAAGAGATAGAAAACAAGATAATTTGTTATATCCTCTCTAAATATTGACTTAATGTCTGAATCAAATTGGAAATCATCATTCATGGCAGTTTGAGATTCAAATGATTCAAGACGGCCAAAAGATGAGTCGCTTCATAAACCGCGTCAAAGAGTGCGTGGTGCAGTGGATGTTTTTCTGATCTTTCTTTTCGGAATTTGTTGTCAGGATCAAATTGAAGAATGGTTCTTACACATCTCTCTTTATTATATGGCCACGGTGATCTTTTGCCACAAAGCTTAAAGCTATCTTCGAGAATCGAGCAATCAAATGAAGGGCCGTGTCCCCAGATATAACTATTTGGCACTTTTCGAAACCACTCCTCGAATTTGGTAGTTGCGATGTCTAGTGTGACTGGATCAACAAGCAGCGCTTTTTGTATATTTTCTGGTTGTTTTTTCCACCAGTTCATTGTATTCACTTCAGTAGTAGCCCCTTTCTGAACCGAATCCAAAGGATCGACATTGGTATAGAATGTATCATACATTCCATTGCTATCAAATCTAACAGCACCTATAGAAATAATCGCTGCGTTGTGTTGTGTTGATAGCGTTTCGAGGTCTACTAAAACGTGATTTCTCATTTATATATCTAGGTTTGTTGATCTTTATTATCAACGAAGCGATCATATTTTTCAACAATAGATTTTTTAATTTCCTCACCATCTGCATTAACTGGCACCTTTGCCAATTTTCCCATAACAACTTCTGCAATAGAATGCTGGAGGTGATAATGAACGGGCTTGTTGTTATTGATAATTGCCAAAAGTAGGCAATGCTCGTCATCGGATAATTGCCTGATAAAATCAGTATGAAATGTCATATATTCTATTTGATTGGTTGTTTTTTAATTCTGTTTCAAAGTGATGTAATTTATTAAGGACGTTATCTTTGAATCTTGACATTGCTGCTGCAAAAGCTATAATAATGATGGCAACTAAACCATACCCTAGAAAGTCGTAATAACCAAATGAAAATGAGGACATATAAAATTATTTACAACAAGATGGAAGTCCTTTTGTTCTTATTTGGTGTAGTTTCGTCTCTCTATCAATCTGTATCTTTTGTCTGAATGCCACACCTCTCCTTCTGTCTGAACTTCGTAGATTCCTTCTGTGGTTGGGATCTGAGTGCCTTTGATCGGTGTCAGAATCGATGGTTGGTAAATTTTAAGAGGTGTTACCGATGGCATGCTTTCCTGCTGCGAGTGTTTACACGCCAGTAGTTGTATTGCCAGTGCTATTAGGATTATCTTTGTTTTCATTCTTTTTTGGCGTAAAGTATTCACTCATATCTGTCATGAACCTTTGCTCCGATAGGAGATAGGAATATATTAAATCTGCCATATCCGATGAGTCGGTTGTTTTTTGACCCCGAAGCATTTCGATTTGATCGGCATATTCTTTTTGCTTCTCTCTAGATTTAGAATGGATTTCATAGTAATAATACTTGCCCTTCCATTCTAAAAATAGAATAGTCGCATCCAGAAGTCTTTTGATGATCTCTATCACTTTTCTTTACCAGTTTCTTTGGCGTGTAGAATGTTAAGTGCAAGAAAATCAATTACTTTGTATATTTTGGCAAGACCAGTTCCTTCTTTTGGTGTTGGAATGATGGCAGCAAGCGCAGAAGCAAATGTCACCAATGCCGAAAATACTTGGAAATATTGATTGTTGATTAGCGGTTTAAGTAGTTCTTCCATGAATCTACTTACCTGTAGCATGTGCATTTTCGCTAATATTCATCAAAAGTGCAGTTTGCAGGATTGATGTTCTAATTGGTGTCAAAGATATACCATGATCGAGAGCGCATTGACTATCTAACGCACAATTTGCTCTTGGAATTGGGTCCATCTTTTTATATTCTTCCAATGTCATATATTGCTTTTTGGGAATTTTATCTCCCATAGCAGAAGTCAATATGTCTATAATTTGTTTCGTTGTGATGTAACCCGGTTGTGTTAAATTGAATGTTTTACGGCTCGTTTGCAAGCTGAATGTCTTGTAAGCTGCACGCACGAACTCGTATAAATCAGTATAAGAATTCGTTGTATTGATTAATTTTTTAAAGAGGATGAATTTGCTGATAACGTTTTTTGGATGCGGTACTGAATTAAATGGGAGCCTCATTCTCCATATCAGCGCATCTGTATTTTTGAGCAATTTTTCACCAAGAGCCTTTGTTCCACTATACCAAGACGAGTTAGCATCATCAAAACAAAAGTTAGGTTCGTCTCTTTCGTTGTATAATTTCGTAGGTGATTCACCGATATCACACCGAGGATCGCTGTATATGCATCCCGTAGAAACATGCCCGAATTTGACATTGAGACTATCACATATTTCAGCTATTCTTAGAGGCATGAATGCATTAGCTTCGATGCATTCTGTTTTTGCATCAGGCAATTCACAAGCAGCGATGTTTGGAGATCCAGTGTACGCTGCGCAGTTAATCACTCTTTCTATGCCATTTTCAAGAAGATATTTTCTAAACTCTTCTTTGACTATAGGATGTCTGGCTGAATAGGTTTTGAGCTCTGGGGTTAAATCACTCAAATAACGGGCAAAAGCACTTCCAACATAACCATTAGAACCCAACAACAACGTCATGGTTTGACGCTGCCTCCTGGTTCATTCATGTCTTTTTTATTTTTTGAAGACCAATTAATCAAATCCCAGCCGTTGCTAAACTTTTTAGGATTTTCTCCTTTACGTCGCTTTGGTCCTTTGCCTGCTTGAAATTTGCTCATATGTTATATTACTAACGTCTCAAAATGAAATCAATGATTAATTGGGGCTTTTCGAAGAATTTTTTGAAAATCAAAATCACTCCTTCAATTACCTCGGGGCTTACAACCCCAACTATGCCGTAAATTAATGCTTTAGTAAAGCTACTGAAATCTGATTGCTCGAGTATGAACCATGAAATGCTACTTGAAATTCCAGCGGCAAGGATTTTTCTCACATAAGAACCGATGCTATACTTTGCATTGCTGTGTAAGATTCTAGCCAGCATACCACCGGCTCCTATGAGAGAAACAATCCAACCGCCTTCGGCGAATCGATCAACAATAGTTTTTTCTGTATCCATTTTATTATCAATACTTATTTAAGGTATTGATAACTATTTGGCTCGCCATATCAATTATCGTAAATATTGATCACATTGTGCAGGAGTTGTGGTCCGTTGATGAACATTTCGCCAGCAACCTTATTAAGACCCAACGCGGTATTGGTGCCAATTTCATCTCGGTGATGGCTCGAGAGAGCCGTAGCCAAATTGAAGACATCGTAGTTATTGACTTTCGTATAAACCAAACGCTGTTGCTTTGCTGGCATTTCGCTAAGATCGATACCACGATTCTTATGTTCGATGATAGTATCGAGATACCAATCAGGCATCAGGACATCTTGTTGGTCTGTAGTCAATACATCAGCAACTGCTTCCATTTCGTAGAATGATGCACGATGGTTCTTCATCTTTTCTACCCGCGGGGCAATCAAAGAAGATGCATTGTTTTCTTTGATGAAGTTAAGGAACTGACGCCCAACATTCTTTGTTTTATGGGCTTGGCGGTAAACAAGATTCTCACGAGTTGTCATCCCATTCGTGCACAGCAAACGGAGGAAATAATTTGAATATTTCTGTGATACGAGACCGATCTGAGTAGTCACACCAAATTTCCAAAGATCACCATCACCACAATTGATTTCATCAGATCCAGTAGTGTCAATGAAGAAGGTTGCATTCTCTGGACTGAAATAGGCACGGCTAATGCTATTTTCAGAGGCGATGATGCTATTCACCAAATCATCAATACGATCATCGTAGTCTAGCTGGGTCGCTTCAGATGGTCCGTCTTTGATCACACAGGTAATATTCTCTTTCTTGTCCGCAATATAACCAAACCGCTTGTTGCGATCGATGGTCTGCAGAGCCTCTTGCAACGGCTTCCAATTTTGATCTGGTTCCTTGAGCACACCATTAGTAAGGCGAGCTCGAAGGCCAATCACATCCATGAGATCGTTGAACTGTGTCGTATTGATCTTATTGTCGTGGATGTAAACGCCATCTTTGCTGCAATTAAGATCTGCCGCACTGAATGGCCGAACGTTGTAGGATTTGATTTCTGATTTGAGGTCGTCGATGATTTGCATGTTTTAATATCGCCGCTGGCGTGTACGCAATCAACTCAATTCTCAATCAGCACATACGTAAATGTTTCTTTTGCAAAGTCTTGTCCATATAAGCGGATCGCTTCTGTTTTGGCCGCATTATAGAACGCAGTCCATTGGCTAGGTGGAAATGTTTGACATCCTTCGGATGACGTTCCATTAATACCTCCCCTATGAATGTTGATTCCAAACCATCCAGTGTCCAATACACCACCATCTCTTTTAACTGTTACCTCACCCCTGCGTTGGCAGATCGCTGGATGTGGTCTACTTCCATTGTGTGTATCAAAGGCATATACAGGCCACACCCCTGGTTGCAGCACAGCAATCCCTTTACGTGTGCGTGTTTGCTTGCGATAGACTGATGGGTCAGTATTTGCGTTGTATGAAGCAAATACATTAGGAGAAATGATGAAAATAGCATCATCATAGATTCCTCGATCGTTTGATAATGGATTACCCATAGTCTTCTTATAGTAACCTCGAACTCCGCAAAACCACAGATTATCTCCTGGTTTGAAGTCTGGATACTTTGCAGCTACTTGGCTTAGTAGCTCTTCCTTCGTGATTTGAGGTCTGCTTGCTGGTATAAATGGCATGTAAAATACTTATGCCACAAATAGAAGGATATAAGTGTATGAAGTAAAATGGTGGCTATAACAGGACTCGAACCTGCAAAACTTGCATCCTCAATGCAATACGTTTACCAATTACGTCATATAGCCATGAAATGGTAGGAGCGACAGGATTCGAACCTGTGATGATTGCCAGTGTGTAAAACTGGTGCGTTCGGCCGCTACGCTAACACTCCCATAAAAAGTACCCGCAGAGGGATTCGAACCCCCAACCTCTTGATCCTAAGTCAAGTGCCTCTACCGATTGGGCTATGCGGGCATATGTAAATTGTCGAGACCTGATCCATCGTGTGCACTCGAACACACCTCCCGCACCGATTAACTGCGGTGTTCAACCTATAAACTTCGAAATGGGGGTCTCAGTTAGTCTTTAGTATCTTTCGAACGATACCATTAACTATTCGCGAATTGGTTCCCTGGGATGGAATTGCACCATCTTCGTTCGCTTCACAGGCGAAGACATTAACTAAATATGCTACACAGGGCATGGTAGCCACGATGGGACTCGAACCCATAGAAAACAGTTTTTGAGACCGTCACGTTTACCAATTACATCACGTGGCTATATGGAAAATGGTACCCAGTAGAGGAATCGAACCTCTATTCGCGGTTTAGAAGACCGCTGTCCTATCCGTTGAACGAACTGGGCATATGGTGGGCAGTAGAGGAATCGAACCCCTGTCTCAACGTCCGTAGCGTTGCGTACTATCCGTTATACGAACCACCCAAATTAACGAGGCCGTCTCTCCGGCTGTCACGCACTTTACCAGGTGGCGTTCGCCTATTCAGATCAGTATAATCAGAACTTAAACCCAACACCTGCTCGAATTGCAACGACGCCATCCTTGGCATCATTCTCTACAAGGAAATTGTAGGTTGCATCTGCAAACAGATTGAGGGTATTAGTAAGACTATAACTTAGACCGCCACCGGTTCGTACGGTCCATTGATCTGTATCGAATTCATAAGCACCGCCCGCCAAGCCATATACAGAAAGCTTCTCTCCTACGGGGACGTAATAGAGAAGATTACCACCTACGGTATAAAGGTCATCTGCTACACCAACAGTAAGTTCTGCTTTCAGATCGCCTACAACTGGAGCTTCAAGACTCAAACCTCCACCGACTGTTTCATCACCATTGTCAAGGACCACAGTTGTGAATGCCTTTGAAACCCATCCTGTGGATCCAACTTCTGGTGTAGCAGGGGTTGGAGGTGTTACAGGAGAGCCTGCAAATGCCATTTGTGTTGCGAGTGCCATTACTAGTGATAGTAGTTTTGTTTTCATAATTTGATTTTGTTGAAGATGTTATCTTCGTTTATATTATACTTTGTGGTGTGTGTTAAATCAACATCTTATTGTTTGTTTTTTAAAAATCAAAAGAAATTAATGCCTCTTTCTTTTCATCATAACTGCTACCCCCGCTGCTGTCATCAGGACTCCTGGGTTCGTTGGTTCGGGTGCGCTAATATGTTGCCCATAGCAATCCCATTGATTTCCATTCCGCACACAAATACCATCAGGCCCGTCAGAACCTAATGTATTTAATCGAAAAGAATTTTGCCCATTAACTCCCTGCACTAAAAGGAACCCGATGCTTAAAATTAGTGCCATGTTGAATTTGCTTTTACACCAAATATAGAATTTAGTAGGAGCTACCATCAAAGAAGTGCGTTGGGGCTCTTCTTGTTTAGATTGATTGTTTGTAGTGGTTGTATGTATAGTGTGCATGTTTTAAAATTGGAGGATGGCTTGAGAATCGCACTCAACAACAAACGTTTTGCAGACGTAGCCCTTCACTAGCCGGGTCGCCATCCAAATTGTGCGGTTCTCTCCCGCAGTCACTAGTTGAACTGATGTTGGATATCCTCGACATGCGTCCGTCTAGTCGTCCATGCCAAATTTAAATTAGTAGCTCAATACGTATCTGATAGTCACCCTCTCACCAGGAATCTCGAAGCTTGAGACGTGTTCTGGAGGATCTCCATCTTCGCCTTCCAATTCGATGTCATCTGTACCGTTATAACCTTCAAGGTCATCATACAAGTCAGAGATAGCTGATTCGATATATGACGGAAGATAACGCGAATTGTCTTCTTCTGGATTGATGTATCTTCGCCCTCGTTTAATATATGCATCATATTCAACTACAGTCTTGTCACCTGAAGGTCGTGTATATACACCCCCGGGAGTTAATGCTATTGCACCATTTCGATCATATCGTTTGAGAATGTTTTCAAATGCTTGAATTGCTTTGGATGTCTTCGCTGGTGCAGTTAGTTCTGCTTCGATAAAAATCGAATATTCTTCAGAGTCGGATGCATTTGATGCGATTTGATCTGCGTACGCTTCACAGATGAGAGATTGGTCGTTAGTGGGCATAAGAGTATTTAAGGTTAAGTAAGTTGATGTTCTGCAAGTTTGGTACAAAAATCCTTGATTGCTTTGTTATATAGTTCCCTGAATGTATCTTCTCCAATATCTCCTTCAACAAGATAATCGATATGATGTACTATATCTGCAGCAGTATCTAATATAATCATTGCTACTTCAAACTTATCTAAAATATCAGTAGGATACTTCCGAGCCTGCCTGAATTCATTTGGAACTTCATTGCTATTAATAAGGGACATGATTTCCCTCGAAATGTCAGTCAATCGAAATTGATTGTAATCAAAATGCCCTCCACTCATATTTTAGAAATCAATGATTGCATCGAGTGCGATAACCAATGCTTTGATAATCAATGCAAAGTACAATATAACTAAAAATCCAATGCTTGTGAAATAAATCAATTTTGGTATTGTAGTGATAATTGAGTCTATATCCATTATGTTGATTTGGTTGATTTGGTTGAATGTGGTGCGGTAGACAGGACTCGAACCTGCAACATTCTGAGTGGAAGTCAGACGCCCTACCAATTGAGCTACTACCGCGTAAACAATTATACAACGGGGCTGTTAGCCTATCAAGTCTTTTGTTGATGCTCTTGCGTAAAATGTGAACGTAATCGGAATTAGTTTCCATGTGTCGAGTACTTTTATAATCGGTCTCGTTTCACAATATCCGTCCCACCCCTCGACTACTTCAAATTCATCAGTTTCTTCCATGTCATATTCTTTCTTGCGAAGAATGAAAGAACCCGATTCTTCGTCATAAGATATTGCTTTGTTGTATTCTTCCAGAAACCACAGATCAGCATCAACATACAGAGTGTTTGTGCCTTTAAAAAATTTAAGAAGGTTTTGTTTGAATCTACACTCCCGAACATCAGTACAGTCAGGATGCTTGTATTTTACTATAAACCTTGGATCTGATAATAGTTTATGGAAATGATTAAAAGATATATTCATACTTAGAATCCTTCATATCTTACGATTTTCATTTTACCAAATCTAGGAATCCCCTGTGCAGTCTTTCCTTGGTATTTTACTGTGGCTAGCATCCCTTTGACTTTTTCGCGGTCATTAAATAAGCCACGTGCATATTCTTCGTTGCCAATAACTCCAGTAGAAAAAGCTCTACCGTCTTCAAGAGCCAATACTGCTTCTGTGGCTAGTCCGGTGCGATTACCTTGACCTTCTTTGATTTCGACAATATTGAATTCTTCGTCTTGGAATTGTTTGAGTTTCAGAAGTCCTTTCGATCTTTTATTCTCATAGATAGATGTAGTATCACGAATCATGATACCTTCATATCCATCTTCCACACACTCACTTTCATACTCCGCAATAGCATCGCTGCCATTTACGAACAATGTAGTAACCATGTTTATATGCTCATTATTACAAAGCCGTAATTGCTTTGTAACCAATTGCCAATTTCTTTCGTCGAAAGTTAGTTGTCGGTTATTTAGATCAACAAGATCATAAACATGATATTGAATATCTTTGCATTCCGCAGTGTGTTCAATTTGACGAACTAACCCCGAAATCTTTTCAAACGGAATGGTATGATTGTAAAGCTCACCATCTAGAATAAAAGATTGATTTTCTTTGAATAAATCTTCAAGAGCATTTTCAATATGGGTGCATGAAGTGATCTGTTTGCCCTTTCGACTTTGGAGATATACTTTACCATCTTTAAGATACGCAATGCATCTATGTCCGTCTAGTTTGGGCTGAAGAGCCAATGGTGTACCAGGTGCTAGAGGGTGCTGATCCCATTTATGAGCAAGCATCGGTTCAAAGAAATTCGCACCAGATGATTCCAATGTCTCGCTGAATCCGGCGTCCTTTTTCTTGCGATAGATAGATTCAGCCTTTTTCAGAGCTTGTTCTTCTGCCGTAGTTGCGTTTGCCTTACCAACATTCTTTGCGAAACAAATAGTCCATTGCGAAGTAGTCAGCTTGCCTCCTACTTGCCCTTCAATCGTTCGATACTTGTCACCTTCTACTTCAATGCTCCACTGAAGAGGTGCGCCTTTGGTACTGTATTTGTAAAGTGTTTGCATTGGATTTAATATGTTGAAATTGAATTGCGAGGACTCCATTCGTTTAAATCTACTATTTCATACCAATCACATGGCATATCTCCAATAGTATAACCACACCTACCGTAGTTATTTTCTTCCATTGTTTCAACCATATTGAGAGCCTCTTCGTATGAATCATACGAATCAACCCAATTGCTTGTACCCGCACCAGGATAATAGTCGTGGCCTGCTATCAAAAGATATCTTTTCATTTTTAGTATTGGTTATTGAAATTGGTTGTCCCGACTGGAATCGAACCAGCTACCTATTCCTTATCAGGGAAGTGCTCTACCGATGAGCTACGAGACAATAAAGTGGCGGAGTGCACTGGACTCGAACCAGATGGCTTTTTAGCAAAACCACAATCTGTTTAGCAAACAGTTCCAACGCGCCTGTTTGGTTTACACTCCGTATTGAAATTGGTATCGCCGAGGGGAATCGAACCCCCATTTGAGGAATGAAAATCCTCCGTCCTAACCATTAGACGACGGCGACATAAGTGGTGGGTTGACTCGGATTCGAACCGAGATGATCTGTTCTTCAGACAGACGCATGAACCATCATTGCTATCAACCCGAAATTGGTTTGTCTTTCATGATTTCTATTAGACCTTCATCGATAAGCTTATTGAATATCTCTTTGAATTGTTTTTCAAATTCTATTTGATCTTTCTCGGCAATATAATCAAGGAACATGTTGTATACAGAAGCACATGCGCACGCAACGTAATAAGTATTAAAATTTAATCCCGAGTCAGGTGCTTGAAATCTAATTAACGGTCTATTCCCTTGTTTGCCATTTTTATCTGTAACTTTGACATTTGCAATGTAGCAGAATGGTTCTATTAGTTGTTCCATTTAATTGAACAATGGCGAGGTTTCTACTTTTTCAAATTTAGTGATGTACTCATCCAGTACACTAATATATTCTCGAGCACTTTGAATGTCCCGTTGCAATTCTTCAATTCTGGTTTTATCCTCTGTGCCACATGCCATCCATTCACTATTTTCAATGCGAAGAAGATATTCTGACTTGATGTGAATAAGTTCTTTACGAATGATGTAGTTGACTAAGTCGTCTGCACATTGGCGTTGAGTTTTCTTCATGTTATATATTCACATCGGGTGTTGTTATTAGCAACTGCTTTGTGTTTTGATCGCAGTTATAAATTGGCTCCTCAGGAAGGTTACGCTCCTTCATAATCCCGATTAACAGTCGGGTGCATTGCTAGTCTGCCACTGAGGAATATTAAAAATTAAATTAAATTATTACTTATATACTATAGCAATATATCAGAGCGTTGACTGTATAAATTGGTGCCTCCGATGGGACTCGAACCCATAACCTTCAGATTAAAAGTCTGTTATTCTACCATTGAATTACAGAGGCATGTGCAGGTTAAACTTCTATTGAAATTTGATTGTGTGTAGGCCAGAATCTTTTTTTGTTATCTACCTGAATGTCGCGATCTACTTTAATGTAAGATCTACCCCAGCCTCTCCATATATGCCCTTGATTCATTTTCCTAGCATGTACTTTGAATGGTTTTTTTGGTGTCATCTTTCTGCTGATGGCGTAATGATAACACCCGATTTGAATTCCAGGATGGCCGTTTAGTTGATCGGCGTTGTCTAAACAATATGCATATAAAGAGTAATATGCTTCACCAGCATTTACATCAATCCACTCATATGTGGGTTTGTTGCGATCTTTTTTAGTCATTTTTGTTTTCGTTGAAATTGGTACTCCTGGCCGGATTCGAACCGACAACCGCGCCCTAATCTGGGGCATACGAAAGGTATAAGCTTTCCGCTCTACCAATTGAGCTACAGGAGCACATATGTTGAAATTGGTTGCGGGAGATGGACTTGCACCACCGACCTCCTGGTTATGAGCCAGTTGAGCTACTACTGCTCTATCCCGCAATGTGTAGTTAATATTAACACGTGGTTGTGTTGTTATCAACTTGTTTATTTATAAATTGGTCTGGATGGTGGGATTCGAACCCACGACCTTTTGATCCCAAATCAAATGTTCTACCAAGCTGAACTACATCCAGATAAAATTATTTTTGCAATACTCATTAATTACTCTCATGTCTGGCCACGTGATCGTTTGCGACTTCCACGAAATTGGCCTGTACCATATGAATTCAATGTTGTTATTGACACAATCACTTAACGAGAAATTCAATATATTTCTTATTTCTTCTTTAGTTAGATTTGTTTTATTTGAGTAATTTTCTATTAAAAATTTTTCATAGTACCTAACATCATAGTTTGGCTGCAATGCGAAAAATTTAAGCATCTCATCAATTTTCCCACCTATAATAATATCTAAAAAATAAGTGGTAGATGTCTCTATGCCAGCGATAGCTGTTAGCTTTTCGCGATACGACTTCGCCAGTATCTCTAAATATCTATCATAATCTTGACATAGTATATCAAAACGAGTCCTTAATACATATTCATATCCGTTTTCTTTAAGATACTTCAACCCATTATGTACAGTAATAAACTGTGGTTTATATATTTCTTGTTGTTTTACACTATTGTAAATGATTTTAAAATTGTTGTTTTTTAATTTGTCGACATATTCAGGTGATTCATTTTCCCATATTGATGCTATTTTATTTGTCTGATTTTTGGTCTGTTCAATTAGAACATCAATGGTGTCACCGTGTACGTTTCCTGTGAATAAAATTGCAGTGTTTGGCATATAAATTAGTACCTCCGGAAGGACTTGCACCTTCACCGTGTTGCTTATGAAACAACCATTCTACTTTTGAATTACAGAGGCGTGTGGGGCTCAAAGTGGGAATCGAACCCACATCCCTTCCATACCAAGGAAATACACTCACCATTGTGCTATTCGAGCCAAAAGAAATTGGAAGTCCCTGATGGAATTGAACCATCATAGTCGGAATCAAAATCCGATGCATTACCATTATGCTAAAGGACCATATAAAATGGCGGGTAGCTGAGGACTTGCACCCCAACCTAGGTTCGCTAGATCAATCCGCTTTCGAGACGGTTGCAGTACGCTTGTCTGCTTAACTACCCATTGGTGCGGCTGACAGGATTCGAACCTGCGACAATATCCTTGGCAAGGATGCGCTCTACCAAATTGAGCTACAACCGCATAAGATGGAGGCCTATCCCAGAATTGAGCTGGGGACTATTCATTACGAGTAAATTGTTTTACCACTAAACTAATAGGCCGAAATTGGCACGTGCTGTCAGAATCGAACTGACCCAGTCGGATTTGGAGTCCAACTCGCCTGCCTTGGGACATTAGCACGTAAAAAGAAATGGAGGTCCTGTCCGGAGTCGAACCGGAATCAACGCATTACAAGTGCGTCGTTTTACCATTAAACTAAAAGACCGAAATGTGCTCCACTAAGAGTTAGCTATTTTCCAGTGAGCACTGTTATCATCTACAAACATGCACAAGCCCATGTTTGACCAGAGCCATATAAGGGATAGCTTGTGAGGATTTCCTCATAAAGTGTGGATAGTTGATGCTTAATTGGCGGGTAACTGAGGACTTGCACCCCAACCTAGGATCACTAGATCAATCCGCTTTCAAGGCGGTTACAGCGCGCTTGTCTGTTTAGCTACCCATAAATTGGCGGTGCTGACGGGATTCGAACCCGCATCATCTATCGTGACAGGATAGCAATTTGCCGATTAAAATACAACACCAGAAAGTGGCGGATGAATGAGGACTTGCACCCCAACCTAGGATCACTAGATCAATCTGTCTTCCAAACAGATGCAGCACGCTTGTCTGCTTAATCATCCAAATTGGTGGAGATGGTGGGAATCGAACCCACAACAGTCTGATTGCAAATCAGTCTCGCTAGCCTTAGTACATGCACCCCCATTTGAAATTGGTGGGTCCTCAAGGAGTTGAACCTTCTGCCGAACCGCCTGACATAACACGGCAATGGATTTACAGTCCACCGTCAGGAAAAGAACCCTAAAAAAAGATATGTTATTCAGTGTACTACACTAGGAAACATCAAGCATTTGCTTTACTGGACCCTTGATATCAAGACATTTGATATCTGTAAAAATACTTCATACACTATCAGCTTTTAACTGATGTCACTTTCTGTGATCGCTTGGGCGCTTCAGGTGCTCCCTTGTCGTGAACCTCGTTGTTTATTTTAACTTTTTTATTATAACTGCGGCGTGTTACACCTGCAAGTCTTTTTTAAAGTTTTTTTCAACTCGCGGATGATCGCTGAGCATCGAGGAGACGCCACTTGCAACCACCCGCAGCCATTCGATTGGCTGTTGGAGTTGTATAAAAGAAATTAATCTCTGGCGTCTGTGTATTCACGTTAAAATTATTTATATTCGAGATTTACTATTTCTACTCTTTATAGTAAAGTTTTTCAAAATTCTTTAAGGCTTCACTATTAGAATTAAAGGTAGTCATTGCCAAATTATACATCTGGGTGCAAGTTTCCCAAACGGCATCAATGGATCCGTCGCCAGTGTCTTGATAAAGGTTCATCATTTGTTTCAAAGAGGATTGGGTGTTGTCAATTGCGTCCTTGAGTGTCGTTTCAAGGCTAGCTACATTGGCGGCACAGGATTGGAGATCCACCTCCTCATTGATTGTTCCTAGATACTGGCGCTGTATTGTTTCGAATTTGGATTTGCTCATATACTTATTTATATAGTTACAAACAAAATACTATCCATATGCTTTAGAACCTAGCGACTTCATCGTTACTATCACTACAGAAATCTAAAAATCAAGGGGCTAGATGAGAATTGCCTAAAAATATCTCATCTAGCCCCCTTAAGGATGGTTCTTCGATTGCTTAATTATTCCTATTAGTAAAGATCTTGATCGTTGTCAAATTGATCCTTCAATTCAGATAGTAGAAATTTTTCTACTTCCGGAGTAATTTGTCCTGTGACATCTACCTCTTGTGGGTTATCACTATCATCGAAGTAATACACCCTGTCAATAGAACCATCTTGCCACTCAGGAACACTCAATGGTTCGCCACCACCACCTTCATCAGAATAAGAGGAGTATTCGACAGTACCCTCTACATAGAAAGGACCTCCAGACATTCCAGGAATTTCCTCTACTACAAATTCATATTGCTCAGACATGCCGTTGCTTTCGTTTAGAACTTTACGATATTGCTCAAAGATTAATTGATTTTCACGATATTTCATATACCTTTATTTAGTCCATTCAATGGACTAAATCCTTTGGCCAGTGGCATATAAATCTTTTGCCCTTAGATATGGCTGCTTTCATATCGTCAATCATGAGATCTGCTTCATCGTGTCTATTATTGTCACGAAGTGCCTTCGCAATTTTGTGCGCTCGCACTCGCCCAGTGAGTTTATATTTCTTAGCCCGCTGATGGTCATCAGTAACCTGATACCCATAAATTCGAAATATATCAGCAGCAGTGTAAGGTTCTTGTTCTAATCGCCAAATGGCATGATACTTCTTTTTATTGTCGTCCATCATATAATTCATACAATAGACACTTCGACCATCAGGACCTGTCATATTTATACGATAACGACCAATGCCTTTTCGGTTATTGCCAGTTGTATGAAAGATGGTTCTTTGCGTAATTTCAATTGGTTCATCAGTGACCGCATCAAATACAAATGCACCCTCTGGTGCAGACACCTGCATCCCCTTTAAAATTTGCTGAGAGCAATTTTCAAGTTTGATAAAAGCCATATTAGATACTGCAAATATATACTTGCTTACCACTGGATCCGAATGTCTTGGTGATCATTTCGAGAACATAATCCCAGTCTCCACCACCAAGCCCACAACCAATCCGATATGGGATGTAGATATCACGATGGGCGGACTTTTCGATCAGCTGGAATCCCTTAGCAAGGGCGATGTAATCAGTTTGTCTCGACCCCAGACCAATATTATATTGACCAAATAGATTGCAAATATGAAGTTTAGGCGCAACTTGCACCCACAAGACATCACCAAGAAGACTCTTTGATCTTCCTTCTCGTTTGACTTTTTCTTTATAGACACGAACATTGGTAGGCCATAGGCGACCAATTGCACCAGCCAACCCTCCCACGGCACCAATGCAGTTGACGGAATGAACAATTGTTCCCTCTTTAACAGTCAAGATGTTTTTATTGATTTGTGAGACCATGATTTAATATATTACGTGCGGGTGTTGGAAGCCGCAACTGATTATATCAAACACCAAATCACAAAATGTAGTTGTCACCAGCAACACCCGATAGTATTTTATTGCATGCCGAAAAAAGCAAAACCATTCGTGTTGGACATTGACAAAGTCAAAGCCGATCACCAAAAAGGTAAATTCCCATACAAGATTCCATGTTCTTCATGCAACAAACTCTGCGGGAACACCTCAATGGAAATTTTTAATACTAGGATCAAATCGTACGGGAGCATCGATAAACTGTACGCCAACTATGTTTGTACAGACTGTCGAAAAAATAAGCAAATCGCCCCAATTAAAGAAAATTCAACACCAGCGATCGTATCACAAGCAAACAACAACAACCCAATTCCTATAGAGAGCCTGGGGAGGATGCCTGATGGATCAATCAATTACTGGTTTCGACATCCATTGTACCGACTGCCAGCGGTTCAACGAAAAATGGTTGAAACGTACGATGGGTATGTTACCTTTGTGAAAACCGGCGTCGAAGACGATAATTAATATATTAAGCAATGAAAAAGCTATCTCAAAAGGAAAGAATGGAGATTACTCTCAGAATGTATGGGGACAAACACAAAGAATTTCGCAAATCAGATCCAACACCGAAAGAAGTAAGAGCGGCAAACATTAAAGTAGTTGTCGCACAACCCGAGTGGCAAAAAATTAGACATAGCTTTATCGGCACATGGAATAATACGCCAGAAGAAAATATTAGGACGATGCGACGGTATGTAGGTAATATGAAAGATCCCATCAAGGTTCGCCAAGTTCTTAATTATGTTACGTCGTCAGGATTTCGCATTGGCATTATTGATCATCCTGACATTACTAAATTCAGAGAAGAGGTAAGGGATGCTTGGAAAGAACTAAACAACAACGAATAATGAGATGAATATAACACACTGGCACAACTTAATCCCACCGCCGATACTCCCACCATTTATAATTTTGCTTATCTTGGTGGTCTACAGCTGGTACTTTTACATGATCAATCTGCGATAATATGAACAAAATATCAAACGAATTGGCAACCATCAATGAGACCAATGAACATATCAATCAAGTCCGAAATGTTCTTTATGGTTTGATAAATCAATTAAGTGGCAGAGCATTAGATCACGACAAATCAAAACTATGTTCACCAGAGTTAGAGGCATTTGCTGCAACACAAGGCGAGTTGAAAGAAGTCGAATATGGCACCCCAGAATACGACCAACTGAAAGGCAAAGTAAAACTGGCGATTGATCACCATTACAAGAACAATAGGCATCACCCAGAACACTTCGCTGGTGGTGTAAATGATATGAATTTGGTGGATATTATTGAAATGTTCGCTGACTGGGTTGCAGCAACTAAGCGCACAAAAAATGGGAACATTTTAACAAGCATTGAGAAAAATACCATTCGCTTTAAAATGGATGAACAGCTTACGCAAATCTTTTTGAATTCGGCTAAAGATTTTTCAGAGTAACCACTTGATTACATACACACCGCCCGCGATATTCAATTATGATTGAATTCGCAATTAAAGTCACGACGCCAGGAGGTGCTGTAATCGTTTCTCGGCTTGAGAAAATTGAACCAGAAAAATATGCCCAATTTAGATTCGATCTTCGCAAGGCGATTGGTGAAGGCAATTTTTCAGTAATCGATGAAGATGGTGACATGGTGATTCTCCCAGAAAAAATCATGAAGGAAAGCATCGTGCAAATCGTCCAAACAAACGAAGTTAAATATTCATGAAGTACAAAATTCATTGTGCAGCTACTGGCGACGAGGTTTCAGCAAGGCCTGATGTATGGGAAAAAAGATTTGAGAAAATGGGAACCACAGCCGAAGGTGCCAAATATAACTATATCTCCAAAAAAGGCTTAAAAGAGATTAAGGAGGTTATGGTTTCAAATGATCTTAGCGCCGACAAAGCATTGGCGTATGTTCAAAATTTCCATGCTCTTTTGGAAGATCCAATCAGCACCCCCATCTGGCCTTATTACTTGAGTCTCCTTGAAGGGAAGACTCTAGTTGAAGATTTTGAGATTGAAAACAAACCAAGCAGCACCGGACACATCAAAGAACAAATTGAAACAATTGAAGTATGAATATTGAAACACTCAAAAGCAAAATCCAAAAATGGAATAATGGACTTGAGACACTTGCAGAGTATCGCAAAGGATTACAACTACCGTCTAATGCTTTCAGCAAAGATGAAATTATTGGATATCAAGCAGATTATCTATCAGCATTGCGAAATGACATTCTTGGTATTGCATATAGTTTTGATAGGGTGAATGAACTACCTTCTGATCTCGGTGAGGCAGTTAAAGAAATCAAAAATACAGCAATTGCTAGTTGATATACACAGCACCACACTTTACATTAAAACACATATGAAAACACGAAAGAACCTAAATCGCCAATGGTACAATAGCAACGACGTCCGCCCCAAGACGTTCCACCTCGAGGTCGAACGAACCCCGAATGGTGGTTATCGAATTTTGGGTGCAGAGATTGTCAATGTCATTAACCAGCACGAACAAATCTGTCAGCGGATCGACGTTAGAGACCTTGCATCTGACGTCAAGCGCAAGGGTGGAATTTACGCACTCTAACACATACGGAAGTAAGCAAAAAGCCGGAGGGAGACCTCCGGCTTTTTTTGTTGTTAAACATCAAGCACAAGCTAGTTGATTGCAGCACAACCCACATCCATATTAAAGAGTAATCAAACACCAAACACAAACAAACAATATATGAAGCTTAGTTATCAAAAGTCCAGCATGGTTCGTGTTTCTGAAATCAAAATTCCTGATGTGTTCTTCCGTCGGATGCACACAGGCATTGAAGTGGTTGATAAACTTTTTGGTGGTGAGGGAATCCTTCCGGGCATGGTATTCACTCTATCCGCCGCCGCAGGAGTTGGTAAGACTACGCTGATGCTTCAAATCTGCGAGGCTCTCGCCGATCAAGGATATGAAGCGGGATACGTGACTGGTGAAGAAACTACCACGATGCTCGCGTACAGCTGCCGCCGGTTGGGTTTGAAATCCGTTCAAGTATGTCACGAGACGGATGTGGAAGAAATCTGCAAGATGATGAAGCAAATGGACTTTCTGATCGTCGACAGCTTTGCTACACTTCAATTCGATGATAAGCGCATGGGAGATGCGGACGCAATTAACAAAATCGTCTCCGCAGCCAAAGAGAGCGAATGTGCGGTTGGTATCATCCTCCATCAAACCAAAAACGGAAACTTCAAAGGAAGCACTGTGATTACTCATGCGGTTGATTGTAATATCGCAATCAGCATCAATGATGAATCTGATGATCATCGAGACATCCAAACCTCGAAAAACCGTTATGGTACCCCGTATAGTGGTGTGTTGAGAATCAGTCCAAGCGGATACGATTTGTCTGCGCTCGCTGATATGTCTGCATTCACTACCGCGTCCGCGAAATCGAAAAAATCACGCAAGGAAGACCAGATCCTTTCTATGAAGGAACCGCCGAACATTACGATCGATCGCGTGGTTCAAGAACTGAATGTCAGCGAAGCATATGCTCGGCAGATGCTTTACAAGCTCAATAAGGAAAACAAACTCGTGAAGATCGGTTCGGGTTCGGATGCTGTTTGGAAATTCCCAATCAACAAATAATGAGTGATTAAAATGTCACCACACTGTATAATATTGTATGATCTCAAAGAGACCAATTTTAAAGCTCAATGCTAACTATCAACCACTAGAACCGGCTAGTTGGTCTGATATCATGGTTGGTATTTTCTCCAAATCTTTTGTCCCACTGGATATTAGCTACACCCAGAATGAGGATGGGTCGTACGATACTACGCAAATAGAATCGTTCATCGCAATCAAGGACTGGAAGCAATGGATCAAGCTACCTATTCGTCCTTGTGATGATTATGTACAAACATCCAAAGGACCAGTGCGGTTGCCCTCCATTGTGATCTGTAGCAGATTCGACCGAATGGTCATTAAGAAGGGCAAATTTCCTACTAAGCAAAACATTTTTCGGAGAGATAACTATACTTGTGCATACACCGGAAAGAAACTACAAAAGAGTGAACTCAGTGTTGATCATATCATTCCTTCTAGCAGAGGTGGTACCAACACTTGGGATAATTTGGTCTGCTGTGATCGCGAAGTGAATAACGCTAAAGCAGATAGGACTCCGTCTGAATGTGGGTTGAAGTTGCTATGGAAACCCACCAAACCAAAAGATGGTGTAGTATTTGATATTTTGCGTGATGATTGGCAGATGTTCGTAAAATAAATAATGTCACAATGACACAAGATCCTCGCCTCCAACAAATTCGCAAGATCAGAAAACATATCGACAGTGACTCATTCCTGAAGTATGGTTTCTGGTATACAATACCAGACGATTACAAAATCTATAGTCAAAAAGAACAACTCTTATTCAACACATATCTGAAGTGTCGATTCTATATTCAGTATCTGTTTCGGAATATATGCAATCCATCTGCTTGGTGATGTATGATAAAAACTGTTGATTCACACATAACCCTATTTTATATTAATTCATGGAAGTCAGACTTGTAACAAAAACAACAGGCGTCGCCGAATTCACAGACAAGAGCATCGATGAGATCCTTGTCGGGATTGCTAGAATCTCCTCTTCAAGAGAAGTCAATGAACTGTTTACGGAGCCGCACAAGCTCCTAAGGCATTGTCTCCGAGAAGGTCATTGGTCGGTATTCGCAATGGCAAACTTGGGTATCGAAATCATCACCAGCAGAGCAATCGGTCGGGAACTACTTCGTCATTGGAGTCTTCAACCACAAGAGCTCAGCCAGCGATATAAGGCAGTCTCTGAATTCGAACCAATCGAGATTAGAGCGCAATGCACTAACAATAGGCAATCATCGACGGATCTCATCAATCCAGTATTGTTTAAGAGTGCAGATGATATGTATACAGATGAGAGTAGACATGCGTCAGAAGCGATTGAAGATCATCTCAACCAAACACGAGAGCTATACCAGGAACTCATTAAGAATGGAGTAGCGAAGGAATGTGCACGAATGGTGATGCCAGAGGCAACACAGACAAAGATTGTCTTCAATGGCAAAGTGCGAGATTGGATTACGACACTCAACAAACGCCTATACAAGACTACACAAAAAGAATGCCGTGAAGTAGCAGAAGCCATCCGGGATCTTTTCATTGCAGAGTGCCCTGTCATCTCAAAGATGCTTTGGAATTTCGAGGATGCCCATGATATCGAAATCCTTGAACGCCTCATCCTCGACAGATACGGTGTATATGATATGGTAAAGAAAAACAACTTCAAACGACTTAATCTGGCTGCTTGATATGACAAAAGATAAAATTATTATTGCTGGAGACATTCACGGAGATGTTGGTCTTTTTGCTATTAAGCTTAAGCGAAATCAAATCGAGAATGCTCATATCATCCATGTGGGGGATTTTGGTATTGGTTTCTTTGAGGATCATGAGTACCCAAAATTACTCAAACCACTTCACAAGTTCCTTGCTGAATCGAATAGTCACTTGTATGTCATTCGTGGAAACCATGATGACCCAGGATACTTTAATACTAGGAAGACAATAGGAGGGTATGACAATATCGAATTGCTCCCCGACTATACTGTTCTTGAATTGCTTGGTAAGAAAATTCTTCTTGTAGGCGGTGCAGTATCGATTGATCGGATTGATAGATATAATACTAGCATTCCTACTTGGTGGAAAAATGAAACGTTCTATCTTAATGAGAATTTTGCATACGAAACATACGATGCTGTAGTAACTCATACCCGCCCCCCGATCTCGGGTCTTTTTGGTATTAATAACTTTGTCAAATCGATGATGGTGGCTGATAAAGATCTGGAACAGGATCTCAAGATTGAAAATGAAGATATGGATAAGCTGTATCAACTAACTAAACCAAAGCATTGGTTCTTTGGTCACTTCCATGAATCAGCAACCGCATTCGTTGAGAATACCAAATTCCGCTGCGTTGATTGCCATGAAGCGTATATGTACCACTACACTGAATAATTATGATTGAACTAACACTGAACGTGCTCTTGCAACTATGTCCTCTGGATATTAGTATCTTCGGTCCCATCATGGATAAGATGTTGGACACGATTTATATATGCTAAACACACTTCACAAATGGAATGCAGATACTTTGGATCGGTTAGAAGCGATTATTCAACAAATTCGCATTGACCACACAGATCCAAAATCTGCATCCATTTGTGATCTTATTTTGTCAAATATCAAAATAGCAAAGGTGAATGATGTCGAATACTATGGAGATGATATTGAATATATTCACATGACAAACGATCAATTAAAGAACCTCACAAATTTGCTTATTCCTAAATGAAATCAACATTCACACTTCTTCTGTGCTCGCTTCTAATAGGTTGCAGCACAGTAAGCCCAAAACCAGAGTATCGTACACCCTCACCATCAGCGAAGGTGTACAAACCAACATCGTGGCATATTAATGATTCGAGGGATTTGAAAGAAGCAGAAAAAACATTAGACACAAAAGCAATTAACAAAGACGGTGTATACATTCTAGACTTGAAAGGAGGTATCTTAGATGGGACTAAGCAACGAGGAGATGGAGGACAAAGTGAAACACAGGAACCGCTATTTGTAGCAAATATCCCTCTTGTTGTTAAAAACGGATTCGTCCGAAACAATAAGAATGCGGCGATGTTTGCTAAACCAAATTCAGGTATTGAGTATGTGACATTTCTTAATGTAGGCGAAGATGCGGTCTCTACAAGCATCAAAGCAAAGAACTTCAAAGTATCTTATTGTGAATTCATGAACAGCAACAAAGGAGATAAGTCAATTCAACTCAACCAGGCAGATGGTGCAGTGATTAACAACAACATAATCTATGGTGGTATCACTGGAGTTCGAGTTCATGAATCGTCTTGGGCGAACAGCGATAGCTTAGCTACATGCAGTAAGAACACGTTTATTGGCACGGATACTGCATGGAATGTTTCCAAAGGAATTCTAGAAGTAAAGGATAGTAACACATACAATAATGTTCGGATTCCATTCAAAACAAGCAAGGGGGCTACCATCAAAAATGCAGATGGCAAAGTTGTTGAGGACTGAGCAAACACCTGTTGATTTGAAAACAACCACAATTTATAGTAAGTAAACATATGAGCAAGCTAATTCTGATGCTAATCACTGCACTGACATTGTCAAGTTGTAACACTATTAAACCAACAGTCGAGGGACTCGCCGACGAAGCAAAGGTCAACGGATCGATCGATGCGAAGATAGGACAGACAGATAATGGATACGGTGCATCAGTTGGTGCATCTACAAAGATTTATCGGGTCAAGCCATACTTTAATATCGGCATTGGGTTCTCATGGATTCCAAAAGCAATCACCCCTCTGCCAGAAGATCCGCTTCCACTTCCCACCAAGTGAATTAAATGTTATAAAGACATTTGATGACAGGTGCAAATAAATAAATGTTAGAACGCCTAATTGACGCCCTAATAAGTTGCTGGTATTATCTAAAGCCAGCGGTAGTTATACCTGCGTACAGCGAAGCAGTTGTATTTCGTTTAGGGAAATATCACAGAACACTCAAACCCGGAATACACTTTAAGTTCCCCGTAATTGATGAAATACATGAGTACTACACTGTCATCACTACAATTAGTTTGCCACCCCAATCCCTTTTCATTCAAAAAAGTAAAACAAATTTAGTTGTCAAGGGTGTTATAAAATATAAAATTGTCGATGGCAAAACATTCTTCTTAACAGCGAACGCCGCGAAGGATGCACTCGCTGATGTGACACAAGGTATTATTAAAAGAGTTCTTACAGAATCGAATCTAGACGAATGTTTCAGTAATACTATTGATCGGCAGCTTACAAAACATGCAGCGTCAGAAGCAAAGAAATGGGGTGTTGAGGTTCAAGCAGTTACGTTAACTGACATAGCACCTATCCGCAGCTACAGACTGTTTAATGAAACGTCTCCAGATTTCAAATATGATTAAAAATTATGAAGAGTATATTATTATCATTAGTGTTGGCGATATCTTCGCTGTCATGCAACGGAGCTGATATCCACATTAAGACGACTGCGTATACTCATACAGAAAAGGATCATATTAGGTACAAAAGTAAAACAGCATTAGGAACTCCTCTTGGCGTTACATCTGCTGCATCTGACTGGTCTGTCTTTCCAGCAGGAACTATTTTATTGATTGACAATAAAAGATATGTCATCACCGACTATGGGTCTGCATTGGTAAAGCCTGTTGGCGCAACGCCAGTGGTTGATATCTATCAGCCTTCAAAAAGTGCTATGCGCCGATGGGGTGTAAAGTTCTTTAATATCAAAGTGCTTAAATGGGGTAGCCTAAAAGCATCCGCAGATATCCTGAAATCACGCCTTAGATATAGACATTGTAGAATAATGTACGAACGCATATTATCCAAGATTCGACGGAAGTAAGTAGTTTCTATAATGAAACTTTTCCTTGCTTCGATTTTATTTTTCCTAACCAGTTGTAGTGCTATCCATAAAATGGAATACAACAAATTGTCTGAAACAAACAAACAGGTTTACGATTGTTTGAATGACAATTTTCACCATAATGAAAAAATACAAATAATTAAATACTTCAATGAATCCCCTTAATGATTTCGGAAATGCAACGATATATGTCTATCATGAAGATGGGCACTATGCCGAACGAAGTTTCTCCAGAAGAAGCTACGACACATTAACAGCACGATATGATAGGTTCCAAGGCTGGGTGTCTCCATATAGAGATATTGTATATTGGAATCGAGTCTATCGCATAGGCAATAACAGACCAACAGTGGTGCCCGACCATATCGTCGTATGGAAACAAGGGGATGCAACTGAGTATAAATACAACAAAGTTGTCATGTCGTTTGTCAATAAAATTTTGTCATGGATCCCACGAAAATGGGCAGTTCGACATAAAAGATGGCGCTGGCTTAAATGCTAAAATAGTTGATACACATCACACCTCGAGCTATATTAACTACATGAAGCTCGCCTCTATTGAAACCATCGCTGCTGTCAAACATCATCCCAATGCAGATTCGTTGGATCTCGTTGGAGTTCTAGGATATGAATGCATCACTCTTAAAGACAAATATAAGGTAGGTGATCGTGTAGTCTTTATCCAGCCCGATACTGTTCTTCCAGATAAGCCCTGGGCTGAAATCTTTAAGAAAAAGTCGTCGCGAGTCAAAGCTATCAAGCTTCGAGGCGAATGGTCGTTTGGTATTATCATGGGACTTACCGAAGTAGACTCGTTATTCGATCTTCAAAATGTCGAAGTTGGTACTGAGATTAGTTCCCATATTGGGGTATATAAGTACGACCCACCTGCTCCAACCTCTCTGGATGCTAAAGGGAATCTGCCGTATAGTCTGGTGAAGACTGACGAAGAACGATTCCAGAACCTTATCGGGTTTCTCCCGTATGGTGAAAAGGTTGATGTCACCCTGAAGATTGATGGGCAAAGTGCTACTTACTACGCACGCAAAGATCCGTCGACCGGAGAATGGTCTACTGGTGTTACTAGTCGCAATCTAGAAATCAAACCAGAAACTAATAACAACTATACCAAGATCGTGAAGAAATACAATATTCTCGAGAAGCTTCTTGAGTATTGCAAACGGAACGACGTATCACTTGCTCTTCGAGGTGAAATCTATGGAGGCAATATCCAAAATTTCAGCAAGAACCCACACAGCAAAGGTCCCTTGGACTTTGCCGTATTCAGTGTCTTCAATCTTAATACCCTGAAGTATGAAAAGGAAGGCGACGCTGATTACTCCCCGAACGTGGCGGCTGTATTACAAATTCCTCATGTGCCGTTTGTAAACGACAATTACACTGTTGACTTTGAACACTCTGTGAGGCCGTTGCTATCCGAAGATATGATTAACTTCTACCAAAAAGGAATCAATCAAATCGATGGCAAACCCTTTGAAGGTGTAGTAGTTCGACACAGCAAAGGTTCGTTCAAGATCATCAATCTCGATTACGACTCAAACAAATAAGCATAAATGTTTGCTGATAAGCAAACCCGATTGTATTGTATTAAACAGAAAAGCAATGCCAACCACAATACCAACAAAGCCGCCGGCACCAACTAAACCAGCGAAACCGTTCAATCCAATCCGTAAACCAAGCCCAGGGCAACACCCGAAACCAAAAGCGTAATGAATACTAAAAATACATTTGAGTCGATGACCACTAACGTCAAGTATAGTTATGCAAACAGCGAGCGGCTGGCTCTTGTTTCCGAACACGAGTCCAAGCGCTACGGGATTGATCCTATGCTGATGGCGTCGAAGCATTACACCGATCTCGTCAATAAAGTTCTACACTACTCGAAGGCTCCAAGCATCAATCTCATGGAAATGCTTTTCCAGATGAAGAATGGAGTCAAGATCGCTTACGATCGAGAGAAGGAACATCGTGATGAGCTTTCTCGACTTGCATTGAATACGATTCTAAACATGGAAGAGTTCAAGTTCATTCGGGATATGATTCAGGATGGAGATCTCAAGATCGATGCGAAGCTTGTAGATATGGATGCACTCGATATCAATGCTGACATGGATGAACTTCCGGAGAAAGAAGAAGATCCGGAGATTCGGTTTAGTCTGGCGGAAGTGATGTTTGATGATGATGAGCGGAAAGCTCGGAAAGTCCTCGCAAACAGCATTGCTCAAGGCTCAGCACTCAATACACAATATGCGTTTCACTTGGTTGAAGATGAACTAGAACGGCTTGGTTGTGCTTCACCGAATGTATATGGGTTTGTCATGTCATACGCAACACTGCTGTATTACACCATGCCAGATGGAATGCCTCCTATGGGAGCCGAACAAGGCGGTCAAGTCGATGTGGCAGAAGATGAAGAAGGGACGTATGTGATCAAAGCCCGTGGTGTGATCTTCCCAGTACTCCTTCAAGAAATTGTCAAAGGTATTTATCAATATGTTTCTTTGACGGATGGATTGCGTGATGCAGAAGAAGGAGATGTAGCTTCGGAAATCAACGATATCATCGTGGGGCCTGAAATTGCTAACCTGTTCCGCAAATATATCAAGGAAGACGAATTGAAATACGTGGTCCCAGCGTTTCAGCAGATGCTCATTACACTGGATTCGGATGAGATCAAGGAAATCTTTACAGCTGAATGCGATAAGAATCCCCTCCGTGCTATCATCGATAGCATGAAGGAAGAGGAAGAAGATTGTGGTCGCCAATTTGATAGTTGAGCAACAACACACCACGTAGTATATTTGTTATATGAAATGCAACTGCGGCAATCCAATCGAACAAGAGCGTCTTGAATTCAAATTGAGCACCTGCGTCCGATGTGCTCGAAGTCAACCTCAAGAGCGACCTCGCGGCATTATGTTGTACGGTCACAAGACCGCCGGAGAAATCCAGATTGTCTCTCAAGAGGCATTTCAGGATTATCGAAAGTATAATCCTTGTGGTCGGTATACTGGTCGTGGATCGGGGCTTCACCGTGTTTCTAGATCCACAGCCAGTATTTAATAATATGAATAATATGAATGATGCAAAGGTGTTTACAACTGAGGAATTGATAGGCAAAGAACTTACGACAAAACTCAAGAAGGACATTGATAAATACGAGATTCGAGGTGAGAAGGCAGACCAGATCATGCAGTGGGCATTACTGACTTTGATAAACGCAAACATGCTCGAGATGATCCGCTCTGGTGAAGTAGATGTCGTTAATATAGAACCAGTCGAAATCCAAACATACGAAGCGGTAATAGCCAATCCAATATGAAATACGATCCTGTTGATTATGCTAGAGACGGTGTCGATAACGCATTTCGTTATCTCGGTCAAAAGGTAAATGGCGAATTTGCTTACACCATTTTCGATCCAGTGCCGACAATTGGTCGAGATGAAATGTCTCGCAAATTTATTAACCATCTTGCTGAAACAGGAACACTCTATTGTGATCCACAAACCCTAAAAGAAAGTAAGTATCGTCGCCATCCATTCTTTGAATGGCTTCGAGATGCAATGCCAGATCTTAAATTCATGATGGTAACCTTTATGGACCCGTACTCATACCTCGTTACTGATGACGATGACATGCAAGAAATCACAAATGAAGCTGTCGACGAAGAAACAGAAGATGAGGATTGATTAAAACACAACCCACTATTATAATATAACATGACAAACATCCGCATCATTCTCAACAACAAAGTCTACGAAGAAAATCAAAGAGACTACCAGATTGTGACGCAGGAATTTGAGTTTAATCTTCCTGCCAAATATGATGGAGAAGACGCTTGCGAAGCTGCATTTGCCATTACTAATGCACCCGAAGATGCACTAAGTGAGGAATGGGCTGCGATCGCGAGAGAGTATCGTCCGTTGCGTTCGGTATCAATTGGCGATGCTGTAGTGGTCAATGGCGTTAAATACTTCTGCATGAATGTCGGGTGGAGGCCGCTGACGAAATCGTCAGATTGAGAATTGTGCTTAGCTAGTCGCCATGCTGTTAAGTAACAGTATATGGATTACGAAAGCATAAGCCAATTCTTAATGGAAACCTTTCATCTTACTGATTTCGAAAGAACTTGGTTGGAATCTAGATTCTCGCTGAGTGAAGACGATGAATCGATATGGTATAAAATCCTCAAGAAATATTATCTGACAAACTAAACAATATTTGATTAGATAACAACCACGAGGTATTGTATTATACACATGACACCAACAAACGATATCGTAGAGATTGCCAAACGCATTGCAATAAAGGCTCACGAAGGGCAATTTCGGCGAGATGGTGTTACTCCTTATATTAAACATCCCGAAGCTGTTGCATCGAGACTCACAGACAATCCAGGTGTCGAAGCAGTGGCATGGCTTCATGATGTTCTGGAAGATACGTCAGTGACAGTCGAAGATCTACGAGATCAAGGGATTTCGAACCAAATCATCGATATCGTCATCATGTTGACAAAAAAGAAAGACATTCCATACGACGAGTATATTAAAACCATTGCGTCGAACCGATTCGCAACAGAAGTCAAAATTGCAGACATGCTAGCAAATCTTAGTGATAGCCCAACAGAGGACCAAGTACTAAAGTATATGAAATCATTGCTTTATCTTCTCGACTCAAATAAATAAATCTATCACACGAAACATGGCCACGTAGTCCAATGGCAGAGGCAACGGACTTAAAATCCGTAGAGTGTCGGTTCGAGTCCGACCGTGGCTACCATTTATCGAAACGATATAACCTCCCAAGTTACTTTAAGTACGCGAATGTCACTGCTACTACCAAGCTCCCCACAAACTCTTGATGCATGTGAATCATATAATTCTTTTGCTTCACGATGGCTATAAGCCTTGTCAATAGGTTTCCAATCGTCCATGTGATCTCGTCGTTCAATCCAATATTCAGTAATCATTATTAATACTTATCACATGAAAAATAAAATTTCAATTAGCTTGCCCGTTAAAGAATGGATTGCAATCGTTGCACTTCTTGCGTTAAACCTCAAAGATGACATCCGGGAAAAAATTGAAAAGCAATTATTCGAACAGCACGACGAATAAACATAAGTAAGTATTATCCATGAGACATTATACCGAGAACAATCGTCTTTGGGAATCATACTCCCAGACTGTACAGATCGCAGAAGCAAGAGAGCTTTATGCGGGACAAATTAGACAACTCATTGAGCAATACATTGCTGATCCATCAAGAATCGATGAAGCTTGGTGGGATAAACTCAAGGGCGCTGTTAGTGGCTTGGGAAGTGCTGCAGGAAGTGCAGTAGGGAGCGCGGCGAAGGCAGTAGGAAGAGGTGCTGCGCAAGTCGGTGCAAACATTAGCAATATTGCCAAGACGGGGGCAGCTGCAGCAGAGGCGAAGGCACAGGCAAGACAACTGACCAAACTTTTAACACAAGCAGATCAAATTATTCAAAAATTAGTGAGTCTTGACAGTAATTGGGAAGGTCTTCTAAATACAAGTCTTTCTCTTGATGATTTGAATGACGCAGCATCAAGTATTGTAGGATCGACCGCAGCGTCAGCAGGCGCAGCCCAGGCAGACGGCTTTACTAAAGGCGCGATGAATGCAATGAGAACACCATAAGATTCAAATTCATTTTCCGAATCATATTTCATAGCAAAAAAGCACACTAAAACAGTGTGCTTTTTTGTTGAATCTATACACACCATCATTGATAATAATATATGCAAGCAACCACAATCAAGAGACCAAAGTTCAGCGAAGATCAAATTGATTATACTGCCCCTGATGTTCAGAGGCTCATTGGTAGGTATTGTGATTGGCTAGATGCTTGCAATGAAGGTTCTTCTGATGAAGAATGCATCTCTGATATAAAAAAGGTTTTCGGAAGGATCTCAAGATATGGGGTATTTACTGATGATGGCTTCAGTCTGGCTAAGTACATGGAAGACCATCTATATTTAACAGGAGATTCTAATCTAGTAGAAATCCTCGATGATGCACCAGATATTGCACGGTCACATCATCGGGCTGCTGTTCTCAAGTGGACCACTGAAAACAATTTAATCATACCGGAAAATATTGTAGGAAGTAAGTGCATTACCAGTGGAACATATAAGGGGATGTATGTAGTAGGGATCAGGGGTGATGAATATAAGGTAGTGTTGAACGAAAACCAAAATAAATCCGGGGGATACATTGTTGAATTTGAAAGCATCCAGTTTGAGTAATCTTTAGAAAAAATTTATGGGGGTGTAGCTTAAGGGTCAAAGCAGCCGACTTTAACGGGTCTTCTTATTAGAAATAGTAAGTTAGCAGAACTTAAATTCAGGGAACGCTTAACGGATAATGCCGATGCCAATCCTGAGCGAAGCCTCGAAAGAGGAACGTGCAGAGACTATAATAGTTCAATCTTACCGAGTCATGTCGAAGATTAAGGGATAGTCCAGACCACAAACTATACAGGCGGCGAAAGCCGTAGTGGTAAGCATAATCGGTTGATTGTGGGTTCGAATCCCTCCGCCCCTACCATATCACTAACATAAGCAGTTGAGTAAACAAACACCACGTTGTATAGTTATTAACAACCAAAGCATATAATAACTATGATCGATCTGCGTAAGAACACTAAGGTGTCTATGAATAGGCAACCTTTGAAATCTTCTTCTATCTTTGCCTGTAGAGGTACTAATGTTAAATGGCCAACAATTCGCAAGGCATATCTTAATGATGCGAATGTAGATGCACTGAAAGAACATGCTACCACCAAAGGAAGATCTATTGTCTTTCTCGACGGCGAGTATATCACGAAGCTTAATAGATATGTAGGCAAGGCCCCGGAAGAAAGAGCAGTGTTCTTCGAATACATGGTTAGTGACAAGAATGTGAAAGGAGCGATATTTCTTCTCTGCTGGATTGGTAATTTCCATAATGGTTCAATAGCACACTTTGCGCCTCAATATCCTCAAATGAATTGTTGGATCGAGACAATGGGATTCGAAGCAGCGACCGCCTTTTTCGAAAAGAAAGCATTTGAATTATACAAAATCATTGTGAGTATTCTTCACGAAGGCAAACCAATCATCGACGACGAAGTTCGCAAATTTATTTTAGCAAATCAGTAACACATATCGGTTGATCGAACAAACACCAAGTGGTATAGTTATAAACACCAACGCACTTAATTATGAATCTTATCTCAATCGAGCCAATCATCGAAGCAGTTAATAAAGTCACCAAAATCAAAGGCATTGACAATGAAGTGATCACTCAATGGCTGGTCAAGGCGGAGAAGCGCTTCTTCGAAAGTTCCGGCGAAATGTGCCGACATGAATTGCAAAACATTGTACGTAAATACAATCCAGCGAAAGGCGACGAGGATTGGAAAAAGAATGCTTATGTCGTGGTATATGATAATGGTCGCATTGATTTCCTTCTTCATGTGTGCGACTTCCTCTTGACCAAAGATGAAAAATATTTGTCGAAGCTCTACAAGAAGACTCCAGAAGATATCTACTGCAATGAGATTGAAGTCTGGGACGAGCAGATGGCTAACTCCGGGGCGTCTGTCGATAAGAATCAATTGGTCGAGGGTGTCGACTATAAGGTGATCCATGTGTTTGAAAACGGACATAAGATCATCGGTGCTCTTACCGCAAAGGTGTGTCAATATGAGGGAGAGTCAATGGGCCACTGTGCGAAAAATGAATCGTACAAAGTCAAGCCAACTTCAATCATCAGCCTATGGGATCGAGGTAATAATCCTCACGTTACTATGGAACTCTCCCCACCATCCTCAAAGACCATTGTGCAAATCAAAGGCAAACAAAACCGGGCGCCAGTTGAAAAGTATAAACAATATATCGTTGACTTCATCCAGAGCGAGAAATATAAGGTCACCCGTGATGGGGAGAACCTTGGAATGGTTTCTTTTGATAATGTGTACTACTTTAAAAATTCCGAAGAATTTGCGAAGGTTTACGAGACTGAAATTATTCCTCGCCAAAATGAGGCATTCGAGAAAATCAAAAAAATGATCAAGTAAGAAGTATGGAGTCCAGCACTTTAGACAGTAAATTTAAAAAGAACCATTTTTTCCATTTGATCGAACGGATGGTTGCCGTTTATGTCGAAAAGAATGAAAAAGAATATGGTGCAGAGTATTGGGATAAATTTCAAGATGGGGTAGATGCCGCGGAAGACTTTATTGTCTTTTGGGAAAAGCCCAAGCAACACAATGAAGACAAATTGTAAGAACTACGTAGAAGATCCATTCATTTGTGATTCGATGGGCGAACCAAAAGGTCAGTGTAGCAATTGTGGGTATAAGTGGTACGACCACGATCCAGCCGTTATTCCACCCGAACCAACTGCACACGAATACGTATTAGCAAAAGCAGTAGACTATTTAGCACAGAGCAAAAGACCAAAGGAGAATTGGCCTCAGTTCCTAAACTTAGTCAAAAGTACTAATATCTTTCGAGAGTCACAAATCAAACGATGGAATGACGAATATAACGCTTGATGAATAGAGAGCACTGATTTATAATATACTATGGAGAAGGTTATTAACGGCAATGTAATTCTTGATGAATTGGTTCTTTTTAAATTGCCGGAATTTCTCAATGGTGCTGTAGTCAATGGGATGTTTTCATGTATAGAAAATTATCTTTATACATTAGAGAATAGCCCAAGAGTAGTACAAACATTTGATTGTTATTCAAATAGGCTTAAATCATTAAAAGGAGGCCCCGAGAAAGTAAAAGGATCCTTTGACTGCTCTTGCAACTCTCTCACTACTCTAGAAGGAGGTCCAATAGAAGTAGGGACAGATTACGATTGTGGTATTAACTCACTCGTGTCATTAGAAGGAGCCCCCGATGAAGTAGATGGGATTTTCTATTGCAATGATAATAAACTTTCTACACTAGAGGGAGCTCCTAAGAGAGTAGGTGGGGATTTCTATTGCTATAACAACAATCTCACCTCTTTGAAAGGTGCACCGAGAATAGTAAAATATTCATTTTCATGCATTGACAATCCTCTGGTTTCATTAGAGGGCATACCATCAGAAATTGGCGAAGATTTTTATATTCCTTTGAAATTGAAAGAATTTTTCCCAGAAACAGAAATTAGGAAACGGTCGAAAATCCGAGGGTTTGTTAAATATATTAAGGACCGGTAATCCGAATATTTTTATATGTCGAAAGAAATTCATGGAAGTGTTAATGTTAGTAAATTATACATCACTAAAATACCAGACTTCATGAAAGAGGTTATGGTTGTACATGGCATGTTCCATTGCGCTTTCAACTTCCTATCCTCTCTAGAAGGTGCTCCAGAGAAAGTAGGTCGTGGTTTCTATTGCTACAACAACTCCCTCACATCCTTAGAAGGAGCCCCAGAGAAAGTAGGTGGAAATTACAACTGTACATATAACAGTCTCAAGACCCTAAATGGAGCTCCAGCCAAAGTATATGGATATTTTGATTGCTCTTATAACTCTCTCACTTCCTTAGAAGGTGCTCCAGAGGAAGTAGGAGGAAATTTCAGTTGTATTTACAATCCTCTCATTTCACTAGAAGGATTACCTAAAAAGATTGGTGAAGATCTTTATATCTCTTCTGCTAAAGGGATCTATTTCACGAAGGAGGAAATTAGAAAAGTGTCAAATATTAAAGGCAGAATCATCAATGTATAAGTTGAGATCGACTACGCCCTAAGCTATAGTATTGTATGATCAAAGTGATCCAAGGAGATGTCGATCTTAGTGATTTGTACCTCGAGAAACTACCAGATTTCTTGGAAGATGTGATAGTGAAGGGTGATTTCTTTTGCGGCAACAACTCTCTCACATCCTTAGAAGGGGCTCCAAAGAAAGTAGGTGGTAATTTCTATTGCCCCTACAACTCTTTCACATCCTTAGAAGGAGCACCGGAGAAAGTAGGTGGTAATTTCTTTTGCCACGACAACAAACTTACATCTTTAGAAGGTTTACCTAAAGAGATTGGTAGAATTCTTTGGATCTCTTTTGCAAAAGGGATCCATTTCACAGAAGAGGAAATCAGAAAAGTATCCAAGATCAAAGGGAGAGTTTATATCATTGAAGAATAAGACGCCCTAATCTATAGTATTGTATGATCAAAGTGATTCAAGAAAACGTCGATCTTAGTGCTTTGTACCTAGACCGATTGCCAGATTTCTTGGAAGATGTGATAGTGAAGGGTAATTTCCTTTGCTACAACAACTCCCTCACATCCTTGGAAGGGGCGCCAGAGAAAGTAGAAGGTCATTTCTCTTGCACCAACAACTCCCTCACTTCTCTGAAAGGGGCGCCAAAGGAAGTAGGACGTTATTTCCATTGCTACAACAACTCTCTGACTTCCCTGAAAGGAGCACCAGAGAAAGTAGGAGGCAGTTTCCATTGCTACAACAACTCTCTCACTTCCTTGGAAGGTGCTCCAGAGAAAGTAGAAGGCGATTTCTTTTGTGACCAAAACCCTCTCACTTCTCTAGAAGGGTCACCAATGGAAGTAGGTGGTGATTTCTATTGCTACAACAACTCTCTGGCTTCCCTGAAAGGTGCTCCAGAGAAAGTAGGCGGTGATTTCTCGTGCTACAACTCTCTCACTTCCTTAGAAGGCCTACCTAAAGAGATTGGTGGAAATCTTTGGATCTCTTTTGCAAAAGGAATCTATTTCACAGAAGAGGAAATTAGAAAAGTATCTAAGATCAAAGAGTATGTTTATATCCTTGAAGAATAAGACGCCCTAAGCTATAGTATTGTATGCCAAAAGTGATTCAAGAAGATGTCGATCTTAGGAGTTTGCACCTAGACCGATTGCCAGATTTTCTCGAAGATGTGATAGTAAAGGGTGAGTTCTATTGCACCAACAACTCTCTCACATCTTTGGAAGGAGCACCAATGGAAGTGGGTGGGCATTTCTATTGCTCCAACAACTCCCTCACATCCTTGGAAGGAGCACCAAAGAAAGTAGGTGGGCATTTCTTTTGCTCCAACAACTCCCTCACATCTTTGGAAGGAGCACCAGAGAAAGTAGGTGGAAGTTTCTATTGCTAC